ATTTTTTTTTAGTTTGCTAAGTAATATCCTTGCCTCTAGGCAAAAGATAACGTAGTGTTGAATGAAGGGTGTTAGTAGGTTAATTCTCGAACGCTTCCGATGAAATATATAAAAAATTGAAACGTGTAGGATATTTGCACGAGAAAGTATACGCTGAAGATAACATCGAACTAGCTGACGATAAAGCTAGAAGAAATAAGTCTATTAGATGTGGAATCAAGCAGCATGATAAGAATAGATTAAAAGAAAATAAGGAATTATCCGATAAGTTAAGGGATTTGATTTATCAAACCTCTGAATATAGTACCTTTATAATATACGAACCTAAAGAAAGATTAATCTTTAGACTTCCATACTATCCAGATAGAATAACTCACCATGCTATAATGAATATTATGGAGCCTATTTGGACTAGTATATTTATAGACCAAACATATTCCTCTATACGAAATAGAGGTATTCATAAGGTAGAGTATGATTTATTCAAGGTATTGTAGAAATACCCAGATGAAACTAAATGCTGCCTAAAAATGGATATAAGAAAATTTTATCCATCTATAACACATGACATCCTGTATGAGATGTTGTAGAAGAAAATAAAGGATAAGAAACTGTTAAGTCTATTGAAGGAAATAATATATTCAGCCAAAGGAGTTCCTATTGGAAACTATCTATCATAGTTCTTTGCAAATTTATATCTGACATATTTTGACCACTGGATAAAAGAGGAGTTAAAATGTAAGTACTACTTTCGATATGCTGACGATATTGTGATTCTTGGTAATGACAAGAATTATTTGAGAAATGTATTAGTATCTATAAAACTGTATTTGAAACAAGTTCTTAATTTAGAATTAAAACCTAACTACTAGATATTTCCAGTAGAAAGTAGAGGAGTAGATTTTGTAGGTTACAAATTTTATCACACTCACGTTCTATTAAGAAAATCTATAAAAATGAGAATGTTTAGGCTTATAAATCTATATAAGCAAAATAAGATTGATAAAGAAGAATTGGAAAGAAGAATGAGATCTTATTTCGGATGGATGAAATTCTGTAATTCTAAGAATTTGTTGAAAAAGATAGAAACTTTGACTGGTTTGAAGTTCTCAAATTGGAATGGAAAGGAAGTCAATATATCTAAGTTTTATAATAAGTATATTCACATTATAGAGGTAGTTGATTATCATAGCCATTTTAGAGTGCGCTTTATGTATAACAACAAACCCTATTATTTTAAAAGCAAGAATAAGAAATTATATTATTCTTTGCTTAGATACAAATTTCCTATAAATTTTAAAGTAACACCTCATGTTAGAACCAAAGAGAATACAAATGAACGTTTGTCCTTAGGTAATTCAAAAACTTGGCAACGGTACTTATTATTATAATTATGATATAAGAGAAGTTGAGGCTGAAGTTGAAATACTAGATGAGAAAGACAGTACTAAATTTGAAACTTAGTACAATTTCATCTAGGTTTTACTTAATGGGCAACCTAATTATAAGGATTGCGTAAGAGCTATTATTAGAAGTTTTATAACCATAGATGAAGAATTTGATTTAATCAACTCGTATAATAGTTATACAAAAAACCTTAGCACAGATTCTTCTATCATAACAGATTATCAAGAATATCTTACTAAATTAATGGATATTAAAAACAAAGTCAAAAAAGATTTTGGACTTGTGAATAAATAATTTAAAATTGTTAAGTATTGTACTTTACAATATTAAAAATCTAATAAATGGAAAATTACAAAAATTTAAATTTCTCCGCTGAACAAATAAACCAAAAGCTAGCTTGGGTTGGAGATAAGTCTAAGTTAGCAACTACATTATAGGAGACCCCTGTAAACTAGTTTATGTTTACTAAAGACTAGAAAACTTTAAAAACTATCATAGACGCAAATAACTAGATAATTACCGTAGAGACTAATGATATGATAACAGAACCTGGGTCTAAATTGGAGTCGTGGAATGTATATGTGGACCATTTACTCTGCATAAACTCTATATCTTGTGAAGGAACAATGTGTTCTCATAATTATGTTGAGTTAGGTAATGGCTCTAAAAAGGATATCAATTTAAATGGTTTATACTTATTATACACAGATTGTTCTAAGAGATTAGAATCTGACATTGGGTATGTTTGGCAATATCTCCCATTGACTGTAGTTATCAAGGCAGGGTCTACTTTTGTTATTAGGGGAAAGCAAACTAATACAATTAAAGGTAGTATGATAAAAGTAGACTCTTATGATATGGAGTGGGATATAGAATTTAAATAGAATAAAGCTGCCTTCTATTTATGTGCTGGAGATTCTTTTAAACCCTTATTAGAATCTAATAGCCTTGGCAATCCTTGGGAAGCTAATTTAATTGGGTATATTGATTCTTGTGGATTTGGAGCAGAAGCACCAGCAGAGGGGAATTCTCCTTTGCTGGTTAATGATAATTGGAATGATATTATCTTTGTTAGATGGTTTATGTTTGAAACGGCTAAACAAGGTACTAAAGCTTTTGCTAAAAGAAAAACCAAAGATTTATGGACTTATATAGATTTAACTAAGAATACTACTAAAGCAGGAAATAGTATATAGTATTATTATAGTGACAATATAAAGTTAAAATATGCTCCTAAAGCTTCATATCTAGGTAAAGATTTCTTTACTATATCTACATTATTTAGATAGGATATTCCTAATTATGTAAATTTAACTTTTGGAAGATAGGCAACCGACTCTGGAAGTGGTGCAACTAGATGCTTCAACTGGATTTCTGTTGGATATTATGATGAATATGTGGAGATAAGAAAATAGGGAGAAGAGTGGTCAAAACATTATTCTATAATTGAAAAAGATAGTAGTAATACTGCTAACATTAATAAGTTTATAAATTATTATAAAAGATATAAATGGATTGCTCCAGATGGGACTTTTGTTACTACTCATAAATGTATTATAGATAAATTAACAGCTGGAACTTATGAATATCGAATTAGAAGAGATAATTCTAATTATTCAAGTAAAATTTATATTTTTAAAGTGTTAGGGGATTCAGAAGTAACTACTTTTAGTTATATTTAGACTTCTGATTAGCAGGGATTTAATTGGCAAGAATATCAAGCTTGGAAAAAATCTTCTTATATGATAAGTAAAGAACAAAATATTGAATTTACTATCAATACAGGAGATATTACTCAAAATGGTAATAGAGTTAGCGAATGGTTAGATTATTATGATGGTAGAGAATACTTAAATAATCTCCCAGAGATGTTTACTGTTGGAAATAATGATTTGTGTGGAAAAGATTTCTCAGAACTAACAGATGGAGAGGTAAATACTTCAAAATATAATCATATCAATGTTTTAAGATATTTTACTTTTGAAATGGATCCAGATAATCCATGTTAGGTTACTTGGGAGGAAAATACTTATCCTATTTATTCTACATATTCATTTAATTATGGTAAATATCATTTTGTATCTTTAAATTCTGAATATGCTCAAGCTTCTAGTAAAATGTATAAAAATAAAGATATTGATTCTGATAAAGGAGATATTACATTTGCTCAAGCTGTAAATGCGGCTATTGAAGAATGGTTTATAAAAGATTTAAAATCATGGAAACAAACTGAAGAATTTCCAACTGGCTGCGAAAAATGTATTGTTTACACTCACGATGCCCCATTTTCAATAGTTACCTATGATTTTATGAATACTAGTACTACTGCTAGAGCTGGTTCTAAATTAAATACTATAAATAATAATGGAACTTATAGATTTTCTAGGCTCTTTAAAAAGATGGGAATTAGATTAGTAATGGCTGGTCATAAACATACTTATGGAATAAGCAAACCTATCTATGATGCACCTATTGAGTATCTAGAAGGTAATAAGGCTAGTTCTGCAGTAGACATATTGTCAGGAGAAATTACTACAGATATGTCTAGAAAACCTGTTATTTAGGTGCTACGACAAGATTAGGTATAGGTAAATAATTTTGCTAGATACGAAGTTGTAGAAAATATTACAGCTCCAACTTATGTAACTTGCTAGGCAACTGGATATAAATTAATCTCTAATAAAGAATAGCCATCTGGGGATGCTTATAGAATACCTTGGTTGCTGGCTTACTTCCCCGCAGCTACTAGTTCTTCAAATCCTAAAGAAAATACTGCATAGCATAAGCCTATGTATATTAAATATGATGTGTCCGATACTAATATAAAAATAACCGCAGTCTAGATAAACGGAATTTGGGAAGTAGACTCAAGCTCAACAAAATATGATTTTAATAATTAGATAGAAAACCTTACTATTGATAAAATGACTTTGAGCACTTCCACAGAGGAAGATTTAGCTATATATAGTCCAGACAATCAAAATTTTTATACCCTTAAATTATAGTAAAAATGATTTTTCGTAATGGGAAGTTAGTTACTCAAGTCTTTAAGACTATATTAAAAGGTAGAGATCTTAGGATATATGATTCAAATGGATTTATTTTAAGAGATATAAATCAAACAGTTCTTAATTTTAAAAAAGAAACTGACAAAAAAATAGGAGCCATATATAAAGGGTCGTAGTTAGTCTGGCTTACCGTATATGACGCTGTTAGAAGCTGTTTTGGTAGCGGAACTTGGCTACAAGATAGACCTTGGTTAAAAGATGATTCATGGAAAAATAATTGATTTGTAAAAATGGCAAAATTTGAAAATTTACCTAATCAGATTACAGATTTACTGACAGAGTGGGATGGTCACTCTGGAATGGAGGTCGAGGATTTTATTTGCCGAAAAATAGAAAAAGTAGAAGGATAGGACATAACTGATATGTCTTATGACTCAGCTACTAGTATGCTTACTCTTCTAAAGAGTAATGGAGAGAAGGTAGAAACTGAAGTATCAGTTATTCCTCCTACTTATTCTTATGGTATAATGGTATATGGGGTGATGTTGGACAATAAGTCTGATAAGATATATACCGAGGCAAATGGCTCTTTGTTAATGCAGTACAATTCAGACAGAAATGTTAAGGTAGGTATTGCTATGTATGCTGTTGCTACAACTTCTGTAACAACAGATAGAATTGGACCTTTTAATGTCAAGATTAGTTATGGAACTTAGTCAGGAACATTTAGAGTAAATAATATTAAGTATAGCTAGTGTATTATAGATCCATCTACAGGTGCTATAACAGGAGTTAACATACCACCAGAGAATTTAATAAATACCTTAGCTTGGATTGATATAACTAGCTTGTTTACTAAAACTTAGTCTGCTAAGAAGATTACAGCCCAAGTTGTAGATGACCTAGATGTGGAAGATACACTAGACTTACCAATCACTACAGAGGTAATTACGTTAAATTATAATGGTGAAATTGTATTAGGTAACAACCTAGTTAATTTCTCACTTACTGGTGGAACTACTAGCAATTATCACCTAGAAGGTTTCAACAATGGAACGCCTTTCTCTACTAGTGGTGGAGTTTTAAATTATTCTAGTCTAACATCTGGACTTAATCAATTAGCTGTTAGAGCAGTTCATAATACTGAAAGTTCAATCTACACTGATTACTTATACGTAGATATTATTTATACATATAACTGCTAGGATACTATAGTAGCTATCAATGGTGTAAGTAATGGTATAGCTAATAATGGTGTTGCTACTCTATATGAATTAACAGTATTTAGTCCAGATAATAGTTCGATGGCTATTACTACATATCTGGAAAATGAAATGCCAGATTCTGGAAGTATGAACCCCACTGAAATTATGAAGTATGAAATCATAGGAGCTTCTTCATATGACGAGTAGGGAGTATATGATACTTCATATAAGAAATATATAGAAATAAACAGTAGTGATTCTGAGAAATATCTAGTTATTAAGGTAGATGATACATATTACAAATTCTATACTGTGTTCACTAACAGTTTAGGACAGACTACTGCATATACTAGTAATTTCAAAACTATGAAAGTGGAAGCAGTAAATCCAGAGTTTATATATTCTCAGGATGTTGCTCCATCTAAAAACTTTGACTAGATTGCAGGTTATCTAAATGATATTTTCGTCACAGATGAGTATGCAACTTTATCTAATCCAGCTACAGTGATTTCTACTCTAGAATCATCTGACGGATGGTAGGAAGAAGACGGTCGCACTATATTTAAAGTATCTGCTCAAGATACTCCTATTCTTAAATCTCCTATAAGTCTAGGACTTGGAAATAACTTTACTATAGAGTTAGGATTTAAGACATATAATATTAGTGATGAAAGTAAGCCTATTGCTACTTTAGGAAATTTCCAATTAAGACCTACGTAGTTCTGTTGGAATACTGAAGATAATGATTTATTCAATGCTAGAAACGCACAGTTCCAAGAAGGTGTAGAAACTCATGTGATAGTAACTGTATAGAAAGGGTTTGTAATATCTAAAAGCGATATTTACTATCCTAATTTCTTAGCCAGTTTCTAGGATGCTTTTGACCAAGCTGCTCCTACAACAAGCATAAATTTAGTTAGAATTTTTGTCAACGGAGTAATAGATAGAGAAATTTCTCTAACTGATTCTGAGCTTAATACATTTACTTCTGCTGCTTTGTAGATAAATCCTACTACTGCTGATATAGATTTTTATCTATTTAGAGTATATAATAGTGTAGCTCTTACCTTTAATTAGGTTCAGAAAAATTATCTTTCTTTCTTAAAGGAAAAAACTTCTAAGGAAGACTTTTATGATAAGAATGATATTCTAGGAACTGATGGAGAAATATCATTTGTAAAAGCTAATGAGAAATATAATACACTTGTTTATGTGTTCCCATAGGGAGCTAAGTTCCCAAATAGAGCATGGGGAGGAGAGGATAATGAAACTCCGCCGCAAGAAAATGTCCAAAAGAAGTCCCCAGTAACATTGTTTGTTAATTATGTAAATCAGGCAGTTAATAATCAATATGGAGGTAGACTTACTTATGGACAAGTTAAAGGACAAGGTTCTTCTGCAATGAGATATTTGATTTGGAATGTAACATATGCTCTTAATAAGTTAAAAACTTCAGAAGGAGAAAAAATAAAGAGTCCGTTTATTCCATATTCTCAGCTTGATCCAGAGACTAATACATTTAGAGAAGATGCGTCTTCTACTAGTGGTTATTATGTAATGCCTCCGTATGATGGACAGCAAGACACTACTGCTTATAAGATTACTAAGTTAGTCGGAAAGGTTAACTTTGCTTCTTCTATGCAATCTCATAAGATTGGTTCTTGTAAGCTATTTGATGATGCTTATAAAGAATCTAGAGGTAATCTAATATCTGGAGGATAGAAGGCTGTTCATGAAGAGCCATTCTTATATTTCTATTGGGAAACAGATATGGAAGATGTTTCTAATATCCAGTTAGCCGATTTAATAGACAATGACGAGTCTATTAAATTTATGGGATTTCAAACTTGGGGTGCTGGTAAGGGAGACGATGCTTCTAGCGGATATAATGAAGAGAAAACTCCAGAATATTTGATGCTTGAGGGTGGTGAGAATACTGACCCATCTGTCAACTTTAGACGTCCTTGGCAAGCTTTACAAAGAGCTACTGGAGTTCTCGGAGAGGATACTTATAGACTAACTAATCAACCCACAATTACTTATGCCAATTCTCTTCTTCGTCCTTGGGACAATCTTTTGATTGAAGATGAATCTGTAGTCTATGACTAGAGAGGAGCATGGGACATTGATTATGGTTGTGAAGAAGTGAAAAATGATAGTGGAAAGACTTACTTCCAATTTGCAGAATCAGTTCATGAATCTTTAAAAAAGTTTAGAGAATTTTATGATTTTGTATATGGACACGATTACAATATGACACAAACTAGTGCAACCAGTCCTTCAGGATGGGATGTTACTAGAAAGTACATTGTAACTGCAAGTAGCTGTACAATAAACCCAACTGGTCACAAGTCTGGAGACATTTATCGTTATGATGATATTAACGGGACTTGGGTATGCGCTGGAGTAAGTTATGAATCAGCTACTGGATGGGCTAGAGCAAACGTATATGAATTAGCTGGAACAAGTAGTACATTAGGTATTCCAGCAGCCCTTGATTCAATCAAGGCAAACTTTATTACTGGAATAAAGAAATATGTAGACGTAAATGATATTGCTTTCCACTAGGCTTTCATAAAGTTTGTATCTGGAACTGATAACAGAGCAAAAAATACATACTTCCAAATTATTGGAAAACTGAAAGAAGATAATGGAGAAGGATAGTTTGTAGAAAATGGAAAAGGGGATTATCTAGTTAGACTTATTGGAGACGACTTAGATACTATTTTAGTAACTGATAATAACGGTCTTCAGTCTAAGCCTTATAATTTGCTAGAGACTTCCTACAGAGAGGCTGACTCAGTATATTGGGGAGATGCTAACAATGTATTCTTCTATATGTTTGACCAATGTTTCGAATCTGAAATAAAAACATATTTAGCAAGTGTTATAAATACTGCATTTAAGAACAGTAACAGTATGGAAGATAAATCAAATTACTTCTATAAAGTGTTCTTTAATGTTCAAGAAACGTTCCCAGCAGTAGCATATAACCATACAGCTAAGATATATTATGAAAATGCTTAGGCTATTAAAAATTCTAAGGTACTTTCATATTATAGTAACAACGAGATTGAACCTATCGAACAAAGCCACGGCTCTTGCTTAGCTTGTGAGAAATAGTTCATGACCAAGAGATTTGCATTCCTTTCTACTTATGCATAGACTTCTTTAGGAGCTATTGCACTGAGAACTGCAAGTTCTGCAGGTAGTGGTGATACTCTGAGATTAAGAATGGAGTTTGAACCATATTAGGATTGCTATCCTGTTTATCATTACAACGGTAAAAACCTTTATCTATCTAATTTCTAGACATCTAACTTTGATGCAATTAAGAATTTAGCATAGACAGGAAATAGTTATACAGCCGAAATCAATCAAGGAGATCCTGCAATTAACCAAGGTATATACTTAACTACTTTATATAAGAAGTTAAATATTTTAGGTTTAAAGATGTCTACTATTGATGCAGATTTTGCTAGAACTACTGAGTTCCAAATTGATAATGCTTAGTTAGACGATTATACTAGTCTATTCCCAAGCGATTATCCGGACTTAGCTATCAGCTTATTTACTCCTTCATTCCCAGTGTTAGAGAGCTTAACTCTTAGAAATATGACACTTCCTACAGAAATGGATTTGTCTAAGTTCTTAAAGTTAGAGACTATAGACTTCTCTAAGACTACTACTAAGAGCGTAGTATTCCCACAAACTGGTAGACTAAAGAATGTAATTCTTCCTGATACTATAGAAACATTTAGAATCTATGATAATCCAGGATTGACTGATATTACATTTGAAGGATTGAATAATTTATCAACAGTATATATTGACTGTGATAATGTAGGAAGTTTTGATGTAGCTAATTTCTGCGAATAGTTAATTAACTGCAATGCCCTTCAATCAGTAACTATTAGAAATGCTAATCTGTATATAACAGAAGATGCATTAAGAAAGATGATTCTTACTAATACTTGTAACTTAACTGGAGATATTTACATTGTAAATACTGCAGGAAGCACTTAGTTGAAGGCTATTAGCTTTGCTACAAAGCAGTTATTAGTTAATACATTTGGAGACATTTCTAGTTCTTCTTCTAAGATTAGAATCCATTTCCAAAGTGCTGAAATCCTAGACTTTAGTTGTGCAGGGGAAGTTTCTGTATATTACTAGGCCGGAGAATCCGGAACTATTGTTCGTCAAAACCTATTTGACATTACAGTAGATTCTGGTAATGATGTTGAAATAAAATCTGGAACTAACCCTTATAATCCATTAGTAAATGGATACTTAGATATTACTTACTCTATGTCAGGAGTATCAACTGATATTGCTACTATTGATTAGACTGGTGCTATTACCTTGAAGAAGGAATCTAGTAGTACTGCTACAGTAACTATTAGTATGAAGGTTGCTAATAGTGGAACTCCCATTAGAAAAACTGTTAAAGTAAGCTTCGCTTGGAAGGCTCCTTAGCTTGGAGACTTTGCATATGCTGATGGTACGTTTACTAGCTCATTTGATGCTACTAAGACTTTAGTTGGTCTAGTGTATGCAAAGGATGAAAGTGATGATACGTCTGGAGTAGTTTACATCATTGGTAAGGAATACACTGATGAAGAAAAGTCTTACTACTTAGGATATAGTGCAGATGGAAATTCTGGTTCTCAGGAATAGATATTACAACAGCTGTATTAGGTACAAGCCTATTTGTCTAGCGTGTCTGTTTCTAATTATGAAACTGTTTCTGGTACTGCTACTCCTAACTTAATTAATAATATTAATGTATCTACCTACAACATACAGGTAAATACAGCATTTGCTGGTAAGTCTGATACTGAATTATATATTAATCATGTAAATAGTAAGTTACTTCCTATTTTGTATAATAACTCAGCTTGTAAGCCTTATATTAGCAGAAAACAAGTTTCTTCAGGAGGTAGTACTTCATGGGAATACTACATAGAATCTAAGTCTAACTTAAATAATCTATGTGAAGCTATTCAGACAGTATGGACCAATGCTTCTGGAACAGATATTATGAGCTGTCTATTATATCCATACTTCTATAGTATGTAGGTATATGAACCGTCTGTAAAGGATGGAGAAACTCTAAATTCAGCTTATAAGAAAGGTAATTGGTATGCTCCTTCAGTAGCTGAGTTCTCTAGAATTATTTACTATAGAGGTTATAGTGTCTCTGGAAGTAATTTCAATACTGGAGATACAGTAAGATAGCCTATTAGTACCTCAGTTGCCAATGGAGGTGGAGTGCTAACAACTCCGATTTTCTCTATTGCATATTCTAGAGCTAACAACTAGTTCCCATCTGTATGGTCTAATATAGTAGGTTCTGGAGATAATGCTGGAGTAAATAATATTACTACTTCTATTAACTCGTCAGCTGCTAACAACTATTCTTATCAAAGAACTTAGCAATATGACGGAGGTTCTGGAGGCTATACATACTCTAATGAATGGGTTACTGGTAGTTATAACGACCCATCATACTGGAACACAGTTCAATATAATAATGCTTGGAGATTAACTAAACATCAAGGAGTACCATTTACTAAATTTAATTATTCTAAGAATGGCTGATAATTTCATGCAAATAAGTCACGATAATCGTTATTATGTAATTAATAAGGATGACTCTTTGAAATCCTTACTCACTCACGAGGAGCTGTTAAGGCTCCCCTTGAGTGTTTGGAAGGAGTTATTTGAGCGAAAAGATGGAGTATGTTATTTTAAATTAATGCTTCCAGTTTTAGAAGCAGCTATTAAAGCATATGATAAATCATCTAACGTTGATTCGTTCTATTATAACGACAAAGAGTATTGGTTAGATAAAGCTACTAGAGTCGGACTACAAAATTTAGCTAATTGTAGTACTGGTAATATGTCTTTGGTTCTTGGTAGTGAAATAATCGAATTACCAGTAGACAAGGTAAAAGAATTTCTAGCTTAGCTAGAGGTGTACGCTGGGAAATGTTATGTAAACACAACTCAACATCTATTAGCTATAAAAGAGCTTAAGACAGTTGAAGATGTTATAAAATATGATTATACTTCTGGGTATCCAGATAAGATTACGTTAAATGAATGAGAATTTAGAAAAGGATAAAATATAGCTAGGGAATGAAAAGCCCTAGCTACTTCCTTCTAAATCATTACTTAATACTATAAAGCTTGGCTATGATACTAAGCCAGTTCCTCCACCTCCTGAAAATCATATTAATTTTATAGAAGGGGATTCTGTGATGACTACCATAAGTACAGGGTTTGAGCATAATGACAAGCCAGTTCCTCCACCTCCTGAAATCAACCTTAGCTGTAAAACTCCGAAACATAAAAATCCAGATTCAGTTATAGGAAGTGTAGATACGGGATTCGGATGTGATAATTAGCTTATTAGAGAATGTCCAAAACCAAAATATAAAACTCATTTATGTAAAGAAAATTATTTAGGCGAGTTTAAAACAGAATCTGAGAAGACGCTAGCTAGAACTAATCTAGGAGTTTATAGTAAAGAAGAAATAGATAGAATTGTAGGTCAAATTGTGGAAAACAATAACAACAATTTTATCACTAAAAAGGAAGTTCAGAATATGATAGCCGACTTAGATTTTGTAGATTCTACACTAAAATCTTATGTAGACTACCAAATACCTAATAATTTATTTAAATTATGAGTACAACACAAATAAAAAGATTATTTCAATCAAAAACTGAATTTGTCCCTATTACCTTAGCGGAGGCAGTAGTAGTAAACACCTCTAATATTCCAGGACTTTCATCATTAGGAATAACAACTCTTGACAAGGTATTAAGAACTACAATGGGAGTTGTAGGAACTAATGCTGGAGATATTGCTGTGTTGAAGAATACAGTTCAACAAATTAATACAGCCTTAGAGGGTAAATAGGACAAACTTACTGCTGGTGTAGGTATTACTATATCTCCAGACGGAGTTATTAGTACTACTAATAGCATAGAACTATACAAGATAGTTACTTAGCTACCAACAGCATCAAAAGACTGTTTAAATTCTATATATTTAGTTCCTGCAACATCTGGTACAGCAGGAAACATTTTTGTTGAGTATATTTGTGTCTATGAAAACACATAGGCTAAGTATATTTGGGAAAAAATTGGAGAAGTTCAAACAGATGTAGATTTATCTGGATATGTAACTACAGAAACCTTCAACCAAACTATCAATACAATTAACGGTTAGTTAGCTAATTCTATAACAGCGCAGGATGTTACTACATCAGATGGTAGTGCTAAGGTTGTAGTTAATTATACTATTCCTAAAGATTTATATGACAGTATGGTCGAAACAGATTCCTCAGACCAAGTAATAGGAGGATAATCATGGAACTAACTATTAAACAACTTAAGCAACATGGTTAGATATTCGTTCCTTAGACTACTGCTGAAGCTGTTTTAGTTAAAGATGGTGAGGAAGTTATTACTCTTGATAATATGCTAGAAAGAAAGATTGAGCAGATTATTACTCCTGCTGGGTCTGGCTTGTAGGCATTTAAACAAGGGTCTAATATAATTCTTGCTCACTCCAATTCCATAACTGCAAATGAATCTCCTTCTTCAGTAAAGGTAAAATATGATAGCCGAGGACATATAGTTGAAGTAGCCCCAACAAGTGAAATGACTGTAGTTGTAGATCAAGAAGGCTATTTTTAGTATAATGGTTCAGAAGACCGGAATCTACTTCTGGGGAATGATTTTGGAATAGATGAAGATAATAAAATTATATTAAAATGGAATTATTTATAATATGGCACTATTAAATTTTGCTAATACCTATGCTGAAATATCTGGCAATCTTTCTTTGCCGGAATCTGCTTCTGGGGATTACGTAAAGCTATTCTTTTCTAAAGACGGCCACATTGTATCTCATGGAAAGGATTTTACTCCCACATTTACTCCTACAGTAAGAGGTTTAGTTCCTATTTCTAGCGGTAAAGCCACTGAAATATTTAGAGGAAATGCTACCTGGGCTGAGATAACAACCACAGACTTGCCAATAGCTAAAAATACCTCTGTAAATAATACAACAACCCTATTTACTACTCAGTAGGTTCATTAGATAATTAATGCTAGCTTTGCTGCTAACGATGCAATGCGGTATAAGGGTACTATTACTTATAGTAATGGAAGCTATACGACACATACCGTTGCTGGAGTAGAGGTTTAGGGATTTCCCACTAAATGTGAGGTCGGAGATACCTATAGAGTAACTTCTCAGGGAACTTATGCTGGATAGACGTGTTCAGCTGGCGACTTACTAATATGTATACAAGACGGAACAGGAAGTGGATTAAACACTGCAGCTTATTGGACAGCTGTAGAAGCAAATATTAACGGATAGGTTAAACACACTGTCAACGGTACTTCTATATATGTTTATAGTAATAGTACTAATACATTTACCATTTATGCTCCAACAACTGGCGGTACTTAGGGTTAGGTACTACTTAGTAATGGTAGTGCTGCTCCTACTTGGGCTGCACAGTCTACTTTAGTAGTGGGAGAAGCTAAGAAGGTTAGTAACGCATTGTCACTTGGTGCAGGCTTAACTTTTGGAACTGCTAGAGTTACTTATAATGGTAGTGCAGCTAGAACAATATCTCTAGTAGCCGCAACTACTACTACTATAGGAGGAGTAATTGTAGATAAAGACTCTAAGAATAAAACAATTTCTGTTACTAGCGCTGGAAGCATTTATTTAACTAAACAGAATGTTATTAATGCTTTAGGTTACGACCCAGCGGCAGAAGATTCATGGAGACCTATTACTATTGGAGGTGTATCAATCGGAGACAAGACACTAAACTTCGTACCATCTGGAGATGTTTATTTAAAAGCAGACTCTAACGGGGACGACATACAAGATATTAGTTTTGGAATAAGCTGGTATAACATCAGTACTAAGAAATACGAAACGGCATAATTTATGAAGATAGCATACAATCCTAAAACGGCTGCAGCTCTCACAACTGCTCCCGCGAACAATGATATAACTTTCGACCTTAGGGGCTTAAATATATTCGTTAGAGGGGAGAAATTCAAGGGAACAGATACTACCTACTCAGTATTTAAGAAACATACTTCTGCTGGAAGTGGAGGTTATAACGGATTGGTGCCTGTTCCCTCATATACTGCAACTAATATTAGATTTTTAAGGGAAGATGGCACCTGGTCCATACCTGCGGCTGCGGCATTCATTTATACATAGTTGACTAATCAAGATCTAGATGATTACTTAGACGAAGGAAAATGGTACTATGCTGGTGGAGGTAATAGTGTAACTAACAAACCAAGTGGTGTAGATGCATTTGAGTTATATGTTGGTAGAAATGCTAGTGGTTATCGCTACTAGAAATTAATTACTTCTAGTGGTCTGATATGGTTTAGATACCATGATTCTTCTGCTTGGAAAACTTGGGTTAGATGGTATACAGACATGAATACTGATTAGAAAGTATTGTAGTCTGCTACCACTACCTCAAATTATAGACCTCTTGCTTTAGGTTATACTAACACAAGTACCACTGCTGATTTAAGTGCTAGTGTTACTTAGCAAGTTTATGTAACTACAACAATATATGCTCAGCCTAGTACAGGTAGTCTATGGGCTAATAAATTGTACTCAGGTGGAAAGCCCGTTCTTACAGAACATCAATCATTAGCTAACTATGTTACTCTAAATACAGCTTAGACTATTACGGGAACTAAAACTTTTGGCTCTAATATACAGTTTAATGGACCTCAAAGTATTCATTGGAATACTGGAACTTATTAGTAGAGGATATCTATAACAGATGATTCCACAGCTAATACTTCTGTTTTTAACTTTTAGCAGTCTACTAATACTGGAACCTCGTGGAATAATATATTACAAATATATGATAATGGGATTTTACACGCTAATGGATATTATAAAAATGGTTCTTCTGATTCATATGTGCTACTAGGAGGTGGAGGACACAAATTAGTATCAGACTTTATGTTAAAAACTGATGAGCTGTCTAACAACCTTACCACTATCACAAAATTATTAAATGTCACACAGGCATGGATGGATACTGGTATTACTTCCACAAATCTTCCTGCAAATGGTACCTATATAGTATAGGTTCAAGTTAATGCTAATGATGATACTGGAACTATGTACAATTGCTACAGTTCTGGTGTAATGAGTTGGTACAAAGATGGTACTAATGATACAGAGACAGATGAAATTATATTACATCGCTCTGGTCATGCATATGGAAAAACAATCTACTTAAGAACTGTTATGCAGGGTTCTGGAGTTTTAAAATTATAGATAGGTGCAAGTTCTGGTATTGGAAAGGCTTACACTTATACATTTAAATTTAAGAGAATAATATGATAAAGGTTAAAGATGGATATGGTAAGCTTATAGGAACCACATATCAAGGAAGTGCTGCACAAGTTCTTCTTAGTAATGGAGGAAATCTAGAGTTCTCTTCTGAAACCAAAGCCAATACACTTGTCTAGAGAAATGCTAGCTAGCATATATACGCTACCTACTTTAACTCTGCAATTTCAGATGAAGCATTAACAGATATTGGTTCCGTATATGTGAGAAATACTTCTGATACATTTATCAGGAGAATAAGTAAGACTCAATTTTATTCAATTATAGATAACAAGTTTGTAACCCTAGATACAGCTTAGACCATTACTGGGGTGAAAACATTTTCTACTGGTCCTATTCTAGCTAATAATGCTATTATTACTTAGAATTAGAATAGTACAAGTAATTATACGACAGTTGTTAGATGGTTAAAAGGAGGAACATCTTAGGGAACTTATAACCCATCTATTGGGCAGCATAATACTGGGGGAGATGGGACTGGTTCTATTTGTATTCTTCCATATCCTACTAGTACAGCCCCGTAGGATGGAACTGTAGGTTTATTTATAAGTAAAGGAGTTCTCAGATTAGATGGAAAGGCTGTTGCTATTGCTGAAAATTATTATACAAAGACAGAATCCGATAACCGATATGTAAATGTTACTGGAGATACTATGACTGGTCCTTTGATAGTCAAGGCTTCAATAACTGGAACTTAGCTAATCTCAAATATAGCTGACGGAACTGCTCCCCTAAAAGTGACTAGTAAGACAGTAATTACGAATCTTAATTCCGACCTATTGGATGGTTATCACGAAACATCGTTCTTTAGAGCTAGGGGAAGTTAGACCATAGCAAGTTCTATTCCAACTACAACTGAGTTATCTAGCAATAATAACTTAAGCGGTAATTGGGATGTAACTTATCCTGGGGCGACTGGACATCTTGTTCAATTCAATACTGGAAGTGGAAGTACTAGATATATGCAATTCTACTCTTATTATAGTGGTAGTTTGTATTGGAGAAATAGTACTGATTCCACACTTAACACTAAATCTTGGAAAACTATAGTAGATAGTGCAAACTATACTGGAATAGTTTTAAAGATTGGTACAGCTACAAAAGGTTCTGCAACTCTTCCCATATATTTAAATGCTGGAACTCCTACGGCTTGTAGTACAACTCTTGGAGTTTCTATTACGGGAAATGCAGCTACTGCAACTAAATTGTAGACAGCTAGAACAATAAACGGAACATCGTTTGATGGTTCTGCTAATATTACTACTGCTTATTGGGGAGCAACTAGAACAATCACATTATCTGGAGCTGTGACTGGTAGCGCCTCTGTTAACGGAAGCTAGAATGTTACTATTACTACCACATATCAAACTGGTTCTATAGACGGACGCTATGTTGGAGGTAAGAAAATAGCAGGACATGGCTCTCAAGGAACTGCGTATACGGCTGATACATACTCTTCTAATTTCGTAAATAAAGCTTTTGTAGCGTATGCGGAAAGAGGTTCTTGGGCTTATGCTAACAATGGATACATAACAACAGATACAGGAGTAAATATTCCTCTTGCTGGAACTGCTATATTCCAATGGGGAGCTAGTGATACAAATAAAACTTAGTTATTCATAACTCCAATGAATAACAGTGGTGTTAGTAATCCAGCCGTTAATGAAATGTTGTTTTATACAAGCAACGGAAGTGAATATAGCTCTGGGTGGTCTAGAGTATTAACTAACAGAAATTACACTATTTATACTGTAACTAAGACTGGTGGAGGAGCAAGTGGTACTTGGGGAATCTCAATCACTGGTAATGCAGCAACGGCCAATAGGATAATATCTCATAGTATAAGCGATACCTTAGCTAATAAGACTACCCCAGGATACTTATATCACGCTGGAGGAAGTAATAGTGTGAAGGATAAACCTTCTGGAGTTGACGCTTTTGGTGTATTTACTATGTAGACAGCATTTGGATGGTATGGGCAATTACTAATGTCTTCTAATACTTCTACAGGATTATATTGGAGAACAGCCACTTCTCTTAATGGTGGATGGAAAAAAATATTAGACTCTTCTAATTATACTGCCTATGTAAATCCAGCTAATTTCGTAACATCTCTTGGAACTAATGGAAACTATGTAACTTGGACTAAAAATGGTACTACTAATAACTTAACAGTTCCCTTTGCTACTACTTCTAACGTATTAAATAACCTAGGAGATAGAACAGCTATATCTGGAACTACTGTTGGATAGAGTGGGCTTAGGTTGTACAGAGTTTATAATAATGGTTATCCAGTAAACTTCGGTAATGTTTTGAATATTGGTGGGAGTGGTTATGGAGAACTTTTGTTTTAGTGGACTTTGGATAGTAATCCTGGACATTTGTACTACAGAAGTAAAAGAAATGTGGCTTCACAGGCTTGGAGTAATTGGGTTACTATACTAGATAATAATAACTATTCTTCTACTCTAGATGGTAGATATGTAACTCTTGCTACAAACTAGACAGTTAGTGGAATTAAAACTTTTAGCACATAGTAGAAATTTACAGTAGCGACTGGAACATCTCCTTTCACAGTATCTTCTACTACTGTTGTTTCTAACCTAAATGCTGATATGCTAGATGGATGGCATCTAAATTATATACTAAAAGATGGATTTGTCACAAGTGCCACGTCTGGACTTTCGTCGTATTGGAGAAAGGTGTGGGACATAACATTAAATAATTAGTATAATGATGTTGACATTAATCTTCTTGTGCATTCAGCTTATAATTAGTAGTGGGGAATAATATCTTTTAAATTAAGATAGAATGGAACTGGAACCGCAAAGAGTATATCTGCTTTCCTGGCTGAAGTTGTAGGAAATATACCACTAGATAGATTCAGATTATACTATAACAATAGTAGTGGATTATGTTAGCTATGGTGCAATCCAAGTGGTTAGTATGCCGTCTATAACTATAGAGTTCTAGCTAAGACTTGGAGAACAGGTACTGAAGTTGCTACTCTTGGAACATTTTATACTGGTAATACTTCCACAGCACAGTCTCTTCCTTCTGATAGTTATGTTTCTATGGCTGGAATAACTATAGTTAATACGGCTGCAAAGGTTGCTAATACCCTAACATTTTCTGCAGGAAAATTTTCTTCTAAAACGTATAACGGAAGTTCTGCAATAACAGTTAATGTTCCGACTCACACTAGTCATTTAACAAATGATAGTGGATTCTGGACTGGAACAAGATATTGGGCTAACATAGCAGTATCTACTTCTTCTAGTACAAGTACTTCACCTACGTTTAGTACTGCCTATACTTCAAATTGGTTTAGAAGTACTGGATCTACGGGATGGTATTCTCAGACTTATGGTGGTGGATGGTATATGTCCGACAGTACTTGGATTAGAACCTATGGGAGTAAATCGGTTTATCAGGATACTGGATAGATAAGAACTGACGGCTATCTAGTTACAAATGGAGGTTTAACTGCTGGGGCTACTAGTCCAAATAATGGGACGTATAAGCTCCATGTTACTGGGGCATCTTGGTCTTCTGGGTTAATCAGGGCAGGAGGAGGGTTCTATCATAATTCAGTAAATAGTAATAGTTATGTGTTACTAGCTGGAGGTTCTTACAAAAATCTAGCAGACTTTGCTAAAGGAAATGCTGGTGCTTCTAACAGAGGTGTATATGTAACTAATGGTACTGTTACAGCTATGACATATTACTTAAATGCTACAATTAACTCTGGAGCATCTGGCAAACTAGCTTATTATAGAGGTACTAACTCTATTGACGACTATACTAGTACTGTTGGTTCGTCAGGAACCCCTATATATCTTTCTAGCGGAGTTCCAACCGCTTGTACCGGGGTGATGGTAAAATATTGGGCGTCTTATACGATAAATAACTACAGTGGGACGTCGGTTACATATTCCAAAAATGGAGGGAATTATAACTTTGTAACCTCTACTTCAAGAAGAGATACTGGTAGATACACTATAGGAACTGTTTATCCTTCTGGATAGACATGGTATACTACATTGGTTTGGGCAGTCGGAAATTTAAATGCATCAAATCCTAGCGACTCTTCAAATTCTCTGTTATATTGTACTTTAATTCGTGGTCATACTTCTAGGTCTACATATTATTGGTATGTTAATACCGCTGATGATGCATCTACTAACAATGGAAGTTTTGAGTTATTCTTCCTTTGTTTTTAACTTAAATTAAGTTTTTATATTAAAAGAGTATTACTATAATTGATTGAACCAAAAATTAATGATTTATGACGTTAAATGATGTATTGACAAAACAAAATGTAATCACCAAGATTATTCTTAAAGATGGTGACAAAGAACTCCCAAAAGAGTTAAAAGTAAAGATTATGCGTATCAGAATGGCTTATAATAAGATTAAGAAGCAATTCGATGATGATACTCAAGAATTTACAAATCAGATTATATCTGATGAACTTAGAGAATTGGCTAATAAGTCCGAAAGGACTCCGGAAGAAGAAGCAAGATTCAACGAACTCAATGATAAAACTAATTCTGAATACCAAGAATATCTTATTCAGAAGGGCTTCGAGGAAGTTAAAGATACACCAGATGATGTAATCACTATGGAAGAGTATTCAGATATTCTAGATGTTAATTCCGGAAATGATGTAGAAATTAATGGAAATTCTGTTAAAGCTGCAGACTTGATGGAAATTGTATTTGACTTATTTGTAAAATAATAATTTATGGAAATTGTAAAAACAAATGAAACGTATCAAATCTCTGATACAAAAGTGGAAAAAGGCTGGGAAATGACAGGAACAGCTACTAAGGATACTATCGGTTCCATTGGGATAAGTTTTTCTGTAATGAAACCAGGAGAATTAGTAGAAGAAATAGGAAGTGGAAACTACAATTTAGAACCTAATTCGGACAGAATTAATATTAATTATAGTACCTACGAATCTACAAAGGCAGACTTTGTAGAATATATGGAAGAAATAGTTAGTGCAGTTAAAACTCATTTCTCTGAATAATATGGGAAGAAAGAAACCTAATGTACCAAGAGCCGGAGTTAAACGTGGAGGAAAAATCAAACGCAAGTGTAACAACCCGTTCATGTACTTAGTTTGGATGTGGATGATGCGTTGGATGAACAGAGGTGAGTTTGGTGAAGGCAACAACTGTCAGAACCTACAATCTGCTGAAATTCAAGGACAGTTAGCTGGTCTACGTGAGTAGATGAACACTAACTAGAATACTCAGTTGTTAATGGACGCAATCAAAGGTAATTCCGCTGCTCTTGGTCAACTTGCTACTAACTTAAATTGTGACTTTGGAGTATTGAAAGACTGCTGCTGCAATATCCAAAATGCAATTACTACTGTAGGTGGACAAGTAGGATACACTTCTGAAAGAGTTATCAATGCCGTAGAAAGAGGTAATTGCGATGTTATCCAGGCAATCAACAACTGCTGCTGCAACACACAAAAAGCTATTATCGAACAGGGCTACCAAAATCAACTAGCAAATGAAAGACAGACTTATCAGATTACTAATAGTGTAGATTCAGTAGGACGTGCAGTAGAAAGAGGATTCTGTGATACTGCTTATGCAACTCAAACTCAGACTTGCTCTCTTCAAAATACTATTAGAGACACAGGTACTGCGAACACTAATCAAATTATAGCTAAGCTTGATGCTATGTAGAATCAGGCTCTATTAGATAAGATTGATGCTTTACGTGAAAAGAATAGTCAATAGGCTGTTGTTATCAACAATGCCCAATAGACTGCTGCATTTGGACAAATGATAGGTCAAGCTACTTCTCCTATTGTTGCTGCTGTTAATGCTCTACAAAGTGATGTTAACGGAATTAAGTGTAAACTTCCTGAAACTGTAACATTACCATATAGCTGTGCTACTGCTGTACCTACTTAGGCTGTATTTAACGGATACGCTTTAGGAACTTACGCAGGATGGAATGGCTGTGGATGTAATAACTCTCTTTGGGGTTAAGAAAGGAGGTAACTATGTTATTACCTACTTATATTAACGTAAATAGAGGAGGAATACCAGCAATTAGTAGCTTATCTGTAACAGTTACGGCTAATGAAGTACAATTTGACTTTAATAATCACCGTAACATAGGTGCGCCTTTTAGAGGATTATTAATAGTAAGACTTAACTAGGCTATACCAGCAGGAACTACTACGACTTTACCTATTGTATTCACCAGTGGTGGAGGAGGTAACGCTTAGAAATTGACTGGTTATAACGGAGCAGATATAACTGTGTCTCAGATACCAGGAACAGGTATTTACTTATGCTGGTTTGAACACAGTACTAATACATTACAATTATTAACAGGGTTGTATAATGGCATTTTAGAACTTAAGGAATAGTAATTAGCTATTTATCTTGCATAAAGATTCTGTCCCTACTCTGGAAATTGGTAAGGTTACTAACGTATCCATACCAGTTCCAAAGTATGGAAACCCAGGAATGTATAATCAGGAAATGATAGTGGATATTACGGCCGAAATAAACGGCACATCTGCTAGTTTCTAGAAATTACCTGCAATGGGAGACATTGCGGATTTCGGAAACAATATTGTGGTTTCCTGCAACAAAGAAGCAATGAATAGTGAAGTTTCTTCGATGAAGCAAAGAAGCCTGGATATAATTAATAGTATCGAAACACATTAGAGTATTATTAAAGGATGTGACGAAATTCTATCGCAATTAAATCCAGAAATAGTTGAGAAACAAAGACAAGAATAGGAGAATAAGGCTTTAAGGGAAGAAATAAACTCTCTTAAAGAAATGTTCAGAGAATTTATTAAAACATCTTTAAAATAGGAACAACATGGCAACAATAATTGAAATTCAGGAGTCAAAATTTGAGCATCTTTCAGATTGTGCTGAACAAATCGTTAAGCATGGAAAGAAATTGATGCATTGTTTATCAGAACTAGAAAGTAAATCTGGTGAACACTACATGGAAAGATACGGAAAACGTAGACGTGGTGGAATGAGAGATTCTGATTACGACGACGAGGACTACCCAAGATACTATTGATATGAGAGCAGCTTTGGATATGTATGACGATATGCCAAAGTATATGCGTAAGTACTTACAAAACTATGGTTGGCATTTCAATAAGGCTTTGTGTTCATACGCTATTTCTTTTATGAAAAAGGGAGGGAAATCCCTAGAGCCAGTATCCAAAGAATACATTGATAAGGTATTAACGTAGAATAACATTAAACTAGAAAATAATGTTGGCTATGATTATGTATTTGTTGGCAATATGTGTAAGGCTGATTATTACGGAAGTAGTATAACAGATGAAAGACATTTTGCTCTTTACATTAAAGATACCATAGACGATGAAGACGCTGGAGATGGTACTACTATGAGGAGATGGTATGCTACTATGGTAGCTAACGGAACTATGGTAGACTGGGAGGATGTGATATGACACATTTCAGAGTATTGTTTGAGAAATATGATTGGGATATAGAAGTTTGCATAATTGTAGAAAATCCCAATGTTCAATACATTTTGAGTAGATTAGAGGATTTGGGATGTCCAGACGATGTTTTACATAGGGCAGCTTCTAGGATAGAGGATTACGAAAATTCAGGTTTTACGTTTACTAACCAAGAAGAACACAAAAGCATCATAGTTATAAATAGACCTGATTCCGCTGAGGAATTTATAGATACTTATAACCATGAAAAGAATCATGTTGAAATGCATATATGTAAAGAGTTTGGTATTGATCCATATTCCGAGAAAGCTGCTTATCTAAGTGGTCAATTAGCAAAAAAGTTATTTAAAGCATAGTTGAGAAACTGGATTAGATAACTATATATAATTAGTAGGAGGATTTCCCTAAGTTGGGAAGTTCTCCTATTTTTGTTTTGATAAATCACTAGTTATGACTATATATTACTGTAAACATATAAACATATAATCTTATGAAATTTTTTACTATCAAAGAACTAACAAAGAGCACTACTGCTTAGTAGAAGGGAATTAAAAATGTTCCGTCTAAAGAATAGGAACAAAATTTGATAGCTCTTATAGAAAATGTTCTAGACCCTCTTAGAGAGGCATATGGGAAGCCAATCGTTGTTACTAGTGGATATAGATGTCCAGCCCTAAACAAGGCTGTAGGAGGAGCTAGTAATAGTCAGCACATGACTGGATAGGCTGCCGATATAAGAACTATTGAAGATACTAAGGCGGAAAATAAAAAGCTATTCGATTTAGCCCAAAAGCTAAAATTACCATTTGACTAGCTAATAGATGAGCATAACTTAGATTGGGTTCATATAAGTTATTCTAATAGAGATAGAAGACAAGTATTAACAATAAAATAACATGGGAGAAGGTAAAACCAATATGTTCGGTAAAACCTATAATACTATTGGTTCTACCGATTCTAACTTTTTAATAAAAACAAAGGGAGATTTGAAAGTCCAATGGGGTGGAAAATTTATAGATATAATTAAGAATGGGAAATTAGCCTCTGCTGGAGCTGACATACTTAAAGTTGCTACCAGTTCAGATGAGATTTCAAGTAATGGAATTTATTTAGTTCCTACGGAAGAAGGGAATGAGGTTTGGATTTCAATAGATGGAACTAAAGTTAATTTAGCTGGAGAAGTTGGAACTACTTACGTTTCATTCCTAGCTGAACAAAAAGAAGTAACTGCGGATTAGAAATATACAGCGTTAACTAATGCAGGATTCTACTATGAAACTTTAGAATAGGCTAAAGCTTCGGGAATAAAGGCTGGAATAATCTTTGTAGAAGGAGATGGAAAACTTTATGTTGTGAAGGAGGGGGAACTTCAAGATTATTACCTAACTTAGCAACAATTAACTGGACAAGAGCAGACAAATAAGTTTGATGAGATCTATGTAGGAGCCTTACACATATATGCTAATGATGGGTATAGCACATTCGATACCTAGAAAATGGTACTTTTAATGAATGGAGACTAGTATTTATTAATAGAAGATTCTATGATTTATGTGGGATATTCTATTTCATTAAAAAGAAATGTGCTTATACAATCAGAAGGGGCCTCAGAAAATGAGGGATTCAGGTTGTATAATACAGAGGAGGGATCTATTCTTGAAGTAGATGATATAGTATGGAGAAATCAGCCAGACCCCTCCGTGGTATACTCTGAACAACTTAGGGAGTCAGATATATACAGTTAGCATAATAATGTTATCTAGAAAGTAATAAACACACAAGAAATATAGGACGATAAGTTTAAAGTTAAGTGCGTATTAAAATATAACAATAGTTATTAGGCAGGATAGTATATATATATCTATCTCTCTGAAGATTAGACATAGTATATAATTCAATTGGGTATAGGGCTGGAAGATGGAGTCTATGTTATTTTAGCAAAGCTTTTAGAAGATAAGGTGGCTCCGGAATTAATTTCTATAGAAGTTACTTATGACGATGGTAGTAGAACCACTGTATTAAATATACAGAAAGGAGAAAACTCTGGATAGTCTTAGGTTAGCATTTCCAACACTGGAACTATAGATAAAGCAAAAATACTGGCAGGACCTAAAAATATAAGGTTTGAAGAATAGTCATAGTAGGCAGAGGAAGGTGAGGAAAACGAAGTAGTTAGGGATATAGAAACTGACGAAATTATTCTGAATAAGGCTTCTGCAAAAGAATATGAAATTATTGAGAGCGCTCTAGAGTATGTTACTATATTAGTATCCTAGAAAGATATCAATTCTTTTTTAGACTAGAGTATAAATGCTCTAACCTGCTTATCTAGCAGACCTTATATTAAGATATAGGGAAGTAATATAGATGTGCTAGACCGTTCTAAAATCATTACTGAAGAAATAACTAATGAATCTGGAATAGTCGAGACTGTAGAAAAGCCAGACGAAACAATTCATACCAGAATTGGTACAGTAAGGGAGACTGACTTCCAATAGCTTAAAGAATGTCCAGAGGAACAGGAAGAAGTAAATGTAGGAATATACTCTGATAACTTTATAGGACTTAATTCTAAACTCTACGATCCTATATTTAAGAAAAGATGCGATTTCCCAAAATATGATGAATCTATTGAAGTGCCAGAAGATTTCGATGATAAGAAATATGATCGGGCTGTGCCAAATATAGAATGGATTAAAGAACTAATTGATCGGGCTGTGCCAAATATAGAATGGATTAAAGAACTAATTGATCGGGCTGTGCCAAAGGGTACTATTACTATGTTCAACGGTGCATCTGATATTCCTGTCGGATGGGCAGTATGTGATGGGACTAATGGGACGCCTAACCTAATTGGGAAGTTCGTTAAGGCAGTAGCAATCGTTGACTAGATAGGAGACAATCCTTCTGAGCTAAATGAAAATAATGAATTAATTCTTGCACAAGAACATCTTCCTAAACATAGTCACCCTCACAAAGAACATACTCATAGCTTAGACGGAAATATATCTGGAACTACTGGTAGCTCTGGGGATTTAACAGTAGCACTTGATTATTCCGACTATAATTGGGGTATAGAAGGAGTTACTAAGACTTTCGTAACCTCTGTTGCTGGAGAAGGTGTAACTACCGAATCTGGAACAGTAGATGGAGTATCAAATATAAAGACTCAAGGAGGTAATGCAACTGGTGGGAGTCATACTCATTCAATATCATTAGCTACTGACGGAGAAGCTTCTCTATCTTCTACTAAAAGTTAGGAAGAAGAATTAGTAGACTCAGAATGGCCGAATAATCCTATAAAGATAGAACCTCGCTCTTATTCTTTAATATTTATTATGAAATTATAATTTCTTATTATCAGAAATTAACATTTAATTATGTTTTAATTGCTGTCTACCTAATCAATACATATATATTGTATGATTAACTAAAAATGATTATGTATATGGAAAATTTTGATGAAGTGATTTTTGACGACGACGAGTTTGGAGGTGATTCCTTTGAACAAACAAAACCAGAAGATGGTGATGGCAACCAGCCTTCTAATGGCGGAACACCTTCTGGATAGCAAGATGAAGATTTAACAACTGAAGTACTACGTCTTAAAGGTATTACTGACCCAGGAAAAATTAAATTCGAAGATGAAACTGGTGCTATTGTAGAAAGAGCTTGGGACTCATTAAGCAGAGAAGAATAGATTAATATTTTGATTGACCAAGAACCAGAACAGTAGGACTTCGATGAATCTGAATTGTAGCTTATTAACACAATTAGAGAGAGTGGAATGACTCCAGAGGAGTACATCTAGTCTTTACAGCCAGAAGTTGAACCAACTAAACGATATAGAGTCGATGATCTTTCTGACGATGAGGTTTATGCGTTGGATTTATTACATAAAATTGGGTCCGATATTTCTGACGAGGAAATCAATCAAGCACTTGAATTAGCTAAACAAAATGAAGGTTTATTCAAGAAAACAGTAGAAGGTCTTCGTAAAGAATATATAAGACTTCAGGAAGATGAAGAAGCTCAGATAGCTAGCGAGAAAGCTGCTAGAGAAGAGGCTGCATATAATAAATTTGCTGACTCAATCAAAGGTCAAATTAAAGACCTAAATTCTTTTGCAGGACAACCTTTGCAACTATCTGATGATGATATAGAAGATTTATCCTCGTTTATGCTAGACATAGATGATTAGGGATTAAGTGCGTTTGGTAGAGCTATGAATGACCCAGCTTTATTTACCAAGGCCGCATTTTGGATTCTTAATGAGGATAAAATAGTAGAAGAATTAAACAAACAGATTCAGGATAACTATAGAAGAGGTTATGAGCAAGCCAAGGCGGATTTATAGGGAAAACCTAAGCCTAAATTGGTGTTCAACAAACCCGCTTCACAAAAGAAAACCACAGACGATGTGTTTATAGATGATGAAGATTGGTATTAAGATTTATTAACATTTAAAAAGAATAATTATGCTTGTAGCGAGTTTTGTAACTAATCGCCCTACGATGGGTGACACTAGAACTTATGAAGATTTTAGTAAATTCTTAGGAGAAAGACCTCACCGTTTAGGCGTTGTATCTCGTCTTTATCCAGAATTAACTGCAACTTTCTTGACAGAGGCTCTAAGAAATATTTTCTATGGAGATACCAAGAAAGCAACTGGATTCCAGAATATTGATTCTACTTATTTTGAATGGGAAGTAGAAACTAATTATATTAAGAGAATCCCCTTCGCAGCTGTGCCTGTTGAAGATGGAGCTGATGGCTCTGAAATTGAAATGATTTTCCCCGAAAACTATTATCAATTACACGAAATTTTCAAAATTGAGAAGACTGGACAGCAATGTTTTGTTGTATCTCGTCCTACTAGAAAGGCTGACAATATGTGGTCTGTAATGGTAAGACTCATCGACGATGACTATTCATCAATCCTAGACAAAGATGGATGTTAGGTAGGTGATACAACTCGTTTCATTGGTAACGCTAAGCCAGAATTGCATGATACTGGTTTCGTTAAGTATCAATCTAATGTTGAAAAGATGAGAAACTATATGACAACTATTCGTGTTGACGATAGCTACTCTTCTAAATATGCATTGATGGAAGATACTTTCATTAAGGTTGGTAAAGGAGAAAATCAAGGATGCCTAACTGAAAAGATTTACAGACTTGAGCCTATGAAGAAGAATCTAATTGAAAACTTCTTGTATGCTCGTGAAAATATGATTCTATTAGCTAAAGGAAATATTGGGGTAGATGGTAAAGCTACTATCTCTGATAGAGGTACTGGACGTCCAATTCCTATTGGTGATGGTATGATTCCTCAAATCGAAAGATTTGCTTCTAAATATGCTGCTAATAGAGTAACTATTAATACATTCCACACTATCATTTCTACGATGGTTGAAAAAGCTGAGAAGCCTACTGGAAATCACTTTGTATTCATGGTAAACGAAAGAATGTGGGGAATTGTACAGAGAGTTCTTGGAGATTATCTAGCAACTCGTAAGACTGATGGAGCTTACTTGTGGTCTAGAGGTGGAGAAGGAAAATACATCAAAGTAGGTGCTACATTTGATGCTTATGAATGGGGCGGAAATGTTGTATCATTTAAAGTTGATAGAACATTAAGTAGAGAGTTCTTAGAACCATACGCTCTATGTATTGACCTTACAACTGGTAAGACTTCTACTCAACCTCCTGTAGCTATGTACTCTCTGAAAGGAAAAGACTACATCTTTAACGAAGTACTTGGTGTAGGTGGACGTTCAGGTGGTGACAGCGGTGTAGTTTCTACTCCTGTTGCTGGAGGTATGATGACTATTCACGGATACGCTGGTATCGCAGTGTTCAACCCCTATAGAAGTTTTATATTACGCTGCAAAGAGTAATATAAGTTAAATTTAGATTAAAAAAATAAAATATAGATAAGGTAGGGAACGAGGTGCTTCCCTACCTAATTCTTTAAAATATGAAAATGAATTATGGCAAAAAAGGTTAATGAAGTACAAGACGGTGATTTAAAGAGTAACATCGTTGTATTAAGAAGTGTGTTTGGTAAAGTAGGACAGAAATATTATATTCAACCTCAAAAAGATTCTCGTGGTAGATATGCAGATTGTGTTAAAAGAGTTAACTCCCAAGGAGATATTATTTTAACACCAGAAGAAATTGAAAAAGAGTCAAAAGGATTAGCTGCTTATATTCCAGAGACAGAGTTGTTTGTAATAGAGGATGGTAAAACTTTTAATTTGGATGATGTCTATGAGAATGCTGTTTGGGAAGCAATTAAAAATTGTGACCTCATCGCTCCAGACAGATTTGCAAAAAATGATAAAGGAGACTATCTAATCGACGGAACTGTAGACCCACGGTCTAAAAGACCTAGATATGGAACTGCAGAGCTTTATGTAGATAGACCTGGATTTGAAGCTCAACGTAGAGTTACTAGACGTAAACTCATTGTAGAGGCTTCTAATTATATCATGAATGATGAGCGTGGATATGAAGGAAGATTGCTCGTTGCTAAGGTATTAGGTAGAGATATGAAAAATCAGCCAAATGCTGATGTTGAAGACTATCTATTGTCTATAGCTGAGAAAACTCCAGAGAAAATTATTAATTGCTACACTGGAGGAGATATTCAACTTCGTATGCTGTTTATAGAAGCTCGTGAAAAGGGAGTTATTCTTAAAAAGGATGGACTCTTTGTTTATGGGGAAGATGGTAAAGTAGCATTAGGAGCTACAGATAATGCAGTTGTAGAATGGATGAAATTATCTAGAAACGCCAAAACCTTAGCCTTAATTAGAAAAGACACATATCCTGATATGTTTGAAGATTAATTATCAATATTTTAATATAATGCGAAATGACCGCAAGACAGGTTTTTGAAGCTACGCTAATAGAACTTAGTAAAATTCAAGCACCTTCACTAAAGCTTTATGAGTTTAATTACTTATTCAATAAGGCTATAAACTAGTACATTAATAAAGTATACAATGTATACGATATTAACTAGCAAACTACTGATGATCTGAGAGTCTTGAAAGCTACAACTTTCTTGACTCCTCACAAGGTAGAACTTGCAGGTAGAGCATCTGGAGCTGCAAAAGACAGTGCCATTCAAAACACTAAAGCAGTTACTGGAAATCAAGATTCTCCAGAAGGAGGATATACTGGTTAGGCTTCTTCTTATTTAAGTAAAGCACATCGCTCAATCCAATCTCTGCACGGAGCTACTTATGAAGTATATATGCCTATTGATTACTTGCATATGTTGAATTGTGTTTGCATTTATTATGTTGCTAAACAAAAAGATTGCTGGGATGCAGGCTCATATATTGAAATCCCTGCAACAAGATTAACTGCTGATTCTTGGAGTCAAATCATTACTGATATTTATAATAGACCTTCGCCCATGCGTCCGTACTATTATATTCATAATCTTAACCAACAATAGGTATTACCTACAGACCCTCGTACTGAGGTTACTACTGGAACAGGTCTTGAAGAAGTTGGTATTGACATGAATGGAATTTATCAGGTTACTTCCGCTTCTGGAGGAGAATGGGAGGATAATGATATTGATGCAGGAACTGCTGGTGGCACAAATGTGAAAACCCAAAATTCCAACTTCCAAAGAACATTTAAACTAAAAATAGGAGAAACAGAACAATAGGTATCTCTTGTAGAAAAACCAATTGCCCTTAGAGCTGGAAATACTTCCAATGTTCGTTGTGAAATTAGATATGGTAAGGACGACAGTTTGTTCCAATTAGTAGAAGTGCAGATTGATTATGTTAAGTGTCCATAGTTTATCCGTCTAACTCAAGAACAGATAGACTTATCAGAAGATACTTCTCAAATCATGGAGTTCCCAGATTATGTAAACCAAGAGATTATAAACGAGTTGGTACACTTAGTAATGGAACGTGTAAACGATCCTAGACTAGGCAATAATATTTAGATGACTCAATCTATTGCTAGACCAACTGGGCAATAGCAACCAGCCCCTCAACAAGGCTAATTAAAATTTAATTAATTATGGCAACAGGTTTAAATTTCCAAACTTAGACGATTATTAATTCGAATCTGGATCCAGATTCAAGTAAACTAAATGGAAAAGGTACTGACAATACTTACCTTTTCAAGAGTGGCAAAACAAACATTGATGGTGTAGAAGTTGATGCTCTCAAGATTAAAAGAGACTTTGTATTTGTAAAAGATTGTGTAAAAGCAATCAGAAAGAGAGCTGGATATAATGCTGTAATGTGTAAAGCTACTATAGACTTTGCAGATTCTGCTCTTTTAGCTGCTTTAAAAACAGGTAGAGCAAAAACATATTGCAGACTCGATATTTATTTGGGTGTTGAAGGTGCAGAACCTTATATTTATTCAACTCCTTGGGTTCAAAAAGGTATGCCTTTCTGGATTGAGTTTACTGTAAAAGAAGCTGATGAAGCTGCTACTATTGCTAAAAATGTAGCAGACATGCTTAAGAAAAATCACGTATTCTTGTGTGATAAGGATTTAATCAATGTATCCGTAAATGGTGCTAAACTAGTTCTTGAAGGAGCTACAGAGTATCAAAGATTCAGAAAGATTGAAATTAGCACATTTGATGCTTATGACGACTATGCTGAAAAAGTTGCAGAACTAGATCCAAAGGACGAAGACGCTACTGATATTACTTTAGACGAAAGAGGGAAGAATAGCTTTGGTACATATTCTCAAATCATAAAAGATTTAAGACTTCCTACGGCTGCAAATTATCAATGGACTCATATCCGCCAGGTAGAAACTCCTATTGTTGGTGCTATTTACAATCAGTATATTGTAGAATACGAAGCTCCTGCTTCAAATGACGGACTACATGCTGTAGGACAGAGAATGACTTCTCATACTACTCACGTATTCTGGGTTAAAAATGACAGTGCTTTAATCTCTGCATGGGAAACAGCACTAGGAACGATTGGAACTGTAGTTGATGTAGATGCCGACTCTGTTTCAACATCGAGTGAAGACGGAGAAGACGAGCTAGGTGCTTAATAAAAACTGAGGCGGGACTACCCTGTTCCGCCTTTCTTTTTAATAAGGTATGGAACAGTCTATTTTAGAATGGGCCTTAGCAGTAATAGGCAGTGGTGGTATTGGCGCAGTTATCACCTACATTTGTACATTTAAAAGCAAGAAGAAATAGGTGGAAGCTGAAGCAGAATCTTCAATGGTCGATGTTGAGCAAAAGAAAACAGACCTCAAACAAGACCAATATGATTATTTATAGAAAACGTGCGATAAGTACATAAAAGATTATCATGAACTTGAAGGCGATTTTAGAAAGCAGATTTCAGAATTGAGAGAATAGATGGATAGAATCATGCTAGAGAAATCTCAGGCTATATCAGCAAAATGTAACGAAATCGCTACTCTGAAATCTAAGGTTACTTATCTGAAGGGTATTAGATGTTATAACTTTACTTGCAAACATAGGATAATGACTAATCCTGATAAAACAGAAGAATAATGTATATAGAAAAACTTGCATCCCAAATTCGTAATGATGTTGTATCTGGACTAAGAGGTTATCATTAGAACTTATCTATGAATATGGATTAGCTAGAGGATGAAATAGTTGCCTGTAGATTATCTATATTACATTAGTATTTCCTTAGAGGAATATTCCCTATCAAAGACCTATTGATAGCAATTAACTGCATAGATGTAGATTGTGAATCTCTTGAAAGGTGTAGATGTGGAATGAGAAGTGCAGATGATACTGTAACAGCTCATTTTGAAATTCCACAGGTTATTTCGCAATACGGAAAGCAAGCTATAGAATACATAGGTTCTACTGATAGACAAAATAAGTTCACAATAGTAACATCATTATCAGAATTTAATAATAGAAAATATAGAAAAAGAAGTTAGAAGAAGCCATATGTTTGGATTGATTTTGCTCCAAACGCAAATGGAATGTTAGACTGCTTCTTATTTAATGCTCCATTTTTGCAACAAGTTTCTGTAGTTGCTGTCTTCAAAGATCCTAGATAGCTTAAATAGTACAGTTGCTGTAATACTGACGAGCTTAATGGCCCAGATGTAAACACCAGTTTTATTGATTAGTTAGTTAAAGAGAAATTAACTAAAGAAAAACTATACTACTATAGATAGGTGGCTGCACAACCTCTTCCAAACGATTAGCAATATGTAACAGGAGGATAATATGGGACGGAATAATTTTCATTATGCTATAAGTTTAGCTCAAACGCTATACGATATTGAAGGAGATGACGATGACCTAGAAGAAATCGGTCTAGTGGCATATAACTTTATTGGAAACAAAAATACTAGATTATATAGGGCATCATTAGATATAAATTGTTAGGATGGGTCAGTTTAGCTGCCTTGTAATGTTGACATTATAGAAGCAGTAACTTATTGTGGTCCTGAGGATTGGGGATATACGAGTAATACAAAAGAGTTTGGAGATATACAGTCTTTGTATACTGAAAACTATATAGAAAGTAGAAAAGCTTTCCTAGATCCTTTTTATGTTAGCGGAAAATTCGTTAAATATAAAAGAGTGGGAGATATGCTTTATGTAAATAAAGGACTTGGAAGAATAAATATTCTCTATCATGGAATATTACTTGATGAAGAAGGTCTTCCAGAGATAAACGATAAGGAAGCTATAGCAATAGCAGAATATATTGCCTATACTTATAAATACAAGGAAGCAATACGTACTAACAACTAGAATGTGTTGAAAATGGCTTAGGAATTAAAAAGATAGTGGCTCCTACATTGCTAGGCTGCTAGAGTTCCAGAATATGTATCACAAGAAGAAATGGATAAAATACTAAATGTATAGGCTTCTTGGGGACGTAAATTCTACAATAAGAGCTATAAACCAACTATGTAAAATATGTAGGGAGGCAATTTGTCTCCCTATTTTTGTTTATGATTATGAGTGATAAGAATTATGCAATGGGTCATGCTTTTTCTCTGCATGATACCTTTATGAATTTTCCAGTAGAAAAACTAAAAATGACAACAGAATAGTGCAAAGAGACATATTCTGATGGAAGTAAAAGAGATTTAGCCGCTTCTATCTTTGCAAGAAGCGTATAGATGGTAGTTGACGATATTATAGATAACAATGTCCATTTTAAATTACCTGGAATGGGAAGAACCTAGGCATATTTATATATGAAAAGAACAGAAGGTAAAAAGTTTAAGAAGGCATTTAAGAATGGAAAATGGAATGATGTAGATTTTATTATGTCCAACTTTAGCGGTTACTAGTTGACTCTAGAGATGTAGAGTGAGAAAAGACTCCCTAGGGAGAAACCTATCTATCTTTCCGGAAAGGATAAGTAGAGAATTATAGATAACACTAATATGGGTAAATAGTATTAATTATTATGGTACAAAAAACTATATAGGATTACTATGACCAAATTTGTGAAGAGTATCCAAATATTCCTAGGTAGGATATTAAAAGAATTTTGCAATACGGATGGAAATCATTATACTTACATAATAGTTACGGAGGTGACACTTTAATCAATAGATAGGGGTTCTGGTTTTATTGTGGCTAGCTTATGAATGATTCTTTGAAATACTTTGAGTACTACAAAAAGAAAATGAGAATTAAATTACGCATAATGTATAAAAGAAAGCGAATACCATGGGACGGATACTACTACTTTGCATTAACTTAGAACTAGTATAACGAATATTTAGAATAGAAAAATAAAAGAGGACGACCAAAGAAAAGATTTACCTTTTCTAAGATCATCCTCTACAAAATATATGATGAGTGTAATATATCAGAAAGTAATAGGGTCGCAATATTTAAATTGCCCATGCCTATTGACTTTGGAATTAGTATGTATAAAAGAGAATTAACAACTGATTAGGCAGAGCTTATATTAGTTAGAGAACCTCTCAAATTTCAGGATATATTACTAGCTAATTATAATTATCAATTTATTTCAGATAATTTAAGAAAATATAACAAAAAACAAGAAAACAATGGCTAATACAGTTATGACTGCAAAAAATACATTTGCAGAAGGATTAGTAATGGATTTCGCTCCAGATAATACTCAGGCTATGACTCTTACATCTGCATTGAATGCTACCCTATTAACATTTAATGGGAATGAAATGTCTCTACAGAATGACATGGGTAATGGCAGGGTAGAAACTGCATATCTTCCTGATGGGTATGTTCCTGTGGGAACTTGCGAGTTTGGTGATATTATTTATATAGTATCCTATAATCCAATTACTAATAAATCTTAGATAGGGTGTTTTCCTAGCCCAGAAAGAAATATAAGTAGTGAAGAGATATCTGATCTGTCGCAAAGTATATCTTCTGCAGAATTTTAGGAATTTAAGGACGGGCTTCCAACGGGAAAGTTAATGGCTACTTCTGTGAAGAAATTACTCTTCGATAATAAATCTTTAAACCCAGGAGATAAATATGTTATATATAGTAACTCTGATAGTCTAAGTCAAAATTCTAGCAAACTTACCGATTATGGGAACGAATCTCACGAATATGGAACTTGGCCTAGGTTAGCCAAGATTCATGTAATATCTATAGAAGATTCTGGTAAGATTTCTTATTTAGACTCTACCTTGAAATGGTATGATGATGTGCATTATTATTTAAACGATTTACAAGAAACTTAGAAGGGTACTCCAGATCTAGACTCTTATAGGAGTTTAGTAACTTCTGCCTATTCTATCTTCTAGAGCAAAAATTCCGGATAGCTAGCAGTATTAGTGGAATTAGAATAGATAGACAGCTTCAATTGTGCATACTCAGTTACTTCTGGAGAAGTAGCAGCCATTGATGATGGAGATTTGAAGTACTAGTCTTATAATATATATCTTCATGCGTCCTGGAACACCAAGAATAACGATATTAATCCTTGTGGGTTAGCTATTCTTAGTTCAGAATGGGTTGGGACTGACGGAGGTAAGTATAGAATAGCAACCAAACAAGGAAATAACTATGTATATGGAAGCTTATAGGGTCCTATAGAACTTCCAATTTCAAGTCCTGGATACGATATTAAAGTAGAGTTAGGAAGAATATATTATCCGGAAAACAATAATACTAATTATTAGACTTATATAGGGAATCAAGGGGTAGAACCAAAGAATAGAGTAATATCAGAAAGTCATGATACCTCATATAATTATTTTATAACTTCTGATCACACAAATTATAATGTGGGATGGCCAAAAGATGTAAATGGGATATTACGAGATGTAACTAGAATAACATAGGCTAAAACTGATACAGGAGAATACATTATTAATACCTACTATTTCAACTTAGATGGCTTTGAGATAGATTCTAAAGGTAATAAGATAGCTAAGACTAGGGGAATTTCTAATGAGCTATATTCTTCCGGAGAGTATGATAATTCTGGAGGTACTGGAAGAGTAATACTATCCCCAGATGTAGTAAACAATTATTTCAAAAAGGATGTTACCATAAAGTTACTAGATAATATTCACCTTCCATTGTTTAGCTATATAAATGATAAGGAAGTAGAAATAGATAACAGTAACTTTATATGGAAAATTAAAGTAGCTCCATGTATGCCGTATGGAGTGCTAGAGTAGTATGCTATAGACCTAATCATAGATTTTAGTAAAGTAGGAAGAAATACTACTGATTTGACCTAGTGGAGATATTGGAATTAGGGAGAGGTATGTACGCTAACATATGGAATGGATATAAATCTATCTAGTAATAAAAAAGTAAAGGAAGTAACTTTTGATTTCTATGATAATCAAGGAGTAGTTGCTACGTATAGAAGTAGCGAAAAGGAATCCTATTCTGGAATTTTTATAGAGCAATTTGGTCTTGGAGGTAATAATACTAACTACAAATTAGGTGTTATAGACTCAGAAGGTAAACCGATTTACCATGCTGGATAGAGTTATACTGGAGAACTATCCGATAATCTAGTATACTGGGATGGGGTTAATAAACCAATACAAGCAACTAGCGAACACGATACCTCTAAGATATATTTAAATGATGCCGGTTCCTTGTATCCAAATTTCTTATACAAAGTGGACATAAAAATTACATACGGTGTTGTAGACGAATTAGGAAACTTTGTAGATGGAACTTTATAGTAGAATCACTATTCTAGATGGTTATGGATGAATTCCATGTATAATGATTATTATTATACTATTCCTGACTTTGATATATTGCCCCTGTAGCTAGACTTAGGGTATTCTTATAATATTAGATCTAATCCTAACTATAGCCTTAAATAGGATTTATATTATAATAACGCAATGTCAACAGAGAACGAAAATATACCTCTTAATTCTCTGGGAGCAACAGTAACCCATATTAATTAGGATGGCTAGTAGGATGGAAATATAAATATTTCTTTATAGGTAGGATTAGGAGAATCTTATCAGACTTTGTATTTTATAGAATCAGAGAGTAATAAGTTATAGACTTAGATAAGACTGGGGCAGTCTTATATATCAACTGAAGAAATTTCCATTATATCAGAATATAATAATGTTAGATATGATTTTCTATTCCCGTAGTTAGATGATAATATTAAAAATTCTAACGGTAAGCTTGATAATACTCTCATAGGAAAAGTTCTAAAAGAATATCTATATGGTGAGGAACAATCTTCCGGAGGTAACGAACTTTGGGAATCAGCTGATGCCTATAAGAACTATAAAGATACTTTTAACATAGCCTTCTCCGATAAGTATTTGAATTAGGTAGAAGATGAAGAATTTAAATATACAGACCCCAAAACAGAAAACGATTTAACTACATATAAGAAGTTAGAATTATCTGGAGATTATATGATAAATTAGGGAGTCGATATTACTCTTACCGGAATTTCATTTACAAAGCAATGCTTTAATTCAAACGAACCATATTCTGGAACCTATCCAAAGGTTGAGCCTATTATAAGATCTCAAAGTAACAGAGATAGATTGAATCTTGCTTGGGATCCAGACTTATCTACCTTCTATTTCAGAAGAGTATTAGGTTTCACTACTGCAGCAGGAAAAAAGTCATAGGGAGGAATATGTTGGAGATAGTACAGCTCAGCATCTCAATCATCCGTTACCGAAAATCCAGAAGAAATGGGAAGCAAGTCTAATATTACATATAATTCTAGTAGACTACTAACAGCATTAAGAAACAAAGACGTAACTTCTCCACTAGTCCTAATATGTTGGAGTAGGTGGAAAAAGTCATAGAGATTCTATACAGATGGGGCTAGCATTTCTGCTCTATCTGGAGGAGACAATAAACATACTATGCCTAATCTAGACGGAGGAAATAGTAGTAAGAAAGCCCTATTCTAGTTAGCGCTTAATAAATTGGATTCTAGTTTCTACCTACTAAATGATGCTTTTGGAAAAAGGAATGATAGAGGAGAAGCTATTACGTAGGTCCCTTCTGCCGGAAGTAGATATACGTAGGCTAACATGGTTGCTTCTATGTTAGCTTAGATATACTATTAGACTCCCACATCTCAAACCTATGAAGGGTATAAGTTTAGTAATTTATGCTACCCGCAGGATTACTCAGAGATTTGGGGAAAACATATACTAATTACTCTAAAAGTAAAATCGGAAGTATAGAAACAAAACGAATTGGTAGCATTTGCTAATGGATTTAGATTTTCTGCATATCTGGAAGCTGTAGAAACAAAATTCCCAGAGGCTAGTTAGTTTTTAAAAATAGCCTCTAATAATAATGTTTAGGTATAGCTACAGCCAACAACTTAGGTAATAGATTTTCAATATAACATTCCTTCTACTGAAGAATTGAAAAATACGTATAAAAACATGGTAGCTTAGATAGCATCACTAATATATCTTGCTGATTCTACAGTTGCTATTCCTTCTTCCTAGACATATGCAAATTCTCTATATTATCTAGATAAATCTAATAACCTAGTACCTCTGACTAAATAGTTTTCATATAGGTTATGTAACTGGTCTTGGGCGTAGGGGGTAGATGCTAGTGATTTGATAGTTTCCAGTTATGATTCTACTGTAAGAACTTTAGACACTTTAGGGTAGCTAATAAAATATAATGCTGATTAGATTTTTGAGGTCAGAAGGTATCCTACTAAAAACTTATACATGATAGGAACTGGGTAGGATAAATCTGATAGAAATTGGTATACTGGAGCATCTAAAGATGCAGAGTTTACCTAGTATTGGAAAAAAATAAGTTAAATATAATATGGATTACGTACAAGTAATAAATGGGGACATTAGTCTTAAGGTAATGACAAATTCCCTACCCACAAAAGGAAAACTAGTTTACGAATACAACCCTCTTAGAAATTATAGATTATCTGAAAATAAATACCTATACAAGGAAAATTACTATTCTCTAAAAGAATTGAAGGAATAGTTTTCTATATTTCCTGATTCAGAAAATCAAAATTGGATAGGTGTACCAGCTACAGAGACTGATCCAATCTTGTATGAGAAAGGGCAATTAATAGACTTTGTAACAGACGAATTAAAATTTTCTATATCTAATCCAGTTCATATAGTTCCTTAGTATAGTTACGATGGTTCTGTTAATTTGATTTTAAACGATGGTATTAATATTCCTAGACTTATAAATAGTAGATTTAGTGCAACTGGAAAGAATACATACGAAATTATAGATAGAAAGGGAAACAACGATACTAATATATATGACTAGGGGGATCAGTTCGATATAGACACTTCCTTATATAAGAGGGTGACTAAAATACCGAAATTACTATTTTAGGGGGTATAGGCGGGAGGTAACTTAAAAGTAGGAAATTATCATTTCTACTTTAAGTTTTCCGATGCTGACGGCAATGAAACCGATTTTGTGGCTGAGTCAGGATTAGTTAGTATTTTTATCGGATTCGATGATCCTTCTAGTATTCACACTGGGCAAAAAAACGAAAATAGTACTAAACAAGTAAGATTTCAGTTATCAAATATTGATTCTGCCTATAATTATGTATCAGTATACTATTCCAGATCAACAGCTGAATCTAACGAGAATAGTATCCTACAATGTGCTAAAGTCGAAAAGAGATATACTGTAAATGATGCGCAATTCGCTAATATCGTAGTTACCGGTTTTGAAGATATTACAGAAATAGCTCCCTCTGATATAAATCTACAATATAATATTGTTGATGCTGTAGGTACTTCGGCAGTATGTCAGAATATGCTATTCATGGCAAATGTGCATAAGCCGGAGATAGTATATGAAAAATTGCAAGATTTATCCCTGAGATTTTTACCATATTTAAAAGAAGTTAATTATACCCTAGATATAGACCAAAACTACAGTATAGCATCTACTAATAAAGGGTATTATGACCCTTAGTTTATTTATTAGAATACTGGGTATTGGGGAAACGAATTGTACAGATTTGGAATAGTTTATATACTACCTAATAATGAACTTACTCCGGTGTTTAATATTAGAGGGAGGGAAAAGGTTGGAACTTTTGATGAAAAGTCAGAGTTTTTATCTAAAGAGGAACTATAGGGTTCCAGAACTAATGATGGTAAATATAATCACTTCTTCTTTAAGAAAGGAAACTTAGATACAGGTAATGACGTAACAGTGCAAGTCAAAGAGGACACTGGATATATTTTAATTCCAGAGGCAGATGAAGGAATTAAAGCGATAAATGGGGGAGCGTATGAAAACTCTAGAGGAGTAGTATCACTCGACCCATCAATGGATACAGACAAGATTTATGCATTGGATGTTAGAGTAGATAACTAGACTATATAGGAATTGAAAAAATATGTTAAGGGATATTTTTTCGTTAGACAAAAACGTATTCCTACCATATTAGCTTAGGGAATTACTATTGGAGTAGATAAAGTATCTAATACCCCCACGATTCCTACTTGTAATGGATTTCTTTCAGACCTATCAGATTCTCTTGATACTTCATATGTTGAAACTTCTGACATTAACGGAATTAATTATATTTCGGAGGGATTCCTCAGCCGTTACCTTTTCTAGCTGAAAAAGAAATCTTCCTCTATATGGGGTTCTATTGGTAAAATTTTTGCTGTTACTGCTCTTATAACTGCAGTGGCTTTAGGTAGTATAGCTACATTTGGTGGAGTTGCTGTTTCTGCGGTAGCTCTATCTACAGGTTTATCTTATACAGCATTTGCTATAACTGGTACTGCTATAACTGCTGGAATAGTTGGAACTGCAGCAGCAACCCTAACAGCCGTTGCTGCATCTATTGACGAGGGAATAAAAGTAATTTAGAGGTCTGCTGCAACTAAAGTATTAAAGGGAAGATATACAGAAGTTCCAAGTGGTTATAAAAGGGTGGAAAAAGATGAATCTAGAAAGGTTGGAGGAGAGTTTATTAATAGAATTATAATAAAAGATGAATCATCTAATAATATACGAGGTATCTTGTGCCCAGACTATGAAATAAATTAGCCTTATTTCAATCAGATATTTACTGGAAATAAACACTTGCTAAGAACAACTATTTCTTAGGGGGTAAACATTCTAACTGGATATAATTAGAACTATTTTAGTAATGATGATAGACATTTTTATATGCCATCATACTATGATACAAAAGTGTAGAAATAGTATGAATGTAAGGTTTGTGGGGTTCCGGATGATACCAAATTAATAGGGATAGACTCTTATAAATTTAGAAGTCGTGCAGGAGAAGCAGAGGAAGCATTCAGGTATGAATAGGTTGGACAAGAATATACAACGTCGGACGATATAAAAATAAATTCTGATATAATCAGAGGAAGTTTTGGACCATATCTGGCGGTGACTAATTATCCGAATAATCCTGCTGAGACAGTGGAGATCTTAGTTCCTGGGTATAATGGAGCTAATATCGGAGATTATGTTCAGTTAAGAGCTAGCGATAAATCTTCATATTTCTCCATATCGGATAGAATATCCCTTGAAGATTAGGATAATTATTTAGTTATTCCTTTATCAGCTATAGTTAATAATTAGAGTAGGAAGTGCGGATATAAGTACGAATTATATAGGGGAGATTGTTATATATGTTAGGTAACACATAGAGTTATTAGAAATTTTAACGATCCCTCAGCTCCATATAATGATGATATTGTTGATAGTACTACTTGGAAGGAAAACTTTGACCCAAATAACACAGAAAAGTATGAATAGATAAATCTTGGAGATATTAATGCTGTTGAATTAGGTATGTGGGTTACTTTCAAAATTAGATCTTCCAATAACCTAAACATTAGGACTATAGACAATTCCTATGTTGATGAAGCTGCTATGACTGGGAATCCTAGGGGATTTTTTCCATATTCTCCTATGACTACTGAGGGGTGCTATAAGATTCCGGAGTCCTAGATATACAACAAGGGATTTAGCAAATCCTTAAGTGAACGGTGGAATTTTGAACTTCCTGATGTTCCATATATCAAGAACTGGTTCGGTACTCGTATCATGTATTCTGATATTCATGTCAACGATGCATACAAGAATGGATTTAGAGTATTCTAGGGAACTCACTATAGAGACTATACTCGCGAATATGGAGAAATAGTTAAATTAATATCACTTGAATCAAATCTTCTTTGTGTATTTGAACATGGAGTTGCTTTGATACCAGTCAATGAAAGGGCGGTTGCGGGTGAAGGTGCAGGTGGAAATGTCTATATAAACACCTCTAACGTGCTCCCAGAGAACCCAAGAGTTATCTCTGATATGTTTGGTAGTCAATGGCCCGAAAGTGTCTTAAAAGTCCCAGGAAAGACTGGAGATTCTGCATAGTATGTCTATGGAGTAGACACCGTCGCTAAGAAGATTTGGCGTACTGATGGCAGCACACTTACTTGTATTTCTGATTTTAGGGTGCAGGAATTTCTAAACAAGAACATTACTCTTGGAGAAAGAGAACTTACTCCTAAGATAGGTATTAGAAATGTGAAAACTGTATATAATGCGTTTAAACGAGATGTACTATTTACATTCTATGATAATACTTACGGATTCGAGGAAAAAGTTTGGAACTTATGTTGGAATGAGTTACTTCAAAAATTCATTACCTTCTACAGTTGGGTTCCTAGCTACATGGAAAATATAAATAATATTCCATTCTCGTTTAATAGAGATACTTCTAAATGGATAGCTAAGCTAGGCACTAGTCATACTGAAAGCTCGTTCGCTGATGGTATTACACTGTCTAATGTGCTACTTGAGAATCTTGAAAATGATAAAGGAGAAGTGGTGACTAATTTTAGAGTTCCAGTCTCATATATAAATAAGAAGGGAGAATGGGTAACTACTAACTATAGTATTGCCAATGATAATAAGAGCAGAAAGAAGTACATAGGAGTATTATCTCTAAGTAATAGAATACTCCCAGATTCTTAGTTACATTACTAGGTATCTTATTCGTTATAGAGGGATTAGTATGGAAATTATAAAAAGTTTGAAATAGTACCATTGAACTGTGGGGATAGTGTAGGTGGCATATATCTTCCAGATGATGCTATGTTTGCTGGGGCCTTTATGCCTCTTTACTGCCTTAAATTTAAAGAAGGAGGAGATGAATATACTCCAGTATTCTATAAAGATGGTCAGGAGCTTACTTAGGTATCTGATGGTGCTGGTGATACGTTCTATACTTATTAGCCCTTGTATACAGCAAAGGCTTTATTGTCAGAGCTTTATTATCGAAATAAGGCTAAACACGTATATGCTGATTATGATACTAACAAGATAAAGCTTGGAGACATAGTTGATGGTGAGACATTAGAAATACAAGATATGTTAGAATATCCAATATTCAAAGATATAACAGGAAAGCGTCCCACTCTTCCAAGAGAAGAAATGCTTAACGCAGATAAAATTGTAACGCTATTGAATATTAAAGCAACCATATCTATTGTTGATGATTATAATGCTTCTAAATTAAGTGATACATATTATAATATGAAGGCGGGATTCCAACAAGGTACATCTTTAATAGATGCAGGATATTATGAATCTGTTGTAGCTATTACTCCTAAATGGAACTTGCAATTCTTATCTACTGATTTTTGGAAGCATGGACAGGCCGGATTAATTGACATAGCTGATGATATATATCCTACATATTGGTATGGAAAGCAACATCCATTTGAGTTTGAGTGTGTAGTAGTTAATGACCCTTCAATACATAAGATATTTACAAATCTGGAGATTGTTGCTAATAAGGCTAAACCTGAGTCTTTTCATTATGAAATAATTGGAGAGACTTACGATTTTGCAAAGGACAAGGTAAATATGTATTTTAGACAGGAAGCTATGAAGGCATTATGGCAATACAATGGTGCGGATATTTCTTATGATAGAAACTTCTTAAAGGTTTAGCCTAGACAATAGCCTAAATCTGCGGACTTCCCTCATAAATATTATACCAGATAGGACACAATTAATGAGATAGAGGATTATTATATTCACGTAACATATCCAGAATCTCATGATTATCGCCATTTGTCAGGAGCAGAGGTCGTATACTATCCAAATAGATAGGAATATAGAATATGGAATCATGCAATGGCCGTAAGCTTAGATGATTTAAGTCAAGACGATTCTAGGTCTATTATTGCTGCTAACTGTCAGTACTTAGAAGACAGATGGAAAGTTACAATTAATCCTATCCTAGTATGCTACAAGAATGAGTATTAGAGAAAATTCTCTGGAGCTTTAATATAGCCACAAAATTCTACTTGGGCTAAGGCTAAGGATAGTTCACAAATGCTTCCAACATTACCTATCTATAATTCTCCAATCCCAGATTAGGTACTGTCTGCTGGTGGTATAGATTTCCCAGGAAATGATGTAAATCATCCAGAGTGGGGAGAAGATAATGCTCTGTATAATCTATACGATTTATCTGGATATAATTCTGGAGGAGATTGGAAACCATTAGACTTAACTAACTGGTTAGATGATGTAAATGTTTACAAATATAATTTTGGAGAGGCTTAGAATAGAAAAGAAATAGATGTCAAGGATAAATTCTTAAAGGTGAGAATCAGATATTCCGGAGAGGAATTGGCAGTTATAGATTTCTTAAATACTGTATATAGAATTAGTTATGCTTAATAAGAATATAAATAAAGTCAGAAGAATAGCGAAAGCCCACTTTGGGCTTTCCATTCCTTCTGGGAATCCATATATGACCACAAATGGGCTAGCCATTCCTGGAAATAGTATTACCTAGTAGAATCTACTAGGCACAGATTATGGTGCTGAATTTAGGAATAGAGCTGAGCAAATAATGGCTCCTACTAATAACCTCATAGATTTCAATGCCAAAATGGGAGACCTATTTAGTTTAAAGTTATAGAATGATAGAAATACTTCTAGAGCAATGACATAGATGAATACTAATGGAATTACTACACCTAAAAGTACATCCCCATCTTTGTAGCAATCATTCTAGAGATTGGGAGGTTGGAGTACTGTTGGATAGGTAGCAGATTTTGCTGGAAATATTATAGGAAGAGATAAGGATGGATATTTTGGAAAATATGGAGCACTGTAGCAAACAGGTGATTAGTTATTTGATTAGGCATCAAATGCTGTAATGGCTATTAACCCCTTGATTGGAGGAATAATGAAAGCAGGAGGTTTAGCTAGTGATATACTAACAAAATATGCGGGAATGGGTACAGACTCTATGACTAAAACCGATGCTGTACTAGGTAGCAAATTATTATCTCTTACTCCAGTTGGTATGGTTAATGGTTTCTTCGGTAAGAAAACTAGGGATTTTTCTGCTAATAGAGATACTATAGAATAGGTAGGAGGCTCTTACGGTGGAACTGTTAGAAATATAGCATCGGCAGAAGAAAAAGCCGGAAAGAAATATGGATTATTCAGTGGAGGGGCAAGAAGGTCAGCTAATAGGTTCATAAATAGAACAGAGTCTCAATAGGCGACTATGACTAATATAGCTAATGAGGCTTCTGATTTATCTTCTATAGCTACTAATATGTCGGATTTGAACCATATTTAGTATGGCTTTAACCTAAATGGCGGCTATGATTAGAGATATATGAGAGCTGCTAGACTTGGAACTAAATTACAGAGAATTAAAAAACTTAATATATAGTCTCATAAATTAGGAGGTTAGATATAGGGAGCGATAGATTTGAATGAGTGGCAACCCGTTATAACCGAAGCTGTAGAGTAGTTTGAATCTGGAGGAGAATTAGAATGGACTCCTATTATAACTCTATAGGAAGGAGGAAAAACTGAGAAAGTAGATGGAATAACAGGAGCAGCTCCAAAGATTACTTTCTAGTCTTGGTACGATACTGTTCCAAAAGATAGGTTGTCGAATAATTACGACCTTAAGAAAGCTTTTGAAGTACTACCATTCGAGGAGTTAGAAGCATGGAGAAAGTCTTCTGATGAAGATTTAAGAATTGGAAAGAATCACCTACGAAGCATCTATCAGTTACCCAACGGAGATTATGAATTTTTAAAGCTAGGAAATGAATAGAGTAATCCAGAAGTTCATTTCGAAACTGATACTTATCATTCTGGGGAAAATGGATTAAAAGATTCTCATGATTTAGTCTTTGAGAAAGATAGATACTTCTATAGAAAGAAGCCTAAACAATTTAAAAATGGTGGTAAACCAGAACCTATAGACGCTCCAGAAATAGAAGAAACTAATTAGAAAAATATAATTCCAGAAGGCGCTCTTCATGCTCGCAAACATAACATGGAAAATGCTGATAACTTGACTAAGAAAGGTATTCCAGTTATAGATAATGAAGGAGAGCAATAGGCAGAGATAGAAAAAAATGAAATAATATTTACACTAGAAGTTACTAAAAAGCTAGAGGAGTTATACTCTAAATATACAGACTATGAATACTCTCAGAAAGAAAAGGATGAAGTAGCAATAGAAGCTGGAAAACTGTTAGTAAAAGAAATATTATTTAACACAGATGATAGAACAGGTTTAATTAACACATTAAAACAAGGAGGAATAATAGATGGACTTAAATGATTTGTTAGTATCTTACAAACGTATTGAAACTCCCTCTAGAGTCGTTCCCACCTTCTAGCTTATTTAGCCTGATATTCCTTATCGAGATGCTCCTTCCTAGGATTCTCCTAGACCATAGTAGGTTGTTACTGAGCCAGCAACCACTAGCTATTCTATCTCTTTATCATAGGTAAAAGCTCCTGGATTCCAGATGAAATGGAATAGTCCATATAAAAACAGAAATACTTGGGTAACTGACTTGGCGGCTGCTTACAGAAAAGCAGGAGTAACTAATGATAATGCAATAAAGATGTTAATTGCCCAAGATGCTCAGGAAAGCAGTTGGGGACGTTCTGCACAAGGTAAATTCAACTTTGGAAACCTAACTACTGGAGCTAAATGGAAAGGCGACTATGTTAGGGGAAATGACCATGACGCTAAAGGCAATCCCATCAAATAGAAATTCCGCTCTTATAATTCTATGGATGAATATGCAGCTGATAAGTTATAGTTCTTGAAGAATTTATATGATTTTGATGAAAATGATGATATTAATACGTTTACCGCCAAACTTACTGGTAAGAACAAAGGCAAGAGAAGATATGCAGAAGCTACTGATTATGCTGATAGAGTTGCAGCAGTATTCAGAAGTTTCAAGGACGGTGGTATTATAAAGTATTAGTAGGCAGGAAAAGTACTTAGTCCTCCAGAAAAGGCAAGATAGAATTTATCTAGTAAATTTCCGGTTAATTGGGAGAATTCTGATTGGCTACATAACTACTTCTCTAAGAACTTAGGTTATAATACTTCTTTGAGTATATTGTCTTCTATTCTTCCTGAAAGCGGAGCAGACCCTCACAAAAAGTAGCTTAGAGGAGGACCAGGAAGAGGATTAGTCTAGTGGGGGTTTGGCACCGACAGATATAACCATATGAAATCATATAAGATGAGAGGACCCGTACAAAAGGGAATAGACCCAGAACTTCAGCGACAAGCAGAATATATAGTTAACACTGTTAAAAACGAACAAAAAACTGGAGAAGGCTTATGGCATCATGGAGGAACAGGGTCTGGATACAAAAATGCTGAAGGTGCTAGAAAGGTATTTATTAATGCAAGAACTCCAGCATCCAGTAAGGCAAGAGCCTTTAGTCTCGGCTATGTAAGACCTAAAGGAGGAATAGAAGAAGCCACTAGAAGAGCTTCTTACGTAAGTTCTCTAGATTCAGTTTATAATTCTAAATATAAATAATGGATAGAGTAAAGGTAAATGTAGGTGATAAGACATATAATTGTCAAGTTGCCAAGACAGAAGAAGATAGAAAGAAAGGTCTAATGGGAGTAGAAAATCTTCCTCCCGATGAAGGTATGCTATTTGTATGGGAGGATGAAGATACTAGAGAAATGTGGATGAAAGATACTAAAATACCTTTAGACTAGATAGCCATTAACGATAATGATGAAGTAGTCTTAGTATATAAGGCTTAGCCAGAAGATGAAATTTTAGTTCCGTTCATGAACGCTAAGTATATTCTAGAAGTTAATTAGGATTCTGGTATTGTAGAAGGAGATGATTTTGAAATAGACGACTCTGAAGATTATGACAAATATGTTATGAAGGTGCTTGCTCCAGATGGTACTACTTAGATGTATCTCTAGGGAGGTGAAAGAATCGTAAGTAGAAAAGAAACAAGAACTCTCATTAAGAAAGCTAAAAAGGCTTACGAAAATAAAGACAAAGATTATGATAAATATTGCAAATCTTTGGGCAAATATATATTTAAGGTATTAAAGGGTCAAAATACTCGTCCGCCAGAATATGTGGAAGTTCCGGAAGGAAAAGACAAAAATTCTAACGACGAAAATTAACAATATACACATCGTATCAAAAATTCTTGGTTATGAAGATCTTAATATGTAGTATTGAAGTACATAAGATAGATAGATAATTAGTGCATTAATTACATTTTAAATTTTTAATTTATGAAGTTAGGAAATAAGTTTTAGGCAGGAGGACCGATGCCTGCAGGAGCACCTGCTCCAGCGCCTCAAGGTGGTGAAGACCCAACAGCTATGTTGCTGCAAGGAGCATAGCAAGCTGTTCAAGGACAAGATTGCGAAATGGCTATGCAAGTATGTCAGATGTTAATCGAAGCATTGGGAGGTGGAGGTAGTCCACAAGAAGCTGCCCCACAGGAAGCTGCCCCAGCTCCAGCAGAAGGGGAACCTGTTTATCGCAGAGGCGGTCGTTTAGTGAGACGTATAAACGCTTAACAAATTTAACACGTAGGGGTATATCTAAAATATAATTAGGTGTACCCCTTCTTTTTAATATATACGAATTATGGCTACACCAACTACAAATCAAAAGTCGGCTTCTGTGAAATATAAGTTTGGAGACGATGAATTGGATTTAAATGATTACATTCGTAACCTTAACCATAACTATTAGTCATATGTAAATTCCTAGAATTGGAATGAGGGATAGAGATAGGAGTTTCGTTCCGCGTATGATAACTTTTTAAAAGGGTTACAAGATTAGCTTGCTAATAACACTAACAGATTTAGTACTGACTTTTCTGGATCAATAATAGATTCAACTGGTTAGCTAAGTAATACTGACAATGACGATATAGACCCAGTTGGATCAGAATATTATTATAACGACAAAGGAGACAGAATAACTACTGACGATTTGAATACTATGGGAAAACGTTAGTAGAAAAAATATAGTACATTTTCGGCTAATAGATAGGTAGCAACATTTTTTAATAAGGTTGGCACGGCATTAAGAGATGCAAGAAAAAATAAGCCGACCACACAGAATCAATCTAACGCTTTTAATCTATCTAAGCATGGATTTTTAGCTAATTGGACGACTGCTAACAACCCTGCTGGAGGGGAATTTAATCTAAGTCCGTATTTAGAAAAAGATACTTTAGACGAAACAACTGGATTAAGAGGTACTACTAATCGGGCAGCTTACCTAAAGGAGTAGATAGAAAATTATCTAAATAATGTAGGGAACTATGACTTCTCTGGAACTCCGTTTAAAGATAGAGAGACTTACATTTCTAAACTGCGTGCAGCCGCATAGAACTTAGAAAATGGATATAACTCAGAGGATGTTATAGCGCTTAACTAGGCTGGGATAGGAAATGAGTTTTTGAGTAAATTCTTTGCCACAGGTGCGGAGTAGAAGAAAACCGAAGTACAATAGGCTGCAGAAGATCTAATGAAAATACAATAGCAGCAACAAGCCCAAAAGATAATAGACAGGAGAAATTAGTTATAGTACGAGGCTGATAGAGATAAGTTTTTTTCATAGTATTAGGCTTCAAACCCATTTTAGAGTAGAGAGCCTTCTATACCTTTACCTTTATCCTATACTAGGTAGGCAGTAGAAGAAGCTGCAATTAAGAAGTTTAATGCTGACCCAAATAATAAAGAAGCTGTTAGAGAGGCTATACGGTAGTATATAAATATTCCTTAGCTTAGTAAATTTATAAGAGGTAAGAGCAATTTAATATTGCAAGATGGTACGGACATTACAGCATAGCATATAACTAATAACTTAGACCTAGCAGCCTAGGCTGACCTATTTATAAATCCAATGTATTTAGATGAACAGGGAAAGAGCATTTTGCCGAATGGATATTATGTATTGCCGGGGTCAGAAGACTATGATAATTGGACCTATATAGCTTACAATCCTAACACTAGACAATATCAAGAGTAGTCTATGCTATTAAATGACGAGTTAAAGAAAAGAATGGCATACTCTGAATATGACAAGAGAAACAAAAAGTCTAATGAAGCTCAAAAACATTAGCTTGGGGGAACTTTCAAAGATATGGAGAGTAGACGAAACAAGGCATAGGAAGAAAAATAGAAAGTTGAGTAGAAATCTTACGCTACCGGAAGAACTAAGGAATAGATAGAAAGTGACTAGGCTCCACATACAGAATGGTCGAAAGCAGACCTTCTTAGATTAGGGGCTATAGGAGGTGACGTAGCTAGCTTAATAGCTAGTATGACTGGTGTAGGATCAGTAGCTTCTGCTGGTATAGGAATGGCCTCTACTGCAGCAAACTAGGCTGCAGATATGGCAGAAGGAATGGGATTTTTAGAATCCTTAGGAAACAATGCTGTAAGTTACGGTCTAGATGCCCTATCTCTAATACCTTTTGCTAGAGCTGCTAAGATTCCAAAGACTATTAAAGCGATCGCTGGATTTGCTCCTAAATTAATGGCAATTATAAGTACAGCACAGGGTATATCAAATGCTCCAGAAATTACCAAGTCATTAAGCAAGTTAAATAGCTCAGAATCACTAACAGTAGAGGATTGGAGAAATATTGCTAATGGAATTTAGATAGTATTAGGAGGTACCGCTGCTACTCATAGAGCGTCTAAGGCTAAATCTCATGTTGATGCTGCTAGGACCAATGATGAATGGTTAAAGACTGAACAAGGATATAGAAGAATATCCGAACAGGATATGAAAAAACTTAGAGAGGCAGCTACTATTAAAGAATAGAATACCATTCTTAGTCCTTACAACGTAACGCTAGCTGAAAGTAGGAAAAGATTTGGCTTAGGAAAAGGTAAAGGGAAAGCAGATATAACTTCTGAAAACTATTACTATGACTTTGACAAACCAGTAACTACTTATTCTGGAGATCTTCCTATATAGCATACGTTTGGTCCCGGAGAAAAATGGCTAGGAACTAGAAATATACCCTCATTAAGAATTCCAGCAGTTAGAGATGCCTACAATAGAGTTATTCATCCACAAGCATACAACAGAGCTAAAGGTAAAGCAACTGAAGGTAATAAATAGAGAAGTACGTTTGATATTAGCAAATTAAGAGAACTTAGTTCTCAAACTGGAAAACTTACTTCTTAGGAAATAGCTACTATTAATAGATAGAGAGTTAAATCGGGAAAAGGAAAGCTTACTGAATAGGAAATATAGACTCTAAATCAAAGACGTTAGAATAGGGCTAGTGATGGTACTGATAATTCATTCCAAGCACGCTTATAGAGATATAAGGATGCTAAGAGAGAAGGAAAATTTACTTCTGTAGAAGATGACATCAAGAGAGCTAAGGATGAATTGGCAGAGGCTACTAGATAGCAAAGACTTGCCGTACCAACAGGATAGGGAGAAATAGTATCGCCTGATGCTAATTAGGCTAGATTCATTATGGGATTCTCCCGTGCTATTCCTACTGTTAATCCGTCTAGACCTCCTATATCTAATCCTCCAGCTATTATACCAAAATAGTAGGTTAGGATTGAACAACCTCAATAGTCTCCATTCAACTATGATAGAATCAGAGAAGGTTTAGCTAGAGCTGAAAGAGAGAGACTTGGAAAGGATATTGGAGAATAGAGATTATAGAGAGCCATAGAAGCTAACCCAGAAAGGAGTGCAAGACTTCAATCTGAGGAAGCATATAGAAATGTTAGATAGGCGTTCAATCTATATGGAGCACCATAGTATAAAAGACCTCTCACAGGGGCAGCTTATAAAGCTAAATAGGATATGTATAATAGACTGTTTAACTAGAGAAGATACGACGTTATTGAAGCTTTCAGAAATAGAGAACTTCCTCATAGACAATCTAACAAGAAAAAGAAAACATCAAGGGATGATAGAAGAACTGTTAAACGTGAAGATGGTGGTACTCTAGATCTTGTTAGAGTAAGAAAATTTCAAAACGCTGGAAAATTCCCAGAATGGTATTCCAAACTTTATAAATTTTAGAATTTAACTGGTTGGAATAATTCATTGAATTAGTCATTGGCTGGACCGTCTATTACTAACGAGAATGTTGGGCATTATAGAGCTGGGGATTTGAATGAGGCTTATACTAAAAATAATTCTTATACTTCCAATCCGAATCTAGTAGGATAGGACTTACAATCATATTATGATTCTTCTTTTAAGGGAAAATCTCTGGATGATTACGTAAGTGCATACAATGCTAATGCAGCTAAAATTAGAGGATATTGGGACTAGGAAAGAACATATAAATAGTCTGGAGCTTAGGAGCATAATAGACTATTTAAGAATATGTTTGGAAACAGAAGTGATAACTCTAATAATGTATGGAATATTGGTTATGACTCTAATTTGGAGGATATTGTTGGTTCATCTACCTGGCTGAGAAGAATGGATAGATATGAGAAAGAATTTGATAACTTGTCCGATGAGGAAAAGAAATCAAGAATCCATAAAATAGACTTAGGAGATGGAAACTTTGGATATGTCTACAAAAAAGCCAATGGGGATATAGCAGTATGGAACCAACCAGAAACTCCTGCAACCTCGGCAATACAACCTTCTCAAGAACCTAGTGATGATAACAAACAGAACAAATCGTTCTTTAGTAATATTAATCCCACTATAGCTTATGGATTACCAAGAGCGGTGTATGCTGATAGAATGAATAGGAGAATTACTGATTTAGCTAAAGAATCTGTAGTTCCACTATTGAAAGACCCATTCGAAGTACATCGTTATACTAGAAGCGATTTAGATGCAGAAATGCAAGGAGAGCGTAACTATGCTAATCTTAGAAGATTAGCTAGTAGACCTATAACTTCTGATGGAAGTTTACAAACTGCAACATAGTTGTAGGCTGAGGTTTAGGGACAAGAAGCTAGAACGGCTGGAAAAGAGAAGAGTAATTAGGTTCAAAGATAGTACGATGAACTAGCTTGGTAGCAGGAGAAAGAAAACGCTGCTAACAGACATGAAACTGCTATGTTTAACAGAGCATAGCAATGGGGAGCTGATTAGGATAAGAGTAAATACGAATAGGCATATCTAGCTAAGAAGTTTAATATTTGGGATGTTGTAGGACAATAGTTAGAATATGACGAAAGAGTTAAGCAGTAGGAAAATAAAGCACTCACAGATAATTTTGCCCGTTCTGATATTCATAATGCTGTCAATTATGCTCCAAATGAATATGGTGCTGGATTAAGTGCAGAAGAATTATCGGTATGGAATAAAGTCCTATCCGGAACTAATCCTTCTAGCTTACAACCTAATGAATTTAACCAATATAGATTAGCTATGCAGAAGGTATCTAGGGTAGAAAATGAATAGCTAAGATAGCACTATAATATTCCTAATACAAGATGGTCTGGAAAATCTATGCAAAGTATTCCAGAATAGATTAGCATAATCAAAAAAGGAGGAGTAGTTTCTGCTAAGAATGGTTCTAAAATAGCAGTAGCTGGAATAGAAGCCAAAACTGCTGATGCAGAGAGGTTCCAGAAACAAATAAAGGAAACTATTGATAGAAATGAAAAGGCAATAGACAGATTGTCTAAGAGTTTGTATGGAATTATAAAAGCTTCAATGATAAAATGATACTAAGACTATAGCAAGGGGGGAACGCCCTTCCCCCTCTTGTTTCTTATCAGCCAGTAACAGTTACTGGTGGGGCAGCTACTGGAGCTTCTGCAGCTCCTAGCGACAATCAGGAAACTACTGATTTAACAGATAAAGACTTATTAAAGATGTTAGAAAAGTTAGACGGACTTCCTAGTGATATGGCTGTATTAACTTAGACTCTCTAGAACTTTTATATAGACTAGCAATACAGTCCATTCCCAAGTACTTCTAACATAGCATCTAGATACTTATAGGCTTTAAATCAAATGAAGATAGCAAACTTCAACAGAAAGGAATATGATGATGCCTTTTCTACTGTTGATAAAAACGGAGGAATAAATGAATTTGCTGTAACAGATAGAGGATAGTTATTCTGCATGAATGATGAAGGGGACTTTAAATTATTTTCTCTGGAATAGCTTAAAGAGAATCCTGACTATCAACCATTAACTAATTCGGAGTTATTATACTATAGAGCGTAGTCTCCTCAATTAGCCAACAATAATGAACTACTAAAGGTAGTAAAAAATGGTATAGGAATAGAATCTGTTACTAAAATGATATAGGATAGCATAGGAAACCTAGGAACTACTTCTGAATCAAATGAAGGCTTTGTCAGAACTCAAGCATCGTAGCTTATTAATGGTTTACAAGAGTTCATGAATGCATAGCAACAATCTGGCAATTATAATGCTACCGTAGATAATTTGTACAAAGGAAAATTCTTAACTAAGAGCCAAGCTATGTAGGCACAGGCTGCTCTTAATTATATATATACAACTCTTCCAGCTAATGCCAAGACTTTACTAAAGACTAAAACATAGAACGGAACTGATGCGGAAGCCGTTTAGCTAGTGTAGACATTAATTAACTCTAAACTAAGTTCAACTGCAGACTTCTCTTTAGATTTAGACGACCCAAGTTCTAGTTCCAAAAATAAAAATGGTGCTGGGGACGGTCTTGATGCTGATTTAGTTACACTAATTCAGGCTAGTCATGGAGGTCACGATACTGTCTACCAATTAAATAATAAGTCAGGAATAGGAATGACCGTTTAGGGAACTGCATATGAGTAGGTAAAGGACACTAAAGGAAATCATATAGGAAGAACGTCAATGGAGAATTTATTGAATGAGTCTGGATTACGTTCTATTATCAATGCTGACAACGGAGTGTACTTTGGAAATCAAAAGGTTGATTTAGATTCATTGTTAAATATCACATATGACGGAAAGGGATTGCTAAGAGTAAATCTTCCTGTACGCTCAGATGGTTCTCCTAATTTTGATCTGTTAGAGGAATATTCTAACGCCCAAGCGGAGTTCTTACTAAGTTCTCAAACAGATGAGGATAGACTTAGAATATTTGGAGATACAGAGAAGTATCCCGGACTAAGCTCGCTAATCAAACCCACTGGAGAACTAGATATGGATAAGTTTGCTCCATTTATAGTAGCGTCTGGTATGACGACAGATGGTATGGTGGAAATAGACAAGAAGCAAAATAAGTTTATCACCGAAGTTAAGCAATCTCCGGAATTAGTTTAGTAGCTAAAGACCAGTTTGGCAACAGGTTCTGGAAAAGAGACTCAGTATCCCGATATTGATGAGTATGACTGGACAGAATGGTTAATGCCTGAGTTTATAAATAGTTATGACCATATATTTAAAGGAAATATTTATATACCTCTTAACATGAACAAGGCAGCCGCAGCTCTAGGGGGAAATCAAACTATTGATACGAATACTGGATAGATGTTAGAAAAAGAATACCAAAATAGGGATCTAAATTTTACTAAATTAGACCCATCAATATTAAATAATTAATTATGTTTGAAAATGATTGGATATTATCAAGCTTAAGTAATCCTACCTTAGACATAGATGATTTAGTTTCAATTGGAGGTTTAAATACTAAAAATACCCAGTTTCTAAGTAAGGATTAGTATTTGAAATCAAGCTTCATTAAAGATAATCCCGTGTTCAAGGACGATAAGGGAGATTTTTCTAAAGAGAAGTTTGATAGATTTTATGAAATGCAAGCATCCAGATGGAGAGATTTTTAGAATAATGAATTTCCAACTGGAATAGAATTAGATGCCTTTGATACGGCAAGCAATAAAGCTAATGCCAAAATTAAAGAAAATAAATTTAACTTAGGACCAGACTATAATCCTGATAGGGTTTAGATTGGTGTAGAAGGTTGGAGAACTACAAGTAAGAGAACTAAATCTGAACAGGAAATAGCTCAATCTTAGAAAATATTCAATCCAGAAACAGGAAAGTTTGAAAATTATACTCCCGAAGATTATGCCTTATTTAGTAATCCAGTAAAGTGGGTTTAGAACCTATTTAAGGAACCTTTGGTATTAGCTCAATATGACTAGGATGAAGTCGATGAATAGGGAAATAAACATAAGAAAGGAGAATATAAACTTAATCCAGAAGGAACTTATTATTATGAGAAATTAAATGGGCGTTCTCCACTTGGAAAAACAGTTTTATCAGCTGCAAATATCTTAACAAAAGAAGATTCTGCTCTAAACAAGATAGACTTCATGGATTCTGATGACCTAGAAAAAAGTGCTACTGGGGTTATAGCTAAGAATATAGCATTAATAGCTCCAATGTTTACTCCTGCAGCTCCATATTATTATAAGGCTATGGTAGCTAAGGAAATATCTAAGACTCTTCCAATGCTCCATAGTATTGCTACCAACTTGTTTGGTTCTGGAGATAATGAAGCCCCAGAATGGATGCGAAAAGCAGCTGCAGTTGGGGAATCATTATCTACTACTAATTCTGTTTGGAGCAGTGAGCATACATTCTCTTTTGAAAACTTAGCTAATTTAATTTCTGATATTGCTTTACAATGGGGACAATAGAAGTAGATAGCTAAAGCTGTAGGATGGTTTGGAGATAAAAAAGCGTTGAAGAAGGCTGAAGATTAGGCATTCCAATTCTACAAATCAAAAGTTGGAGGAAGTTTAAAAGGTCTAGAAGCTCCATCTGATGAACTATGGAAACAATCTACTCTTGGTCAATTATGTATGAAAAAATACTATGACCCTGTAGTTGAAACTATGAGAAAGAAACAAAGACTAGGAGCTAATTTAGCTTTAGCGTATATGTCTTTAATCTCAAACACTGATGTTTATTCTGATATGCTAGAGAGAGGTGCTACTAAAAAGGAGGCTGCCTGGGTAGCATTGGGTAGTGCGGCTGGAATGTATGGGGTAGATAGGTACTTACACCTTGGAGAAGTATTCTACGATGACCTTACAGCCGAATCCATTAAGTAGGGAAGACAAGCGGTAAAAAGGGAACTGAAAGAGGCTTTCGAAGAAATATATAAACCTGGAACTAAGGATAGCCCAGGTAACTGGTATAAAAAGGGTGTAGCTTTTGGAAAGAGGGCAGCAGAAACATTTGTAGAAAACCTTAAAGACCACAATCTTGGAGGAGTTGGTAAGGCTCTAGGAGAAGGTTTAGAAGAAGTTAGTGAGGAACTAGTAACAGACCTTACTAAGTCTACCTATTCCCTTCTTGGAGATTTAGGGATGTACGATAAAAGCGTTAAGGATACTGGAGCGTTTGATAATATGTTAGAAAGATACTCCATGTCTTTGATAGGAGGTGCTATTGGTGGAGGATTGTTCTATGGAGTTGAGAAATATAAGGGATTTAACAAAACTAGGGACAAAGACCTAGTAGACTTAATTAATGATGGAAGAGCTTAGGAGCTAAGAAATATAGTAAAAGGATATGTATCTAAAGGTCGTGCAGGTAATACCAAAATTTCTGGATTACAATACTCTCAAGATGATGCCGGAAATATTACTTGGTTAAGTACAGACAAAAGCGAAGAATCCTAGAACCAATAGGTAGGTAATAGGGTACTAGAGAAGATTAATTCTTTAGAGGCAGCCATAGTTGGAAGTGGTACAAAACTTAGTCAAGACCAACTGTTCGACAAGATGGTTCTACAAGAAGCAAGATACTAGGAGTATAAGAATGCTTCTCACGTGACTGGATATTATCAAGAGTTTAGAAAGTTACAGAATTAGTTGTTGCAAGCTAAGGATACTTATAATAAGGCTGCAGAGACTGCCGATGGAACTCTTGATGGAAGAATAACAGACTCTCCTACAGAAGCAGAAAAGTAGGATAAAATTAAGAATTTGTAGTAGTTTTAGACGTCGGTAGATAACATTCAGAAGAAAATGAATGATTTTCTATCTGGAGACACTTCTCTAGACTATACTAGAAAACTTAACTTTGCCTTAGACCCAGTTCTTAATTCTGCATTTTTGGGACTTGACAGGACTAAGTGGTTACTTAACAAAATAGACCCTACTTAGGAACTCACAATACAAGATTAGATAGATTTGAATAACTAGTGGAATGACCACGTTAAAGAGACTATGCTTAAAGACTTAGATAAAGCCTTTTTAGCATATAAGGCTTTAGAGAAGGTCGTATCTCCATAGATGTTAGCTCAGTAGGACTATGCTAATCAATATAAGAGCATTTTTAATGCACTAAATTAGTTATATAATAAAGAAGATTTATCATTAGATAAATATATCAATGCTAAACCGTTCTATACGATGGACTCTAGGTTAATCGACTAGAACGGAATAGAGGAATCTGAGGAAGAGTATAATGCTAGAAACAATACAGCAACTCCTGATGATGTTCAAAAGTATTATCAAAGACAGCAAAGAGTATTTGATTTGAATAATTAGATACTAGCTGATTATATATAGCAGTTTGATGATATCTTAAGACCTATAAACTATTAGATTGATAGTTCCACAAACAGAACTATCATGCAAAACATTAGATATAGACTTAAAGATATTATTAAGAGAGAAATGCAATATCCGTTTGTTGATTAGGGTGGTAAGTTTGATGTTAATCCATATAGAACCATACTGCAAGATTTAAAAGATGATTTGTCAAATATCGATGATATACAGCAATAGCTATAGGATAAGCATTATACCATAGTAAAAGAATAGGCAAATAAAGTAATAACCCTATTAAATGATACTATTCCTCCCTTGGAAACTCTTATACCAATGAAAGACGCGGTATAGGGAGGAACTCTGAAAAATAAGATACTTAAACCTCTAAGAGAATCTAACCTAGAAAATAAGGACTAGATAATCGCAGCTATAGAAGAAGCAAAAAGAAAATATGACGAAGCAGATGAATAGGATTAGGAATTAGCAGCTATAGAACTCTACAACACTATTCCAATGCAATTCAAATCTAAAAGTCAAAATGCTTAGGTAATATTAAACGACTTTGCAAAATAGGTAGGAAAGGACTATGGAATAAAAGGTGATGGAGAAATAGGTGACAATATCACTATTGACGAATTAATAAAAGGTCTGGACACTCCAGATTCTGCCATCTATAAGTATTTTTCTGGAAAATCTTCAGCCTTACCGGAAGTACTAAGTGCGGCTCTTAAGTAGATTCCTATGAATTTTGGAAAGGATTCTAAACTTAAACTTCTTACTAATAGTGCTAGCGACCCTAGGGATGTTGCTGGAGAACCTGTTAGAAGACAGATTTTTACGTTAAATAGATATGTAAACAATCTATCTAGTAGAATATAGAAGAACCCAGTATATTCATTCTATAATAAGTTATAGGTAAATTCACACAGTCCTTTAGAAAATATTCTGTCTTCTATAACTAAGGAAATGTCTGATAATTAGGAAGAGGTATTCAATATGAATTATATACTTGACTAGGTGTATAAAGATTATATATCTTAGGATAAGTTAGATTCATTTGAGCTAAATGATACTCAGGCTAAGCAGTTAAATAATGCATAGAAAGCTCTAGAATTACTTTCCGCATACGTATATTCTGCATCAGTATCTCCAGACGGAACTCATTATTTTGGTTAGAATAAGCAGATAAATGAGTTTGCTAATACACATAGAGATGTTCTTACAAGAGAGTGGGAACCTCTTCCAGAAATAAGTTAGGACTATGCCCAAGTATTATAGGATGAAGTAACTAACTTGAATACTGAAATAGAATTATGGAAGAGAATATCTGAGAATAATAGTATGAATAAGTTAAGACGTCTTGTTGATACTGAGAATGTTGTAAACAATCTAAGATATGAGATAGGTCGTGGACTATCTTTCTAGTTTACGGTAGGAGATAAGGAATATGATTTATCTGAAGGATTGGATTCTTTACCTCCTTTTGATGGAAACCCTGAGAATCAGCTTGGATAGCTATTCCAGTTTGAACAGACTCTTCACAATAACTTTAATAAGATATTAAAAGATACTGGATGGACTCCAGAGTAGTTCTTTGCTAACTCAGACTTTTGGAAAAGGTACTTAGGAAATTACACTGATTTAGAAAAACAATAGACTAGTAAGTTAAATGAAAATCTTACTGAATTTACTAAGTATGACAAGGCTTTGTACATTTTATCAGTCTTGTCTGATAATCCATCTAACTACTATAAATCTGTACAAAATTCTATTAAAGATAATGAGGATATTGCTCCTCTAACAGTACAATAGAATATTTCCAGACTTGGGGAAGCTGCTCATACTAAAGCATATAAAGCTGGATTTAAAGCATTAGCTAAATTAGTTAATCCTAATAGTACAGTTACTCCAAATGTAGTTTATATAAATGGAGTAGCAGGAGCTGGAAAGACTGAGGTTGTACTAAAAAATATTAGATAGCGCTTCTATGAGTAGCAAGCTTTGGTAATAGGGCCTACTACATCCTAGGCTATTAAACTTCAAAATTCTCTTAATGAGGGAACCTCTTATACTATAGAAGGAGATGGAAATATATTTAGTAAGTTATTACCTAATTGGGATAAGATAAATGAAAGCTTTCAAAGAGCGGCCTCTGAAATAAACAAAAACGAAAAGAATACAGAATATAAGACTGAGACAGACTACTTTGTTATGCAAAGATGGGCTAAGAACGGAGCTACTGGGGTTAAAATAGACCTTAAAAGTGACAAGATAAAATTCAATCCTGATATAAAAGCTCCGCTTGTTTTCGTAGATGAAGCTGCCCATATGAATAGTCTATAGATAGCTTTGCTAGATGAGTATGCAGAAAGAGTTGGAGGAACGGTATTTTTGGCTAGCGATTCTAACCAGTCTGGATATTCAAACGGACAGATAGAAAATTTAACGACAAATGATATATTTGCTACCAGAACTTCTAAACTTCAAGAGTCTTTAAGAACTTCTAATATTCAGAAGCAAAGTAATAATAATAAAGTTTCTGCAATATTAGATACTGCAAATGATATTATAGAATCTGGAGATAATCAATTATGGCATGATTTTGAAGCCAAGCTTCCAAATCTTATCAGGAGGTTGAATTTAAGAGTCTATAATTAGTAGGATGATATAAATGGAGACTTAATCGGGGGAAATATAGACGAGGTAATAAAGATATTATAGGATAAACATAAAGATGCTAGTATAGGATTCATAGGAGACGCTAATTCTTCTGCATATTAGAAGCTTAAATCTGCAGGATTTTCTAATTTAGGAGAACCTCTAACAGAGAAAATTATTCCTGGTAAGAAGTTTATGCAGGGCTAGGAATTTGATTATGTTATAGTAGATAATATAGACCTATCTGTAGACTTAGATGGACCAAACTCTTATGATAAGGTAACTTTCTTAAGAAGATTCTATACACTAATGTCTAGAGGAAAAACTGCTTCTATTTTCTTAGATAGGGGATTATCTAGACTTGTTGGAGCTAATACCCAAGATGATATGAAATCTATAGGATTTAGTTTAGCTAACCAAGTTTAGTTATTTAGAGATTAGTATTCTAAGGCTCTAGATAAGTTAGACTTATCATAGACTACTCAAGAAGAAACTCCGGAAGTGAAGGAAGAACCAGAAGTTAAGGAAGAGGGAGAAGAATTAGTAATATCTCCAACAGTCGAAAATACCCCGGAGTTTAATCCAGAAGCTTCTGAAGAGCAAGTATAGCAACAGTTAGAATCTAATAAAACAGAAATATATAAGGATTTCGTAGAAAAGAATCCAGCTGAGCGTCAAGATATAGAAGTATCGGAATTATCGGATCTTCTGATAGAAGCTAATACAGTAGTACCAATTACAGGACTAAAAGAGACTCTTGTTAATCCTGATGGGACACAAAGAAAATACCCAGCATGGCTTCCAGGAGAAAAAACTTCTGTTAGAAGAAACATTAATGCTATATATGACGGAACTGAGCCAATCACTAAGAGGGTAGATAAATAGAGATATTAGGATATCATAACTAAAATCCAAAGTTCTGTCATATTTGGAGGTAATGTAACTGACCCAGCTATGACATCACTATTAGGATTTAGTGAGGCTTGGAAAAACAGAAAATTATAGTTAGAAGTCAGAAGAGCTACTGATTCTGACAACTTTGGAATAGGAACTGACTTGAAACCTACATACATAGATATAGACGGAGAACGTTATATTGTATCTATTACTTGTAGACTAGATGGCTTAAGTAGAACTATTTAGGATGCTCCATTCTCAGCTATATTTGATATATGCCTTCTTTCTGATTTTAATAATTTAAGAAAACCTGCTGTATAGTAGGCTATAAAGGATAAAATAAATCAGAGAATTAAGGACGGAAAAATCACTGGAGAGAATAAGGTTAAGGCAGAAAGATTTAGAGATAACTTGAGCGAATCTGTTAAATAGTACGAAGGCTTTATTAGAAGAATAGTTTCCGAACATCCAGAAGGTCATGCTATAGAACTTACTCCTGATATGTACGAATCGCACTAGACTACTAGACTGGTCAAGAGAAAAGTTCCAAGAAGACTTGGTGGAACCTTAAGTATAGCAACTGTCGAGAACAACAGAGTGGACCAAGATGGAAACTATATATCTGATTATAATAATTTCATGGATACTGACAAGAGAAAAGTAGTTTCTCCGGTATATATTTTGGGAAATAAATCAGATGTACTGAAAGGAAAAGTATCAGAGTCTATTTTCGGTAAGGCTGTAGTATTTGCATCATCTAATACTAATCTTTCTCCAGAGGAGTTAGCCGATAGATATATAGAGCAGAAGAGAAATCCTGATGCACATACTCCAGAAGTCAGAATGATTGTTCTTAATAATCATGGTCTAAGTTTTACAGAACTTATTACTCATAGAATATAGAATCAATTAACTGGGGAAGGAGAAAAAGCTAAAAAGCCTTGGAGAATGGATACTCTAGGAGTTAGGATGTTTACTGCAATGTGGAATTTCAGAGCTAGCCTAGAAAATTTCATATCCCAACTAGATAAGTGGAAACAAGAGAATGGTTATGACAGCAGTAAGATACTAGATATTTCCAAAGTTGAATCTGAACTATTTAGTAGATATGGCAAGAATTGGATAACTTAGCTAAATGCTGGTAGTTAGGAGGTATAGAAGCTCCTAAACCTGTATAAAGTAACAGCAGCAGACTTGGAAAACTTAATAAAGTTTAACTAGGAATACTGCAAAGATATACCTACTTTTAGGCTAGGAATTGACCTAACCAACAAAAACATCGGCGGATATGTAAGGTCATTTGATGTTAGTAATTCTAGTGTATATGGAAAGAATGAGGCTAATATGTTAGCTATAGAAGAAGAATATGCACATAAGTACCATTCTATTCTATCGTCTATATTAGAACAGCTAACAGCTAATGAGCCTCCTGAAATATTTAGAAGGGCTGGATTAAACTTTAAACCTATGGCTACTAGACTGGCTAAGGCTGATGGTTCTAACTATGCTACGAATGAATATATAGGAAAGAACGAACAAAAAAGAAATCTTTCCGGACTTATTCATACAAATAATAAGAACATAGTAATTGGAGAAACAGACGAAAATGGAAATGTTATATCAACGTCTACTATTCCTGCAGAATCAATGTTTAGCTTCTTCCCCAAGGCTGTCTCAGCTATTGCTACTAAATCAAGGATATATCAAACCAATAGTAAGGCTAATGGGTTGATTAGTATTACTACTATTGACACAAAGAATAATACTGATAAGTTTGATTTCGATATTTCAGCGCTATTTGGAGATGGAATGTTGGAGAGAAGGGGTAATGATAATACATTATTTAATATGTTTAATCTTATCTTTCATGGTACTGTATAGAGCTTAGAGGAGCCCCATGCCTATACTGAGGAAGCTCCGTTTAAGTATGGAATATTTGTGGACCCAGATTTAGAAACTAGTCAGGATTATAAGCAAATAAACGTTAGAGGACAAAATGGATAGGATTATGCATTCCTAAAATGTGGAACTAATCCTATATACTTTGACGTTGACGTTGATGTTATATCTGGAGGTATTGCTCTTAACCTTTCTAAATTATTAGAGGGAGGAAAGAGATAGCTAAAAGAAGAAACCAAGGTAGAAAACCCAGTGGAATAGTATGTAGGTTATTCCTCTAAGATAGTAGATGAGTAGGATAGAACTAGATTCCAGAACTTCCTTCTTAATGAAGGAAAGGAGGACAACGAACAAAGCTATATGGAATATGTTACTATATAGAACAACAGAAAATTGATTAATTTCTTTAGAAACGGATCATCTGTTGATAACATAGTAGAGCTTATTAATATGTAGCTAGGATAGCCTACCATAAAAGATGTAAAGTATGAAAATGGAAAAATAATATATACTGACGTAAACGATGGCACTGGAGAGTTGAGTTTGGACACTGAGGATATGTATATCTCTATGACACCAAATAAAACTAATTCAGTTGAAGAGATTACTGGACAGTCGTTTGATTCTATGGTTGTTGACCCAACAGGAATGGATATAATGACACATCAGGACTTCCTAAATTAGCTAGAGGAAACGTTCTAGGATGATAGCGATGTGCAAATGTTATCAAACTCTTCAAATGTAGAAAGCTATCTAGAATTGTTAGTAAGTATGAAAGATACTTTGAATAATAAAATAGAACAACTAGAAGATTCAGATTTAAAATGGAATTTATCTGATTACTTATTGTATGTAGATACTTCATGTTTTTAAAAAATAAATGACTATGGCAGCTTGTAATGTTAAGTACGACAAAAAAAGTTATTAGCAACTAGCCTCAGATTTAAAGTTATTGTATAATCAAATTAATAGACCTGGAATAGAGGACAGAATTATTAAAACTTTGGAATTTAAGTATAAATCCAAAGATGGTTAGGATAAAAGATTACTTCTAACAGATTCTGAAAACTTGGATGAAACTTCTAGAGAGTTTATTGATGATGTAAACAATATAGTATGTGGGCTAGCTAATGCTTCTTTAGACAAATTACCAGAAAAAGCCATGAAGTTTAGAAATATTGTGTTGTCAACCTTCTTCGACATGAATAGTGTCGGAGAAGTGACAACTCAGATTTCTGAGGCTGAAAAGGAAATGGAAACTGATGAGAGTCAAGAAGCAAGAAAATTATAGAAAGTAGAAGACACTTTATTAGAAATATATGGACCGATAAATACTGGTCTTATTCAGGAAGTAACTGACAGCTTTGGAAGAGAACTTAAATAGAAGTTAATATATAATAACTACCTGAAAACTAAGTACGAGTTGACCTCTGATGAAGTCAACAAAAGAATCGTGGACTATAAGGAAGGGAAATTTGAGAGCATTCTTGGTCATCTAAAGGAATAGTTCCCAAATGATTCTACTTTGCAATCCATTACAAGTATGTATAGCAACGGAATGTTAAATTCTAGTCAGTACTACTATGTTATAGATACTTTTAGAAAATATGTATTGCAAGACCCTGATAGAAATACAAAGTTTAACCAATAGCTAGAGGATAAAATCCTACAGAAAAATAAAGTATAGCAAGAATATCTCTATAGACAACTAATTAAGACTATACTAAATAACCCTAAACTTAATACATGGTTTAATAACAAGTACAATACTAATTATACAAACTCTGAAGCGAAGACTTAGCTGTTTATGGCTAATAGATTCTCTAATTACTATCTAGAAATTAAGGACAAACTTCTGAAAGAAATTGAGAGAGGTGCAGAGTTTAAGGATGAAGTATTGCCTATTATTCAGGAGATAGAAAATCCTAAAGATGATTTATTAAACTACGTAAATGATTATATAGTTCTTACGCAGTTCGATGATTTATTGGCTTAGAAACTAGGAAGTAGTATTGGTATAGAAAGAGGCTTCTTGAATAATGTAGAACCATAGAGATAGAACGCTAAGAAATATGCACTGAGAGAATCTCATGCGCATCAAAAGGCAGGATGGGAAACTGCTAATAATGAGGGAAGTGAAGCTCATACTAGTACTGGAGTAAAGGATATGTTGGACACTATATTTGTTTATAAATATAATGAGTCTCATCAATTGCTTCCCCAGACGTTAAATATGACATCATTGATGTAGGCATGGCAATCCTTGTTATCTGACGTATTGAATAATAATATCAATTTCGATACAAGTAACAGTGAAGCTGTTGTAGGAGTGCTGAAAGATTTAATTAATACATAGAATGTTAATGTTTTAGACAATATTGTAGATATTCTAGAAATATTATTTAAACCATAGGCTATTCAAAATTCTAGAGGTAGAATGATAGATTTTATGCGCAATGAGAACCTGTTCTCAGAATAGCATAAGAATATACTATATTCATTCTATAATGAAATTTTGAATAAAGATAATCCTAACTCAAATATATCTATAGAATTAGGAAGAGTAAATGATAACCTAAAATATGGAACTAAATTCTTAGAGACTGTTTCAGATTTATGTGCCATTATCTATAGAAATGTAAATAACAATTATATTGATTGTAATCTACAATCATCGAAATCTTTATTTGCTGTAAAGAAGAAATTTAATTGGGATGCTGACTTATTTGATTCTGTTGAAAGAATTACTTTTAGAAGTAAGACCAGATAGATAAATAAACTTGGGGAAGATAGATTGTCTAAATATAACTATACCTCTGTGCCAGATTAGACTGGTAAGTTTATATCTAAGGTTGAACTTTCGGGAAAGGAAGGAACATTATATACATTTGGATTCAGATACAATCAAGGAGCTTCTAATATGGAGGGACTGTTCTCTACTATGGACAACTTAGAGCTAGAGAACTCTACGGTAAACATAAATGGAAAAGAAGTTCCAATGTTAGATATATTAGCTGGCATAAACCTTAGAGACTTTAGTAATAAAGTTCTTCAAAATAAAGAACTACTAAATGAGTACGAAACGGTTCTAAATAATCTATTAGAAATGTTCGACTATTATCTAGATACTAATTTTCTATCTGATAAAGGGCTAGAAGCGTTATAGGGATATAAGGACAAGTATACTTACGACCCAAAAAATAACTTATTTTCTAAGAATTATCTTAATCATTTCCTAAAATTAGCAATTAGAACTGCCGACATTGATAACTAGGTAAAACTCGCTGGAGATTAGGATATGAAATAGTTTTTGATGGAGAACTCTAAATATACAAGTTTATTTAATAGAGAGTCTAAGAAGCCATCCTCTAACGTCTTTGACATCTAGGCTAATAGAGTTTATTTTAAACCTGTAACTACTAGTGATAAAGCACTTAGCGACTTAGCTAAAAGCTTTGTGGAAGCATCTGGTAGGTCTGTACGCTCTACATCTTTAAATAAGGCTGGTTCAAGTGTCTCTAACTATAGTATATCAAGATTAGGCTCTGAATTAAATAGACGCTTGCATAAATAGCGCCAAGAGGGAGGACCAGCAAACTCTTTATTATTTGTATAGAATCCTAATGCTATAGATATAGACCCAGTAATTGATGGGGAAATAACTACACCCATCGGCGATGTTAAAGCTGTTAGAGATATGTCCTCTTCAGAGTTATTTCAACACGCAATCCTAGATAAGTTCTATAGTTCCTTCTTGAAGACTGGAAGAATATGTTTCCAACCTACTGTATACTCTGATAAGACCAACTTCTTGAATTATATGTCTAATCTATCTATGTTTAGTGATAATATAATGGATTTAATGTCTGACAAGAGTCAAGAATTTGTTGATTTATATAGAAATACTTTCTTCTCTGCCCACAATCAAATTCAAGCTAACGTAGTAACAAAAATGGAAAAACTAATGTCATTTTTGACTACTGAATATGGAGCACAGTTCAGAAAGGAAGGAGATGTATTTACGTCTAACAGACTAGATAATGTTAGAACATTCCTAAGAAATAGAACTGAGAGTGATTTAATTTCTCTTGTCTTTAGTTATAACCAACACAATCTTGAGAAGATAGAGTTAGAGAAAGACAAGGATTACAGAAATAGAAAGAAATTCTGCGACCTTAATGAAATAACAGATTTTTATGCTAAACTATATAATGAGCCAGTTCGTCTAAAGAAATTTCTAAAACAACAGTAGGAACTGTTCCTAGAAAACCTTAGAGAATATGGTGTTAATTTCCGACTGTTTGATTCAACTTAGGAATTGAACTCTTGGATTAATAATAAATTAAATGAGAAGGCTGCTACTTAGACAGTTAGATTATTGTCTGATACTAAATTGCTTCAAGTAAAAGATAGACAAGCTTTTGCTGACAAGTGGATTGATAAAGAAACAGGAGAATTGCTACTATAGAAAGATTCAGAAATGAATCCATTCTTAGAGAAATTCTTCTATATAGAGGGTTTGTTTAGTAATAACCTGAGACTTAGTTTATCTGGAACAGAAATAAATCATCCAGACAAAGCAAAGGGAACACTATTTAATAAGATAGCTTCTGCTGTTAGTGATGTAAAAGAAGCGGCTAACAATCCGATAAAAACTAATGTAGCTAGAAAGGCTTTAGAGAATATACTAAATAATAACAAAATAGGTTTTAGTTCTCTTGATAATTTTATCGAAGAGTTTTCTTCAATGAGAGCTATAAATGATTTAGATGAAAAACCTAATATGTAGGATATATATGATAAAACTATCATAGAAATTATAAATACTGCATAGGGAACTCAATTTAAACGTAATGTTATTATTCCAGCTACTTTGTAGCATCCTCTTACTGGTTTAATAAATGGTGTTGCTAGTAAGGTTAATGCTGCTGTTGCATATGATATGTCAGCACCGGTCAATAACCTAAGAGAATCTGATGAAATAGATTCTTAGGATGGTAGTTCAACTATGTCTCCTATTCAAGTTATTTTGGAAAATAATTCTTTGGGAGATTAGAGAGTTGGAACAAACAGAAAGCCTATATGGGACGATTAGACTGGAGACTTAACGTCATTTCTGGCTAAGTTTGCATCATTTGGATAGACTAATGCGATGATGTTACAATCATTATAGTCTAATTCAGCTTAGTATAATATGTTCAAGAAAATGCATAATATACGTTGGAATGGAGCTATAGATTTGACTAAGAACATTAATCAATTCCAGTAGACAGCATATGACTAGGAAGAAGTTTCTAGATGGTTTAGAGAAGCAATTTTAGGAGGAGAAAAATTATTCTATAAGAACCAGCTTGGAGAAATAGTCTAGGTAACTGACTTTGGAAAAGACAATTCTGGATATTTTACCGTAGAGACTATTCTAGGAAAAGGCTCTAATAAGGTATATCATTACTTTAGTGATGATACATCTGAGCATAGTACAGTTGGTGGATAGGGATTCCATACAATAGACAGTCTTTATGAATTGTTTGTTGCTCTTGGAGGTATTAATTGTACTAACGCTAAGGGAGTAACTTCCGAATTTAGTAATTAGGTTTTAACTAACTTTGTAATTAATGTTGGATATAAGGTTAACCCGAAAGTAACTTCTATAAACGATATAGTCCAACCACTTAAAGATAAGTTTGTAGCATATGTATTTAATAACTCTGCAGTAAAGAACGGTGCTAAGAACATAAACAGTAAAGATGTGTGGACTAATAATGCTCCTCTTAATACTTTCTAGTTAAATATATAGGGATTAGGTATTCAGCTTAATGCTGACCATGATGTAGTTGACTCAGAATTAACAGAGTTCTCTCAGGTAGTTGCGGCTTGTGCGGCATATGGAAAGGATTATAAGTCTGTAAATGAGATTTACTACGGATTGGCTGAATCAGCATTCTAGGCTTCTGAGTAGGAATTAACTAATATACAAAGATACTTCAAAGATTACGCTGAGGACCCAAGTAAAGCTAAATACTAGTTGTATAAGATAGTTGGAAAACTTATAGTATAGTCCAAGAGTAATAGTGATATGGATTTAACTGAAAAGTTAAAATAGGAAATAAACAAGGAATTTAAGGTTAACAAAGATAACTCATCTTCTGGTTTAAAGATTCCTTTTAGCGATCCTAGTATCTATACACAATTTATTACTAATATTACTTCTGTAATTAATTCCAAGTCTATTAAGCGTAAACACCCTGGGTCTGGATATGTTATGGCGCCAGGCTATAATGTAGTTCAATACTTTCAATGGTTTGACCCAAAAACTAAAACATATAGGAAGTATCTTTTTGAGGATGTTTTAAAGAGAGCTAGAAACGACTTTAAAGGAAAATTAAGAAGTGAGTTAGAAGCATGGTGTGCCAAAAATGGGGTTGACCCAAACAAATATGGAGAACGTAAAAGAAGAATTTCAAGTTTTGACCTAGCTACACTAATTTAGGAGTCTTCTGATAAGATAGACACTTCTCTTATTCCTTATTTAGGTATAACATCTTAGGACACGACTGAGTATAATAGACAGCTTGTAAATATGTTTCTAGCTTCTAAACAAGAGGCAGAGCAAGTAAGGGATAAGTCTTGGTTTATGCCTACTGATATTGTTAATATTATCAAAAATGATGGAACTGTAATATCTCACGATTTATCTGATATGGCTGATTTCTTTAAATTCAAAAATGGAATATTTGACATAGAGGACGAATACAATGTAAAAATTAATCAAAAGGGTAACAAGTTTACTATTACATTAAATGAAGATAAAAATTCATCATTTGTTATCGAGAAAGAGACAGATTCAGATAAATGGAACATTCATTTTAAGACGGGGGGAAGAGATTCTAATTTATAGAGAAGAACTCCGTGGATGGGAGCTAAAGAAGATTAGAAAATTAGACTATTCAATGCTGCTCTATAGGTTTTACCTGACGGAGCTATTCTGCGTTTGTCTCCAACTACTCAGGAATAGTTAGATACAAGAATAGGAGGCTTGACTAAGGGAAGTGTCGTAGGGTATTAGAGCATAATAGAAAACGAACAAAGGCACTCTGGAGTTAATTTAGAAGTTGTTTCTGAACCTTATACTGTCTCATATTTTGATAAAGATAACCAAGTAAAATCTACTTAGGTTAGAGAGTATAAGAAAATCTCTAATACTAGTAAACATACTTACAAATTAAACATAACAAAGCCTAATAATCTTAAACCATCTCTTCTTAGATGGCAATATGTAGACCCAGCTGATGGTATCACCAAGTACATGACTATATATGACCATCCGATTATTAGAGGTTCTTGGAACTTACCAAAATCTGAAAGACCAAAACAAACTTAGATATAGTAGGTTTTAGACTTACTAGATGAAGGAAAGTTTGAATTGAATGGATAGATATTAGATATAGTTCCAGGAAGTCTTGAAAATACAGAAGCTGAAATAGTTCTTGGTAATATGTACAAGGACATCTTTCAAACTGGAGATGCTACATTAGCAGATATTATGGACTAGGGAGAGAATTTCTTCAGAAAACAGACTGAGGTTCCAAAGATTCCCGCTGGATTTTATAATCTTGCATTTGTTAAGAATAATGGTCAACATACTTTAGTTTCGTTTAATAATCTAATAGAAACTCTTAATATATACGAAGACCCGTTTGATTATACTTAGGAGTATATAAACGATAATAACGAAATTTATACTCACTAGGATGGGATAAAGATTGGAAAATATATACAATCTTCTTGGAAATATTCAGATGGTAAGGTTTTAGACTAGAACAATCAGGAGATAGATAAGTCCCGCTATAGACTTATCCAAGATGAGAATGGAAACGTAGAGAATGTATTGTAGAGAATAGATTATGTCAAAAGGTACAAATATACTAAATCGGAATTAGTTAATGGAGAGTAGTAGTTAATTAACTATACTTTATACAAGATAGCTCCCGTTTAGGATATAAGAAATGCTTTAGACAAAAAAAGCAAAGACTAGGATGTATTAAATTCAGACGCTTTCCACCAAATCTCTTCTATACTTAATAACATTTATTCTCAGGATAAGTATATAGACATATAGGTTAATACTGGTGTAGAACTAAACCCAGATCTTAGGAGAACCATCGCCAATAGTCTTGTAGACTTCGGAAACGATACAAAATATGATAAGGAATCTAATAAAAGAGTCTTAATGACTCCAGAGGAAATTTAGAAACTTCCAAGATTCTAGTAGCATATGATTGAGTTACGAAATGCCCTAATTGGAAATAATTTCTAGGAATAGTACAGGTAGATAAGAACGTCTTACTATGAATATCTCCAGTAGTACAAGAAGCAATATTCATCGTTCTTAACATCTCTTCATTTCATCTCTTCTCGTATCCCAGCACAGTCATTGCAATCATTCATGCCCATGACTTGTGTAGGATGGACTGCTGATACCTCTAATACTGCTTATGTTTCCTATATTTAGACATATTTGTAGGGTTCTGACTACGATATTGATAAAGCTTATGTTATGGGACAATCGTTTAGTGATGATGCTATGTATATAGGCTGGAGTCCATTATTCAATTATTCTTCTGAGCAAATGGTTGATGCTAGTAAAACTCTTCCATTACCAAGAGGAAATAAATTAATTGTGGTGGAAGGAGAGCAATATTCTATAGAAAACGAACTTAATAGTATATTATCTTCATCTGGTCCGGAAAGACTTAGAAAAATGGCTAACTTGATATATAAGATAGACAGTAATAATGGAAGATATAATTACATAGTTGGAGAGAATGCTGATTAGAAGTAGAAGATTATAGAGCAGATTCAGAAACATGAAAACTATAAAGTAAGCTATAGATAGAGAGAGTAGGCATACAAAAATGTAGCCAGTGCTAATATTAGAAATGTTGTTCATAACATTAGAAATAGAGACTAGGCATATTCTCCTATTACAATGAGGGACTTGCAGAAAGAGGCTGACAAATCTCCAAAGGGAGCTAAAACTAAGTAGTTAAATATGATGAATCCGCTTACCAAATACGTAATGCAAAACCAGAACTTGGTTGGTAAAAACGTAATTGGTATAGCCGCTAATGGTGAAAAAGACTGGTTTAACCTTACTTACTACTATCATAATGTATTAAGAAATGGAAATCAGAAAGATAGATTCTTCCTAAAGATGAGTCACTCATACAGTAGATTATCTGGGCGTGCTACTGACCAACTAATGAACGTGGTTGTAAAACACATTCCAGACTTGTGGAATGCTTCTCCAGAGCTATCTTAGAAAATTAAGGAAGAATTTTATGCTACATATGATGGTTAGATAGACATGGATGATAAATATGTAGACTAGTTAATTTCTCAGATTCTTTCAGCAGCAACCGATAATGCTAAAGAGTTAATTCTAGCTAAAATTAATGCTGGTACTAACTTGGCTAAATATCATCTACACCTAGTTATGATGGGATTCAATCTTAAGGATATTGTAGCATTTATGACTAGTCCTGTAGTGGAGTTGATAGATAAGTATAGTAGAAACGATTTATATAAAAATCAAACAAGTTCTGTAACTAACGCTATTAAGACTCTAAATGGAGACATAGACTTGTCTAAATTAATAGTTAATCCCTAGGATAACCTTTCTCCAGAGGAAAGAATAGAAGCTATGGAATCTCAGATGGAAGCTATGGAAGCTGAGGCAGATATGATGATGGAATTAATGGCGGAAGGTCGTACCCCGAGAAGAGTAAATAATGAGTATTCTTGGGTAATTAAAGAACTTGGTTCTATGTATAAGACAGCATAGGCTAGGTCTCTTAAAGATTTTGTATAGAAATATATTAAAGCTAAGACCGAACCCTTATCTGCCAATAGTCCAGAATTTATGGTAGCCTTGTCAAACTATGAGTTGCCAGTAACTTCTAATATGAATACTAATTATGTGTTTAGATACATAGATTAGATTGTAAATGATATAAGATCTCAAATAGAAGACTATAACAGGATTCATCCGAATAGTAACTATTCTATGTTGGACTTTAAGCTCGACTTGAATGAATTTTAGAGAATAACAGATGAAGCGAACGAGACTTCTACATTGGCTTCTGTGTGGTTGAAACTGAATTAGGGTATTCCACAAACAGATATGGACTTGATTAAACTAATCAAGAGGATGTATGCCACTGTATCTACTAGAGAAAGAAGAATGGGTATAAAGAAACCTGTAGATTCTAACAAGTAGAAATTTGTTAATTTGTCCGATGAAGAAGATATAGTTACTGGAAATTCTGGTACCAAATAGGAACTTTTACAGTATCTAGAAAAATATTCTATGTTGCCAACTGTTCCAGAAGCCTCTAAGAATAAGACAGAAAGTGGTCTAATAAAAACTATAAAGAGTATCTAGGGAAACAACCCAGAGTTATCTCTTGCCGAAATAGTTTCAATATTAGAGGATGCAGTTAGGACAGACTTGTATGGAAATTTTGATTTATATAAATTCTTGAATGATGAGAAAGTAGTACTTCCTCAAAGTTCTAGAACTATCTATAACACTAGACAGGGAGACCTTGTTTCATATAGAGAGCTTGCTGCTACATATTATAACTTAGTTAAATCTAGTTGGAATATTCTTGATATGGTCAACCGTATTCCACATTACAAAATGAATCTAGATTTATTAAATTATACTCTATAGCAAAGACATCTATTTGCAAATAAGTCTAAAATAGTAGACCAGTTAATTTCTTTAGGAGAACTATCCTATAGTGCTTTATCCGATAGAGATTATAAAAACATCATACAGTATGCCGATAAGATATTGATAACATCATATTTCTTATCTAAAGAAGAACCTATAGATATATCTAAGGTAGATGATACGAAAGTATACGATTCTAATTATGACTTAGTTAGGTCAGATGAATTATATCTAAATTCTCTTAATGGAATTGATTCGCTAAAGAACTTTGTAGAAAATAACTTCTTTGAGTGGTTGAAGAATACTTATCCAGATAATTTCCTGGTTAAAGAATTAGTATAGAGTTCTAATAGAGGAAAGAGTATGTTAAGAACAGCCCTTAATCTATTTGAAATTGATTAGAGTCTGACTAACAAGTAGACCTATAATAGATACCTGATAGGTATTCAAGAGCTGGCTAATGAAAAATTTGATTAGAATCACTCAGTAGCTGACATACTGATGTTATATAACCTAGCGGTAAACGGAACTAGATTGGGAGGAAAATACATGACTGGTATATTTAGAGATTAGGTCAGAGAAGGTAATGTTCTGTATGACTATTATAAATTCATGTCTGAACAAGATTATAATGACGACTTTAAATATATTATGCCAACTAAGAGAGACTTCTTAATTGCTATGGCTCCTACTGTATATTCTACTTATGCATTAAATTATAGGACAGAGCCTTATGTTAAAGTTCTTAATCCAGCTCATGGATATGACGTGTATAAAAGATACTATGATAGGTCTGATTATACTTGGAAGTACGACATGAGTAAACCAGAATCTCTATTATAGTTAGACCACCTAGGTTTAACATAGGGAGAGATAGACGAAAGAACTTATAATTATGCACAGAATTCTCTAGTAATGTTCCCAGAACTTCATAAGAGATTAAGAGAAAATTCTATATTCTCTGGAAACGGAGAAACGAATATGAAAGACAAGGTGTTATAGTTAGCACAATACATTAGATAGAACAGGTTGCTTATTTACAAACTATGTTAATATGGAATGTGATGTAATTCTTGAGATAGGAGGGAAAAGTAATTTTAAAATTGATAGAGGGTCTAGTGAAAAGGAGCTAGACTCTCTTCAAGATATTGTGGAGTACTTAGACACCCTTCCTGAACATAAAATAAAACAGTTAATTTACGACTTGTAGACATCCTCTACAAGAGTGAAAAACTCTCAAAAATACTTCTTGGACAAACAGCTAATAGGGAACTGTTCTTTCGAGAATTTGAAACTTCGTTATCCAGAGGAAACGGAATTGATTAAAGATATTGAGAAACCCTATATAATTACTCTAGTAGATAAAGCATATTCTAACGGAGATATGCTTAAAGGGAGGGTTGTAGTAAACGGAGTAGTTAGTTATATATTTAGAAATAAGTTTGATGTTCAGAATTTTGCTGAAACAGAGCATAAGAAACATCTTGCCGAACAAATTATAGCTGACAATGATATTACTGACTAGTATCTGTCAGAAAAGTATAAGGATAAACTGAATATTATTAGGGATAACTATAAGAAGAACTTAGAGAGAATTACTAAGGAAGTAGATCCTACTCCGTCTGAGTAGTTTACCATCAAACATCTTATTTTAGACTATCTTAATAATAGTAGTGACTATACTAAGTTAATAAAAGTAGGAGACTAGATTATTGATTCTGGTTCTGTATTAAATGATTTCTGTAGAGAACTTAATAAGTAGTAGGTAATAAATGAAGATTCTGAATCCGACTTAGCTAGATACTTAAGAAGACTACACTGGAAAAGAGAGTCGTTTGGAAAATCTGAATTATATAAAGGGTTAGCTACTTACATTCCAGAATTTTCGCAAGAAGTTAGTGAGTAGTAGTTCATAAATCTAGATTAGGATGGAATGGAAAGTTTACTTCAAAAATACTTTAAGAATGATATTATTCTATCTAACTATCATGTAGAATCAGTTGGCAAATCTGTTCCTCAAACTATAAGACTTACCAAGTCTTAGGTAAAAAAATTGTTTGAAAATACTTTAGCTCTTAAGAATACGGAGAGAAAGGCTTTAGGAGAATTGGAATTATCTAACAGTTATGAGGACAATATATCATCCTTAGAGGATGCACAAGCCTTCTTTCAAGGTCACTTAAATATGGATATAGATGGAGAGATATATACTCTAAATATTTCTAAAGATAAGGACTAGATAGTGTATAGTTATAAAGGTAAGAAGCTCACAAACGATGATAAGGTTAAGTTAAAAAGGAAAGGAAGAGTCCTAAAAGATGAATTTAATTTTGGATATGACACAATGAATATATTTACTCCAGTAAATGAAGATGGAGTAGATAATGGATACTATAAAGGATACTATATATATAATCATCTAAACGAGGCTGGGGATAATATATTTATAGTAAGTAACAGTGTTATTAGTCCAAATCTATATGATCCGGCAAAGTTTAAATCATTGAAGGATGCTAAGTTAGCAGTAGAAGGATTTAACCGCTCGGCTAATGTATCAAAACAAACTAAAGTGGGATTAAAGCAGATATTAGGAAGTTCTGACGGAAAAAGATATGTTAACCTAGAATTTCCAACTAATGTTGGCCAGACCATAAATTCTATAGCTTATCCAATAGGCCAAAAAACTAAATTATTTGCTCAGGAGCATAATCTAATTACTACAAAGAAGCCCTCAGAAATCCAAGCCTTTTATAAACAGAGAGGTATAGATATTTCATCGTTAGACCTCCCTGAAAAGATAGGAATCTTTCTATATGCAATGACAGAAAATGGATATTCTATCAATGCTATGCAGGGAAAGACCTTAGAAGACTCTGACTATGCTAATATAAGAAAAATCATATTTGATATAAACAATGCTCCAATTAAATAGTATCTAGTAGAAAGAAGTAATAAGAACGGTGAGGGTAATTATACAACCTATATAAAATCCTTATCTGATTCTGGAATCACTATAAATTCTACTGGAGTAGACTTGGCAGGAAATCCTCCGACGTAGAGCCTTACGAGTACACTATTTAATTTAAAAGATACTCTTGAGAATACACTTTTCAAAGATACTCCAATTAAGATAGTTATTACAGATAATGAATAGCTAGCACAACTTCAGGACTAGAATGGAAATAGAATATTCCCCGATGGTACTGATGGGGTGAGGGCTTTTATCTATGACAATAATCTCTACATAAATCAGAGTAATGCTAGTATTAATGACCTTCTTCACGAAACTTTCCACATTGTACTAGGAGCCATAAAAGCTCAGGATATGAATGAAGGTACTAGAAATTATGAAAACATTTTGAATTTCTATGATAAAAAAGTATCTTAGATGACTAAGAATAGAGTTAATGACCTCTATAGAAACTTAGCATATATAGATAGAATGGAAGAGGGTGTCGTTAGACACTTAGCTAGATAGGTTGAAAATGGTGATGTGTTTTACTATAGTGATAGAACTAATGAAGCGATTGATTTGTTTAGATAGCAATTTCTAAACATAAGACAAAATATTAGAAAAAATATTAAACTTGATTTGGATTCCGATTTAGGTTTCCAGTCAAGTATAAATACTCTAGTATCGTCACAGGTAGGACAAATGTAGAAAAACCGTATCATTTCAAACCTTATAGAGAAAGGAATTGAGAAAGGTTTAATATTAGAAAACTGTAAATGAAAGATTGTAATTACACATTAGTTGGAAAAAGGCAGTATAACCACTCTTATGACGAATTAATTAAAATCTTGAAAAGAAGTCCGCAGCTTGCATATGACATTCTTTATTCTAAAGATTATAATCGTTAGACAAGAGTGGTTGACAAGCTGTCAGAATTAAAGGAACAGGGGAAACGCAAGTTTAGAAAGGAATTTTCTGACAGAGTAGATGTTATAAATGGATGTGCAGAAATAAACGCATCTGGATATACAACTCAATCATTTATTGATTCTGGGTTATATGTTGACCAGTATGGAAAACAAATAATGCCGGTTTTATAGGTAGATGATTATATTGAAAGAATGAAATCTCTATATGAATAGAAGGGATTAACTAAAGATTAGGTCGATTAGCATATCTCTATTTTGAAAAATAGCTGGAAAAGAATAGCAGAAGATGGTAGAGATTTACATAAAATTATCTTGAAGCAGGGTAAGGAAACCTCTTACTCCTAGACTGAGGATAATACTAAGGGTACTTCATTTGAGCATCTAAGTGACGTTATACATGACTAGGTTTATGATGATATATTTAGTTAGGTATATTTAGGAAACGGAAAAGAATCTAGAGAACTTGGGGACGACTCTTCTCCAGTTATTCTCAAGAATCTAAATCTCTCTGCTAAATTAATAGGAAGAGACGAAACTATTACTGGACATATTGATTATATTGTAGTTAAACCAAATGGTTCTGTAGAAGTATTCAACATAAAAAGTTCACACGAATCTCCCGCATTTTGGGATTAGGCGAAGAAAGAAAAATATAGAAATGAGTTTGCTTTATTATCTAGAATACTTTAGTATAATGGAATTAATACCAATGATATTAGATTTAATGTTATTCCAGTGACACTCGGATATGATGATTAGTTTAAGAACATAAAAGAGATTACTGTTAATAGAGCAGAGTGCTATAGTCATAATAGAGGTGCATTTATAATGCAAGAATCTATGAAATTAGCTCAAAGGTTCATAGCATCTAATGCAGAAACTATTACAATAAACGACTCTTCAATAGATACTGTAAATAAGCAGTTAAGTGCGGTATTTCCAAAAAGGGATATAAAAGCTGACGGAATAACATCTACTATTGAAGAATATATTGATAAAAACTGGACATATTGGACTCAAGGAGAGCAGCCAGATACTGGTTGGAATCTCACTATAGATGGAGTGATCTATCATGTAAATAGTTCTGAAGTTAAGAGTAAGAATAAGGAAGTAATAGAAATCATTAAGCAAAACCAGGATAAACTTCTAAATGTAGATAATGGAAAACTGAGTGCTAGAGGTATAGTGAATTAGATAGGAGAATTTAGAAGATTCGGTTTTCCAAAATTTGACAATGACTATTTAGATTAGCTGTTTAGTCCATACTTTGAACATTCTGTTGTTAAGGTAAACGGGAAAGATAAATACAATTATCTGTGGGAAGTAGTTAAAAATGATACACTAGATAATTGCAATATCATTATGTTCAAAAATACTCTTACTGGATAGGTCAATGTGGTTACTCTTTCTGGTTTAAACTTAGACTAGAAACACTCTTTCGAGGGCAGGGATAATATATTAGGTTTCCATTTGAATGATTTATAGGCTACTGACAATCAAGGTAGAGAATTGATGAAAGCCACATATGGAAATATAGAAACAATGAGAACAATGTTCTTATTAAATGAGATAATACCACAATTAGGCTCCGACATTAAGTTGGGAGATTTAATAGTAGTCGGTGGATTAGGAGGAAAAATATAGAGCCAATAGTATCCAATACAGTTAGTTGTTTCAAATTTCGTTAAAGCCCAAGAAGTTTTAAATAAAAAAGAACCAAATCTTAAAATTAATAACAATTTTTCTACTGTTGAGCATATCTCTCCAGTATCATTATTGATAAATGAATTTTGGGATATTTTACATGAATCCCCTAATTTAGGAAAAACAGATTTCAATTCTTTAAAGGAATTAATTTCTGGGTCTGATACAGACGGATTGTAGCATCTATTAAATGGGACTACAATAGACTCCTTGGCATCGGCTGAAACTACTGAAATATAGATTTAGAGACTAGAGGAACTGATTAAGAAGCTAAATACTATCATGTCTAATTAGCATATGTCTGTATCTCCAGATACTATCATAAAGTATGCTACTGGAAAAGCTAAACTAGCCAATCCAGAAAGAAATGAACTAGTTACTGGATGCTGTAAACTGTTACTCAATGCTTCTATAGCTTTAGATAGATTGTCTGGAGTTATCAGAATATCAGAGGGTGATTTATCAGAGATGGAACGACTACTTGCAAGACCTCAAAATATATCCAATTCATAGGTTAGAATTATTAGTAAGTTATTGCAAGATGCTATCCACAATATTTCTAATAAACTAGAACCTCAAATATCAGACTTTAATTTAGCCTGTCTAGAATATTACGAAGCTAAGGGATATGGAAAAACTCGAAATGCTTTGATAGGAGATTAGGTTAAAGTTTTCAGACACTTGTATAAAGAAAAGGATGGGGAGTTATTCTTCAAGAATCCATATGATAATTCTGAAGATTTGGATGAGGATGATAGAAAGTTCCTAAAGAAAGCATTATTTGAAATAAATAAACTAAGATTTAAGGATAATAACTTTTCATATAAATCTGAAGATGATAAATCTCTATTATCGTTTATAAAAAATAATCCCCAATACTTATGGGTACCATTGGAAAAAGCTTCTTCATCTACTAGATGGAGTAATCCCGGTAAGTACTTTGAAGACTTTAAAAGAAGGGTTAGAGGGTACTGCAAAAATCCAACATTATTCTTTAAGGAAATGTATGAAGATATTCTAACAGATTAGGAAGAATCCTAGATTAATTAGGATATAGAGGATATGTAGGCTTATAATAGATTTAGAGCTTCAGAAACTACAAAAGGTAGACAAAGATTGCTAACCAGATACGGAAAGGATTATTTTGAAACCAACCTATAGAATCTTGTGATAGATTATTCATATAAGAGTCTTCAAGAAGAAGAAATGAATAAAATGTTAACTAGGGCTAAAGGTATTCTTCTGTAGTTAAAGTTAACTGGAATTAGAGAAGATGATTAGGAAAAATTTGCTAAGACTATTAAGCATATTGATGACTACATTAAGACAGCAGTATTTAATAGGAGCATAATGGAAGAAAGCTCCAAGAAAATTATTGCTAGGTTGCAGCCTCTCAGAAAAGCAGTATCTACAGCATATATTGCAGCTAGCCCTGTTGCGGCTATCCGAGACGTTTTTGGAGGTTTCTTATCTAATGTTGTTAGAACAATGACGAAATATAGAACCGACATAGACGCTAAAGATGTTATGTGGGCGTATCAATTTGTGTTAAGATAGGGAGTCCATTCTGCCATGAGTATAGACTTACTAGATAAATTAAATAGTAAGTATCTTATTTCTAATATCAATATAGAATAGCAGTAGGAAGGTTATAAAACTAACAGAGGAGGTATAACAAATGCTGGAAATTGGATGTATGCCACTCTTAGAAAACCTGACTTTCTAAATAGAATGGTTTTATTCATGGGGAAACTAAAGCATGATGGTTCCCATAATGCTTATTCCATTGTGGATGGAAAACTAGTATATAACTGGAGAATGGATAAAAGATTTAATTTATTAGCTTCAAATGATAAGAGTGATATGGAAGCCTACAATAAGTAGAAAGCTCTGTACTTGAGCTAGATTATGAAGTTTAATGAAGAGAATCCAGAAGCAAATCTTCCTGTCAGTCTTGATACTAATTTACCAGACGGTTATACCTAGAACTAGATTGATGAAATCAAGAATTTAGGAGATACCATATACGGTTCATATAACCGAAGCACAAAGGCTATGTATGAAAATCTTGCTATAGGTTCACAGTTTGGAGTATTCTCTACTTGGATGAATGGTATATATGATGTATATCTAGGATAGAGAAGAGAATCTTCTTATGAAACTTAGAAAGTCTAGAAAGAGGACGAGAACGGAAATAAACTCTGGATAGATGATAACGGAAATGTTACCACAGAGAATACAGGAGTTCCATATTTAACTGATGTTCCATTAGTTGTATAGGGAGTATTAAGAACTTTACAAGATACGGTCTCGGAACTTTATCACGGTAGAGGATGGGAAGGAATAAAGTAGAATATTCTTAGCAACCCGATGTAGATGAGGAACTGGAGAAGAATACTGTCGGATGCTCTAGTAGCTATGTTATTGTATTGGTTATTTGAGGAATTAATCAATCCTGCATATAAGGAGCACAAGAAGACTGGAGATGGAAAGGATGTTCTAACTAATGCTGCTATTGAACTACTATATAAAGGTAGCTCTAGTAGTTTTGAAGAGTTTAAGGGACCTCTTCCAATATTGGACTACGTAATGAATAATACTAGTCCTGCATCTGTTAAGTGGGGAGCTAAAGTTTATAATGACATTGAAGGATTCTTGTTCGGAGATACTACATTTGGAGAGTTAGTTACAAAATCTCAAGCATTACCACGTTCTCTATAGGATACATATAAAATGTATAAAAGAGATACTATAAATGGTATTGGAGAAGAATAAAAAAATAAGGGAATATAGGAAGGCATAATCGCCAACCTATATTCCCTTTATTATTTACCGCGTACCGTAATCAGTTATGTTAGTGCGTTCTTTACATACATTACATTGTACAGTTTTACCTAGTCCTATACTCCATCCTTTTGCCTCATACACTGGTTTCTGAGCTTGTTTATCCTCTTCTAGTTGTCTAATTCTTTCTCTACAGATGTGAATAATTTTCTCATAGTCCATTATTCTAGCATCCTCTTTAGATTTTCCAGGCTCTTCTTTAATTCTCAAAACTCTTTTAACTATATCAGCATCCCACGGATTGAGATTATATTCTTTCCATATATTCCACGGCTGAATTACGTGAGTACTATAATCAGACTTTCCTATATGGTAATCTTGACAGCTCTTTTCCGTGGTTTTCAAAATACCCAAGTTCAATAAGTGCTCTATCTCTTTCTTGTTTAGCTTTACCAATTGAATCAAATCTTCCTCGGTTCTCATATTAATTATTGTTTACGATTTGCATAATAGTTCCGAGAGATACAGCACCAACAGTTCTCTTAACTTCTTCATCTCTGTCATTGTAGTAAATCAACACAGGCACATTTCTTATGCCTTTAGAGTTTGCCAATTCTTCCTCTTCATCTACATCATGCTTTACTATCTCTATCCTAGAGATTTGTTCAAGAGTTCTGTCTAATACCTTGCATGGTCCACACCATGATGCTCCAAATTTTTCAATTCTTGTTACCATTCTTATTAAATATGAAAATCAATTACAGAAATTTCTACATCATCTTCTACTGATTCCAGATAATCTAAAAACTCTTTTCTCCAAACATCTTCATCTTTGTCATTGGTAGTCATAGCCCACCAACCCATACTAGCAGACTCATGCCAATCTCCGTCCTCTGTTACAAAACAGAATGGAATTCTATCTTTTTCCAACATAGCATCCCAGTCTACCTCTTCTTTGGTAGCAAAGATGGCATTGAGGGGTTCTCCGTCTTCTCCTTTTTCCTTAAGAAGTAACCATGCCCCCCATCTACCTCCTTCACAATACCAATCCCACTTAGAGTCAGGATTATATGTAGACATCAAGTTCTCTTCGTCATCAATTTCATATCCCCAGTTCTTAGCTTCTTCCCAGGCATCTTCATATGAGATAAACAACCCTTTCTCTATGATTTTATTAGCTCTTTCAAGCTGTTCCTTTTCCCATTCGGTGGTAGGATTCTTATACTTATCTGCTAGCTTAATGGCATACTCATAGTTATCAGCGTGTCTGGTTTTAACCTCATCAATGGCTTCATCCTTTGTATATCTAACATATTGTTCTACCTCCATGTTTTCATCATAGGGTTCTAACAATGTTTCAACATTACTTCCGAATACTAGTCCTACAAAATGGCTCATACTATATATTTTTTAACAATTTCTGAAATCATCTTACCGTCTGCTTGAGGAAATTCTGATTTCAAATATTTAATCGCATTTCCCATTTCTTTCTTTGGAATTTGGAAACTAACCATATCTATTGAATTTTCTTCATTATAGAAATCTTCAATAAAGCCTTTTCCCTCACACCATATTTGTAATGCAGAATGTATGTCTGGCTCATTTACAGGCTCAGGAAGCAACTTTTTTAGTACTTCCAATTCATCCCTATATTCAGTTGCCAAGTCCTCTCTACCAGCCTCTATAAAGCTAGAAATACTGTCCTCTAATTTCTTACACATTTTAGAAATAAGCTGTATCTCAGCTGCTTCATCATAAGGTTTAGCATTTTTAGCAGTTTGTAGAATCTGAATTTCTGCCTTCAGATTCTTATATGCACGAAGTTCTACTTGATTTTTAGACTTCATTGCTTTAGCTATACATTCGTTTATATTTATCATTTTAAATTATTTAATCCTTCTTCTAAAACTTCATTTAACCAAGTGCCTCCATTGTAAAATTGGGCAATGTACTTGTAAGTTCCATCTCCATTACTTCTAACGTCAACCAAATAGGAAGTGTCTTCTGGATATTGAGTATCATCACATTTATACAGTTCTCCGTTTAACACTTTATAAGTATCATCCACATCCATTAAGGTTTCAGCATATGTATCTCCTTCATAAGCAATCTCATAACCATATTTCTTACAAAGATACTCACAATATTCTTCTACTGTAAGTCCTTTTGTATTAATTTTAGTTAAAGTTCCTGTATGTAATTCAACACGACTCATATTTCTAGAGTATAATTAGAAATCCAATCCCCACAACATTCACAGTGTCCTAAGTCTTTATATTCTCCTAGATGTTCAATAAGAGACATCCATACATCCTGAAGAGTAGCTATATCAGTTTCTCTATCCAGCATAGCTCGTATAGATACTTTTATCTCTTCTGGAGTCATATCTACAGTCTCTTTTCCATCAACTGTAAGTGATGTGCAAATACATCCGTCAGTATATTCTAGTTTCATATTACCAATGTATTGATATATAAGAAGGGTAGTTTTTTTCAAAACATTCTACTCTAAATCCTCTTTGCGTAAGTTCTTTTATTAGTGGAGAATATATCTCGTTAACAGCGTAGCTCCAAGTTATATAGGACCTACCTTCCTCTGCTGCCCATAATATTTCTTTTTCTATTCCCTCGATAGCATATTTGTATTTCTGGTCAAGTATATTAGACTTAATTTCCTTCCTATAAGATGTTAACAATTTAGCATTTTGTGCAGTCACCATATTTTCCTCATTAAAATATTATCCATTATAATCTAAAGCTTTAACCAAATATTTGATTGCTTCTAGCTGTCCATATGTTAAGGATATCAGTTTATCATTTAAACAAATATCCCAACCTTCTCCATTCACCCATTCTGTTACTTCTATAAAGTCTGAATCCTTCGCCAAATGGTCATACTTTTTTAATTCGTCGCTTACAGCTTTTCTTTCATGAATTTCCATATTAAATAATTATTTTAAAATGTACAGAAGTTTCCCAGGTTCTCCAACCTAGAAATTTAGTAGGAACCAAGTTAGGTTTTCCTATTAAATCTCTAAGTTCTAATGGAGTCAAATCAAATTCCATCCCTTGGACGTCATCTGGAGACAGTCCTATCCAAACTTTCATTCTTCTGAGATTCTATTTTTTCTTTAACTTCCCTATATGATATTGGGGTAAAATTATTATTATCAACTCCGACATCATACTGAGTCGGTAATAGTACCCTAAGTCTAGAAATATCCAAACCATCGGCTTGTGGTCCAGAGTGAACATGACCAAATAATTGCCATACTCCTCTATATGACCCTCCATAACACAGAAATGGATAATGGTTTAAATAGATAGAATTATCCTCAATCTCTATCTGCAGTTGAGGTACTACCATATCAAAATATGACATATATCCCTGTCTAAGATTCTTTCTGTCATGATTACCTATAATAAGGTTTATATGACCATTTAGACGAGGAATAATACTTTTCCATACATTACTCCCACCAAAGGCAAAATCTCCCAAATGGAAGACCGTATCATCCTCGGATACTACTAGATTCCAATTTTCTATTAGAGCTTCATTCATTTCTTCAACATTTCTGAACGGTCTATTACAAAACCTAATTATATTTGCGTGTCCGAAATGAGTGTCGGAAGTGAAAAATGTGTGGTCCGGACTATACTTAATCTTCTTTTCGCTCATTCTCTTCTAGTTTTTCAGCAGTTATATTATACCCAGTTTTCATCCAACAATAAAGCTTAGATGAAACCATTTTTCTAAATTCAAAGTAAAACATCTCTTCTCTAGCTAATATAGGAAATAGGGTATGCGTTACTGCCAAGATTGAAACATTAAATTTCTTATGCAAGTTCCTGTACATATTAGACATTCCGACTTGGCGAGATAGATCGAATCCCTTGTCAACTTCATCAAACACTAATAGAGTTTTCTCATCCCAATGTTCCTTGTTTTCTTCTAACCATTTACTTAACATCGCTAGACCTCTCTGACCTGTAGACATACGTTTGGTTTGGAATCCTCCGTTCTCAAGTAAGGCTTCTGCTGAAGCACTATTATTAAGACTCGTTGGGTCATCAAATTCGGCACTAATGAAATAAAACCTAGTAAAGTCAGTACTTATTTCAACCTTATTTTTGAATCCTCTAATATTACAATATCCAAGCTTAGTCTGATACACAGCGTTTGGGTCATCTTTGCTGTTATCACATTGATAATCTCTTATAATATTAACAAGAGTTGATTTTCCACACCCGTTATCTCCAGCAATCAGAATCTCTGGATGTTTACTAAAATCGAAATTAAATTCATCACCTTGCTTGAGGGTTCGAAAATCCTCAAGCATTTTTATATTAAGGTACATATTAAGAAATCAAATCTTTAAGTTTAGAGATATACTTACTATTATCCTCAGCTACTTGCTGGTTAAACTCAATTTGAGTTTGGATAGAAACAATCTCATTTTGTTTAACTTTAATGTCTTCAGCTATAGCTGCATTTAGAGCCATAGCCTGGTCATAAGAGGTCTTGAAAATATTCTTTACTTCTGCTAACTGTTCAGCAAATGATTTTATTTGTTTTTTGCTACCGAAAATACTTGAAATGTTCATAATATTAATTTTTACTTATTTATAAAATTGGTTTCTACTTCCCATTCGAAAAAGCTAGAGTCTAAGTTCTCATAACTTTTTCTTGGACTATTTGCGTAAATGCCTTTTAACTGTTCAGTCATCATATTCATCATTTCAGCATAGTCCATTTGCCTTCTTATTTTAGCAGCTTTACGAGACCATTTAGAATTTCTTCCTACAGTATATACTGCTCCATATCTAAGACATCTTCCACATACTCTTGGATATAGGAAGGTATACTTAAGAGCTTTCTTTACTTTCCTAGGAATCCTTCTTTTATTCCCCATGATATGTAAAGCCATAAGCTGCTCCATATAAGTCCCACAAAGTTTCTTCCTCCAAGTCTCTAGAACTCCACTCTAAATCTGGAAGAGAATATTTTACTATAGCAAAATACAAGTCTACAAATTCCTCCTCAGCATAGTCAAATTCATAACACCCAGCTGGTGCACCCCATTCAGCATCTGATTCCCTAACATACTTCTCGTCTATTATTCCTAGTTTTAATAACTCTTTAGTAAATTTTTCTGGTATCCAATAGTCTGACTGAAAATCTACTCCAACTTCCTTGATAAAATCAAAACCTAGGAGTTTAGTAGTTTCTTTGTATGCTTTGGATATTTCATCTGCTGAATGATTAGCAACTATATGATAGTCTGTTGTACAAGCATGACCATCTCCACTAGGATCTCCTATTACAAATCCAATATTATATTCCATAATTAACAATTTCCATATTCCGTTTCTTTGTAAAATTCAATCTGCTGTCCGTATAGTTTCTGCAACTCCTGATTTAGTTCAGTAAATACACTATATGGCATTTTCTTATTCTGCCTAGCAAAGTAAGCAGGATGATATACTTCCATAATTTTTGGGCTATTTACAATATACTTCTTAAATGACGATGCTTGATTACCAAATAAGACATATATTATGCCTCCATCTCTAGAACTTAGATTGTGAATTAATTTGGCAGTAAAGGATCTCCACATATCAAAGTGTGAGCCAACTCTACCAATTTCACAAGTGAAAGCAGTGTTAATCATTAAAATACCTTGCGTTGCCCATGATTCTAGAGTATTATCAAATTCTATTCTATTATGAGGAATCTCATAATTTATTGCAGCTTCTTTGACTACCTGTAATGAAGGCGATAGTTTATCTTCTGGAGTGTCCTTTGAGTTGCCAAACAATATTCCAGTAGCCACACCTTGTTGTGGGTACGGGTCTTGTCCCAGAAAGACTACTTTACAGTCTTTCAAAGGACAAGCCCTAAAGGCTTTAAATATATTTGGAGAGGAGGGACATAAAGTTGTTTTATCTATAGTACTTATCCAAGACAGTATCTTGCGAAGTTCTGCAGTATCTATTACATCCATCCAATCTCCAAAGTATTCACTAGCTTTCATTCACACCATCCTTTTTTTCTAAATTCTGCATGTAGAGGTTCTGCCAATTCTCTAGCCTGTGGATGTGCACTTTCTGCATCACGCAATTTAAAGAATCCGTCCCACTGTGTAAGAGTACCAGTCATAATTAATTCAGTCTTAAGACTATTAGGTAGTACAGCTCTTGCTTGCTGAGGTTTCCAACCCTGATTTAGTAATTCCAAATATAATTGTTCGGATATTTGTAAATTAGCTATAAAATTCCTTTCTGGAGTAATCTCCCAAGGTTTAAACCAGGGGTTCCCTTTTCCAGTTAAATGATAGTAGTATTCTCCAATTAAATTTCCATACTCATCATGATTAATGATAGTTCCTTTAACTTCTTGGAGAGCTAGGCTGTCTGCCCAACATGGAATAATAAAGGTAAGCTCATTACCAAATTTGTCCTTGGAATAATTGCAATAACGGGTACTCTCCTGAGCAAAACTAAACACTCTATGCCTTACAAATTCGTGGCTTACTCCTCTATCACATACAAATCGAACCGTAATTCTTTTCTCATGTTCCTTACCAGGATTACAAATATATTCCAAATCATCTAACCAACCGTTCTCTACAAGTACTCTATAATTAGTAGTAACAAATCCATTCCATGTTCCCTTTTCTGCTTCTCCGGTACTATTAGCTGCAGAATAAGGATTGCTGCAATACTTAAAATACTGTTGTCTAGAAGACATCGTTAGAAATAGATATACGGTACCATGCTCTAACATAGCTCCATGCCCAGACTTTACCATTCTCTCAACAAATTTTGCAGCAGAATCTAGAGTAATCTTGTCCTCTGATTTGTAACAGGTTCTTCCAGCTATTTCAATCTGTCTATATACAGTGTCAATAAGCTCTTGCCTAGCCATTTTAGGTCCTATTTCCATATCAGATGGAATGATTATGTTTCTAGGTTTCTGCTCCAAGATTTCAAAATATGGTTTAATTAGCTTCATTGTAATCCTTTGTTAGTTCATCATTAGTGTATTCATCTGCTTCATAGTCACTCATTGCTCGGTCATACCATGTCCAATTATCAACACCTGCCATTTCTAGACAACGCAACTTCCATCTATCCCTTAATAACTCTGCTAACTCGTCTTTTCTAATTAACTTCATTTCCATAGTCCTAGTTCTATACCTAATGCTTTATCCATGAAGCAATACGTTGTTCCGTCCTTTAATGTCCTGGTATTCGGCTTTATGTGTAATGCTAAAGGACAATCTTTATTAATTCCTGTAATATCTCCAGTTCTCCAAGGTTCTTTCTCAGATTTTTCTGCGTCGATGCCTATTATGAATAAGGCTTCATCCTTATACTTTGCACATTCCTTGCAAGCATGATCAGAATAACCTACAGTTTTTCCATGTAGACTCTTTACCTCTTTTGCAGCTTCTTCAGAAAGAAGGGAATTCATTATGATTCCCTCCTCTGCTATATTCCCACAAACTGGGCATAGGTAGTTTACTAAAGAGACCTCTAGTTCTTTCGACATCTCTTGCAAGCTTTATATCCTTGTTTACGAGCATCTGATAAAGATATTTTCTTAACTTCAGGATTGCGGGCCTTCAAAGAGGGACAATCCTTACTAGTATGATAAACACTGCCAGTCTTTGTTACATATACATCAGTATCTTCATAGTCAATACAACCACCAGTCGGATTTCCATTTTCGCCGCAATAAGCTCCACTATTAGCTAGAATTAACTTTCCGTTATCAGCCTCTATTACTTCGTCACCATTTTCTAAATACATATCCTCTACCTTTCTTAATGTTAAACTTTTTATTGAATGATAATCATGTCTTATATTTTGTTCTGCTTCATATTCATCTTCAGCAGTAGTCCAAACATTTTGATCATCCCCGTAAGTATGTTCTATATGATATATAAATCTTTTCATTTTATTCCTCCGAAATAAGCTCTACTAGAGTGAGATTTCTAAAGGTCTCATTTAGAGACTTTCTAGCTTCCTCCTCACTTGGAGCTTCTATAGTAACTGTTTCTGCACATCTTTTCTTAAATTCTATATAATACGTATAGGTTTTCATCTTCTTAGTTTATTAAAAATTTTACTTAATATAATTATAAGCGCCATACATATCATAGCGGTGATATAATATAGCGTCAATGCAAAGAAACACAATCCTGCGGCTATAATAGCTATCCAGATTGGGCTAGTTATAATTAGTATGAGAATTACGATAAATTCTAACATAAAGTTTTATAATATAATAGGGTAGGATTATTATCGTGTATATCAATCTGGTCTAATTGATATAGTGCCAACTTCTGAGAAAATTGTTGTCTATCAAATCCATTAGATATAAGATGATAACCATTAACAGTGGGGATTATATGCTTAATCCTATCTCCCTCCGCTCCTCTACATTCATTAATTAGAGATATTATCCTATTCCTATATTCATCATCTTTAGAATCTATATCAACAATCCACAACTTCTTATAATTAGAACTTCTACTGGCACCGGTAGCCCTGTCATATACAGCTATGCCCTGCCTAGTATTTCCATTCTTAATCAAGTCTGCAAATTGTTTAATAGACTCGCAAGCTATATCAAGAGTATTTCGAGGATTAATCCAAAAGTAAGCTCTAGCATTATTACTATTACACAAGTCCTTTATATATGACTCTTGTCTCAGAAATTCTTCCTTTGTAAAAAAGTAGAAACTTCTAATAGTTCTAGCACCAGATGTATAGGATGGGAGTTCTACCCCATCCTTCTTTCTTTGAATTATTTGAACGAAATAAAAATCATCTTTATCTACTAATCCATCAAATAGATTAGCTAAATATTCAAAATTGTCTACCATAAAATAAGTCGTTAAATATATTAGCACCTCCGAAGTAGTCAGGAACACATCTAGTTATAATAAGCTGTCTGAATGAATCTCCATGCTTCCTTTTAAGGTAATCTTCAAGTGAGCATTTAGCTATCAACTCATTGCTTTTATTTTTAACTATAATCTCTTTATCATAGAGTGTCTCACTATACAAGACTACATTATAATTGATCCTGTAATTCATTTTCTATATGTTTTTTAGCCTCACGCCTTGCTTTTTTCTTATCTACCACATCCATCATTATTTCTCCGTATTTTTTGAAATAGATTTCACCTCCCCATCCTTTCCATCCTTGAGAACCATAAGCTCTTCTTTTTCTTCTACGTTCTACCTTTCCCTCTTTATCAAGGTATGGAGTAGGGATTCTATTCTTCGGATTGTGTGCGGTAGGATGATGCTCCTTGTAAGTTCTACTCATGCTATAAGTTTTTCAATATATTCTCTATCCTCTCCTTTAAAGATTGGAATCTCATTATCAATAAACCAATAACTTCTTAAAGTTTGATTCATAGTCTGATGATATTTCTTTATACAGCAGCTTCCTCTTTTAAACTTAGTAGGATAATCATTCCAGTTAATTCCTTTCTCCTGAAATAGTAACTCTTGAATTTGATTAGAGTTTAGACCTTCCAACTGTTTGTGAGAGAAATGTGCCTGCCCAGCTGAAGAAATGCTGTTCCTCGTAGCATCCTGCTGTCTCCATAGGATACAATTAGTTACTTCCTCTTTTGGAATGTTAAAGCATCTGGCATCAAACATTGCTCCAGTCTTAAGAGAACGCTTATATGAGCTAGTTAACTCATCATCGTCTAACTTTCCATTATAAGAAAGCTCTACGATTTGCTCTTGAAATCTTCTGTTAAAAATAAGAGTTGCCATAGATGCTGCCACACTACATATCTTCTGAACATTATAATCAAACCAGGCGTCAGTAGTAAGTTTCTGATAGTCGATAAGTACTAAAGTAATTTCATCAGACTGTGTGTATCCTAAAACACATCCCTGAATATTCTCACATAAGTACTTCATTGTTTCCTGCATAGCATTACACATAGCCTCATCAAAGGGTTTATTAAAACCTCTTGTGAATGTGTGAAATGCTTTTCCATCTAGTCTTATAATAACTGGTGTGCGTCTAGCTAAAAATGTTTTAGAACGATTCTCATAATAAGATTTCATTCTATCTCCTAATTCATCTTTCATAGCTTTTCTTTAGATATACTTATACTTCCTTCGTAGGCATTTCCAAAAATCTTATATTTAAAATCTTTATCTGGTTTTGTACAAATTATACAATAGTATGCATCTTGTCCTAGAGTCGCTTTTCCAGCATAAGAACATTTCCAACCTAGCATTTCCATCACTCTTCTTGCTGTAGAAAATGCTATATCTCCACCTCTAAACGATTCTGGTTCACCTTCCATAATTAGTGATAAATTCTCGGAAATACTTCTTATACCCTGAGTAATAATTTCTCCCCTATTAACTAGTTCGGCATTATGCCACATAAGTTCATCCTTATCATTATAAATCTCTCTAGTAGGACTTCCATTATTATCTACTGGATCTAACTCATCAATAACTTCATAGATTTGTTCGGAATCATAACAATCAACCTCTTCATACCTAACCTTCTCAACCGCCTCCTCTATAGTATTAGCTTCTACATCATAGAAGTACCTGTTCCAAGAGCGGGACAATATATCCTCATATAGTTTAAATTTTGTCATAGCTCACTGATTAAAATTTCAGAATCCAGGTCTTTTCCACTATAGTCAACAATCTTAAGTTTCCAGTTGCCGAGGAATCTGGCTTTACATACTTCCTTAGCTATGGCTATTACATCTTCAGGAGAATAGAAAGCGTTAGTCTTATCACCAACCTTATATCCGTTCCATCGTGAACTATCTTTTTCAATTTCCTCGGAAGTAACAGGCCTTACTAATTCTATTCTATAGAATCCAGCAGCTAGAGGATTTTTCTCTTCAGCCTCATATGTTTCCGTACACATAGTGTAAGTATTTGGGCTGTCCTCTGGACTGAAACTTACTCCATCAATGATAATATTACCATAATAATGAACTGCATTCCAACTTACTCCACGATAAGTAGTTACATCTAGTGTAACAGTTCTCGGAGAATTATTTCTAATCCAAGAACCCCTAGTGATAAATCCAGGAATAGAAATATCCAGTCCTGCATCATCTCTAAATACTTCTGGGTAGTCTTTTCTATCCCAACAATGTTCAATAGCTTCTTTTATATTCATATCACCTAGGAACTACATCCAAATCAGTTATATAAAACGAATTATCATCTATATCCTTTTGCACAAAGTATCCTCTAACCTCTACAGTCTCTCCGCTTAAGGTGTGTATCATAACCTCTCTGTCTTGGTCAAATTGCTCCAATATTTTAATTAATTGTCCTACTAACATTCCCATATAGGATAATATTCATTATAGTGTAAACAAAACCTATATAATCTATTAGCTGCTTCAACTGGAGTATGACCATCCCATTCATCTGCTTTCCATCTTTCAGGAATATTAAACAGATTCCAATCCTCTATTCTGTAATGATTACTTACTTGACCAGTAGGAAGATAAGCCATAACTATGAACCATCCTCCTCCAAAGCATAGCTCTCCATCTGCGTGCCTATAAGATTTGTGGACTTCATATTTACCTTCTAAACTGTTAAAGAATGCTGCATTATACAGCATTCTATAATGATAAAGTTCGTCAAAGCTATGAAATCCATCGGAGATCTTGCCTTCTGGAAGAAATAGATTCTTTAACCTTTGTAGAAGTTTCATATTAGAACTTTCCTTCGTTAGGTTGTAGACATATAAGTCCCTGTTCTCTCCACATCTTTACACACTTAGAACTATCATCAAGGACAAATTGTACGTTATACTTTCCCTTGATATTTTCCTCGTAGATTCTTCTCTTACAGTCTGGACCTGGACTATAGTCTCCTACTGGTCTAAAGAACATAGCATCAGACGGAATCTCATTCTTCTTTAACCATTCCTTTGTAGCATCTACAACCTCAGCAGTTCCTTCTCTACCAGTAACTATGAAAACTAAGCAATGTTCTCCCATTTGTCTTACTAGACGACAAATCTCTTCTACTGGAGTATCCTCTAGCATACCATTGGCACTATTTTCTCCATAGAACGGTCTTCCAGAAGTATTTAGGCAAAGAGTGGCATCCATATCTACTAATATCACTGGTCTTCCTCCATCAACGTGTTCAGCCTTATTCTTAAGCATTTCCTTAATATCGGAACTAATGATAAAGTTTCTGTAACGTCTCCAAGTTTCTTTGATAATCTTCTCTCCAATAGGATTAGGACGAGCAGCATCTCTTAGAATACATTCTTCAACTGGAGTCCAGAAGTCTTTATACTCTATATTCACATGAATTCCAGTATCCTTCTCTATATTCTCACATAAAGTACGAATCCATGCATCCTCCTTAGGATTTAGGTTCATATTATCAACTACTACATCGTAACCCTTAATAAGAGCAAATGTAATCATATTAGCTTTAGCCTCTGTTACTAACTTTTCTCTACTTGGAACCCAATAATCGCCTAACATATTGCGAATGTCATCATTATTGAATCTCACACGATGTTCTGGGCTTTCATGACACCATTGTTTAGCCCAAGTTGATTTACCACTTCCTTGAATACCTCTACAAATAATAAGTTTTCTCTCTTTCATTTAATCAGTATATTTTGATAAACGTTCTTTTAATCTTTCTAGCTTTCTTTCTTTTTCCAGTTCAACTTTTTCCTTTCCAAAATAATAAGAAAGCTGTTCGCACATAATCATAACGTCAGCAATTTCAGTTATAATATCATCATTACCAACTCTACCTCTTCTAAACTTACAGATAGCATTAGTAAGTTCACTACACTCTTCTACCACCATAGCAGCCTGAGCTGGAAATCCGTAAATCTCCATTGCCTTTCTGCATAAGTTTTCTGAATCAATCATTACAAATTTCTTTCATTTTATCGTGAAACAATTTAACGGCATCTTCATTAGTATAGCTTTTTTGAGCTAACAATTTACATACATAAGCTCCCTGACCAATACTTCTCCTAATCTCTATAACATCATCAAAATGTATCTCTCTAACTGTAGGAAGAGAGTTTAGAGATTCAGTTAATTTACGAGATTCTAAAATATGATACATATTATTTCTCATTAGTTGGCTTGAGCCACAAGTTAGTCTTTTTGAAGATATATTCTTCCAGCTCCGGAAGCTGACTTAGATAACGAAGTGTTCCTAATGTATTATATTTAAAACATTTAGTTAATTCCTCTCTTATTCTTTCCTCTGATACTACAGACATCTTGTCGAAGTAATCGTACTTCCTCATAGCTCTCCAAGCATCATCAGCAATAGTAAACCTTTTGGTAATAGCAAACCTTATTGCTCTGAGAATCCTCAGAGGATCATCGTCAAAGGTTTTCACTGGGTCTAGAGGAGTTCTTATAATACTTCCCCATATATCCTTCATACCATTAAAGTAGTCTACAATTTCACCAGTATCGGGGTCCTTTGCAAGAGCGTTAACAGTAAAGTCTCTGCGTGATAAATCATCGTAAAGAGTTCCTGGATATATTATTGGTGTTCTAGTACCAGGAATATATCCTACTTCTTTACGCGCCATTACGAAATCTGCTATACCTTGATATTTATGTCCTTCTGGAAACTTAGCTCGTATGGTATAACAACGAGGAGTTACTAAGAAAATTTCAAACTTTTGTTTTTCTAAATAGTCCTTCAGTTCATCAAACACCAACATAGCTGGACTAGGTTGGGATTCTCGTGGGTGGATTTTATCGAAAACTTCTTTTGATGGTACAGCTACGTAATCGACGTCTTTGGACTTTAATCCAAGGAGTTCATCACGTATCTTACCACCTACTTCATAAAATTTAAAACTTTCTGTCATCTTCAAACTGTTTTCTAATGTTGTAACAATCAATATAGGGAGTCCCAGAGCATGTATTATCAGTATCTGTGAAAAACTCCACAAATGCTTTCCAAGCTAGGTCATTCTTCTTTATAAAATGTGCCAATGGGTACATTCCTATTTCATAGGATTTATCCCAGAACTCGTGGTTATCCCCAGGAATCCAACTAGTATAATAATCTACACAGTAATCTGCTACATACTGTATAGTATACTCTAAGTAATTACCACCTTCCTCTACTATACGATTGACACAGTAATCATATAGAGGTTCATACCAAACACTTAGAAAGGTTAGAAAGTCTGCATCACTTTGACGCTGAAAGCAGCAGTAATCAGTAAATGATTCTCCAGCTCCACCTTCCCATATTCTAATAAGTTCCAGTATATCCTTAGAGTCTAGTTCTTCTCTATCATAGAATTTAACCTTCTCTTCCATATACCTCTCCTCCGTATTCTTCCCACTCTGTACTATTACCGTCAAATTCCTCAATACTATGACTGTAGTAAGCAGATTCGTCTACTTCACCCCACATCTTATCCCAGTCCTCCTCTGACATTTCATCTGGGTTATATCCCTGGTCTTCAGCTATTTCTTCATCTAGCCCATAGGACTGGAAATTTTGATAAGCTAGCTCTTCGGCTAGATCCCATAGTTGAGTCTCATCTTCCGCAACTGCTCTAAATGTGTCGTCCATTCCACACCAGTAGGTGCTAACATGTATTAGAAACCTTTTCATAATTTCTTAATTGTTACTTCATCGTAAGTCATACCTTCTACAACCCCATCTAAATAATGGTATACTACATCCATTAGAGTATCCTCTGGTACATCTTCTAGGCTAGTGTATTCCTCATCTCTACCGTCATTGGCATCTATCAGCAGTGAGCTGTCAGAAATATCAAATGTAAATTCTAACTTAAATCTCATGATATATTACAGCAGATTTTACTAAATCCCGAAAAAGACAAAGAGCTGTGCATCACTATAATACCTATCATTTCACAATAATGTATAGTAGTGTTAAGCTCCTCAATATATTCTTGCAGACTTATAATTTCCTGAATATATTCAGGATTTTGAGAAGCATACTTTTCATATATTTGCAATCTACTATTAGCACTTTTCAAATCAGAGCTTATATCTTTAATAACTTGCTCTACGTCGCTTGTAGTTAAGTCTGTGTAGACTTTGTTTTCTCCCGCCCATGCTATATTTAGGGTATCGCAGAATGGAGAATATACACAATGTGACCTACTAAAGCTAACAATCTTTATTGGCTCTCCTTCTTTCGGAACTCCATATATATTTAAATAACTACTCATAGTTCCTCTAATAGTTTAGTTAGTAATACCTTTAATTGTTTAATAACTTCTCCCTTTGAGGATTCTGTCATGCATGATCCATAGGTATCTAAAGAACTTCCAATGGACTCAAAGAAGTCATTTTCAGTAAACTTACCTTCTCCATAACATAGTGTCTCACCAAACCCTCTAAGAATTTGGTCATCAGTTAATACTTCTGTTGTTATAAAATCTACAGTCATTTGTTTAATATTTTAATTGCTTGTTCAATATGTTCTTTCGTAATACCATGCATATAATCTATATGGATAAAATTATCCTTCTGGGAATATAGCATGTCCTGATCATCGTCAAAGATAACATAATTAGTTATATACTCTGACTCTAATACGTATTGTATTTCATTTCCTCTACAAAGTGTGCTTCTGATATCGTCATTCTGACAAGTATAGCAGAAGTGTGGAGTCTTTCCTATAATTGCATCACAATATAAGCCATTGTCATACAAATATTCACAAGAATTTTCATAATCAGACCTCCATGATGAAGACATAATTATTTTAGCCCCAGTAGCATCTATTAAATCATTTATAAGCTCAATACATTCTGGATCAATGTCTCCTCCATTGTATCCTCCAACACCACGAGTCTTGACATACCAATCATTACTATTCAAGACTCCATCAATATCTAAGAAAATTACTTTCATAATAAGCCTAAATAATTAGCTTCATAAACCATTTGGAGAAACATTGTAGGGCATATGTCCTCTAGGCCCTCCTCTAAAGTCCACCTATTAGTAAAATAATCCCAAGTATTTTCACCAGTAAGAAGCCCTTCTACATCATTAGTAAAATCATCAATTTCATCCTTAATATCGTCTTCCTCATCAATACTTCTTGCCCACCAATCATCTAAGAGTAAATCCATGTTTACTCCTAATGCTGATGCTGCAATAAAACGAGCTTCGTCGAATGTAAGATGTTTCTTTAAGATTAAACCCGTCCAAGAGCCATTACAGCTTATTACATCAAGTTCCGGTAGTTGTATCTTCATATCCAAATTCTTTTAAAAAAACTTCTATTATTTTCTGAGAATCTTCTTCAAAAATATTTTGTAAAGCCTTAATTGCATCCTCTTTCTTTATATAATCGCCTGTGCCATTAGCACAGACAATCATAGCTCTCATTGGTGTATAAGTATCCATAATTACTTAGTAACATTTGGTTCGGTATAAGAAACTGGTTCGTACAATTCCCAGCCAGTTAACCATACTGGAACAATTACGGTTTCTATAGCAACAATATCCCAAACAATGTTCTCAAAACATGCTTCATATGTTACTCCTTCAATCTTATTAGATTGGTAGTTAGCCCAACCATAAGGTTCAGCTACAAACTTAGTCCCATCAGCTCTCTCAAAAGTCTTGCTATCTGCACATGACATCATAGCAAGAACCATCATAAATAAAACTATAAACTTCTTCATAACATTTTAATTTAAAAAAGATGCCCTAACTGCACTCCTACCTCATTACAAGGATGGCTGTTCGGCTGATCGCTCTTAAGCCTACTCAGGGGCTCAGGTTTGGCATCACTACTATAGCCCCTTATTCGTTAATGAATCCAATAATTAGGCAAAGGCCCATCAGCTTCAATGTAATCCTTATACCCTTTTACCTCAGACTCTGGATACGTAGTATTCTTAGTTATATTATAAAATACTCCATCTAAACAATCCACAACATCACCATTCTCCATTATGACTTTATCTGCCACACTGAAATTAGTATGACATTTGGACATTCTAGCTACGTCAGCTCCAAGATGTACTCTAGTACAGAATGGTTTTCCTCCATCAGCTAAACATTTAACTAGAACATTAGCCATATCTTCTGCTATAGATTCTGGACATTCCAAATTTATCTCATCATATGGAGTAACGCATAGAAGAACAATATCAATTAGATTATTATTCATAATCCAATTAAATAGCTTTATCATTGCCAGCTTAAAAGCCATTGCTCCTCTATTCTGAATCCTATAATTAATAGATTGCTTTTCAGAATCTGATTTTCTTCTGAAATACCTAGTTACCTGCTGGACAGTATCGCAGCCTGGAGCATCGCGCTTCATTTCTCTATAGTATTCCCAATATCCATCCTCTTTAAACTTATCTTGCATTTTGAACATCCACTTTGCATCAAATATGTGTGCCCTATGCTTAGTTATAGGATTCATTAGGATATATCCATTTCGCATTACTGCTTTTCTACAATAGTCCTGGTATTCTGCAATTCCAGAAAAACCTTTCATAAAGTTATCATAAATGTTCTTCGCATCTTTCTTGTCAAACCCACTATTGACGTGTAAAGTATTATCATCGCCTCCATAGAAAATAGCAAATTCAACAGCTTTGGCATTTTGTCTGTGTCCCTTATACTTAGTTTTAACTTCCTCAACAGTTAATTTTCCAAGAAGATCGGGCCAGCACATTTTTGCTACTTCACTATGCATATCTCCTCCAGACTCAAGAATATTAATCATCTTTTGGTCATTAGATACAGAGGCAGTAATAGCACTTTCCTGTCCAGTATAATCACAAGAAACCCATAGATTACCCTTCTCTGAGGTAAAGCACGCTCTAGTCTCCTTATCTCTAGGAAGATTCAACACATTCACTTTGTAAGGACCTCCTCCAGATGATATTCTACTTGTATCAGTTCCTATTACATGCAAGTCTGCATGAACTCTTCCAGTTTTAGGATTTATCGCCTTCAGCCAGTTTTCTCCATAGGTAGAAACCACCTTTGCGGCTTCCTGATACCTCAAATAAATAGGAATAATAGGAAACTTATCCTTTTGAGGCTTAAGCATTTTAGCCTCGACGGACTTCTTTTTCTTCTTAGTCTTTTTATCAAAAGTATCAACTTCAATGCCTAGGACTTCAAACAGTTTGATTACTTGTTTAGAACTACTCCAATTTATAACGCATTGTGGCTTATCATTAAAACCAGAAAACAGGTCTCCTTGCAAATCTATCTTGGTAAATAAACTTGATACCTTCTTCTTATAAGCTTTCAATTTTAAGCTCTGATAAGGCACTTCTAGGTCATCTTTTGGAGAGCGTATATACTTATCCTTTAATAATCTTCTTTCCTCCTCTGCTATATCATCAGGCTTATCATAATCCATTTCTGGATAACGAATATCCCAATCTCCATTCTTAACTCTTTTAGAATCCCACTCTACTACCCAATCATTCAACTCTTGCTCAGATGTTTTGAGTTTAAGTAAATCCTTAGCCATCTTGTTTTTCCATTTAGCAACATCAAGATGAACTCCACAATGCTTAACATAAGCTAAGGATTTAGCAAACTCGCACTCAAACTCTGCAGCCAAAACTAGGTCTTGAAGCTTAAGTTCCTCCATCTGCTTATCTAGAATGTCCTCCAGATACATAACATCTCCAGCAGCATAAACAATTACATCCTCAGTAAGACCATCATTTATGATTTTGCCTCGAACTGTTTTATCAATGTCTATATTAAGATACCTCTTAGCCATAGCTTTCAAAGAATAACTAAGCTCGTAATAAGGAAGTTTTCCTGCCTCTTGTATAAACTCATATCCTGGAAGCTCTACTCCAAGTTCATTATACAGCTCGTTAGTTATAATCTTTGGGTATCCTAAATAGATTAGTTGTTCAGCCAACATTATGTCATATATCTTCTTAGGATATATACCTTGAACATACATAAAGCACAAGTCAAACATTAGATTAACTCCAATAACTAGTACTCCAGATTCTAGATAGTCCTTTAGAGATCTTTTTTCACATTCTGCTAGGGTAGTCCAATCGAATACAACTTGGTTATCTCTATTTCCAAGTTGAACAGTTAATAAATCTTTAGTATGAGCATCGAGACCCATAGTCTCAGTATCAAACTGAACCCTTTTCAAAGGCAACAGAAAATCCATTGCCTTCTCAAAGGGAATATGTTGATACTTCTCGGGGCGAAAGAGAGTTTTATTTCTACTTACTAGATAAATCATCGTGACTATAGATTGTTATATTGTTAAGGACAATATCCTCATTATCTATATTCAGTTTTTCGATAACTTTATCTTTAACCAACTCTTGCATTATGTCCTCTGAGAGGTCTCCAACTACTTCAATATCTACCATTGTCCCTAGTTCAACTCCTACTTCTACCTTAACATTTCTTGCTAATGGTTCGTTATAGGGTGCTCTAGGATCGTCAGCTGCTCCTACTGGATAATTATCGAAAGTCCTCATAAGGGTCGTATGACATAGGGTCAATCAATTCCCAATCATCTGCATTCATATCTTCTCCATCAAAGGGATAGTATGTACAACTTTGGTCTGAAAAGTCATACATTATAAACTGGTCATGATAAGTAACCCCAGCTTCATATTCTCCCATAAGAACCTTCATTTGGGTAGGTATAGATTTCATCTTCAAGACATCCTGTGCAGGAATTTCTGCAGGAATCTGCATAAATACTACAAGGCTACTTTGAAAGACTCCTCTTCTTACTACTTCTCCTCTACGCAATGCTGGTAAAATTTCCTCGAATTTCATTATAATAAATTTTTAAGTTGATTAGAAAATCTACGTCTTAGTTTAGCTAATGCTCCTTCTTTCATCTGTCGGATTCTTTCTCCTCCAACGCCATACATATCGGCTATAATTTTCGGATTTACTGGAGCCATTCCAATACCGAACAGCATACAGATTAAGTCATGCTCTCTAATAGTCAATTTTGAGAGCAAATTCTCGATTTCCTTAGCTACATAAATCTTATTCACCTGTTCGTCTAAAGGGTCTTCCCCATCAGGTATAACATCACAGACTTGGCTGTTTTCCTCATCTCCTCCTATAAAATCATCCACAGATACTAGCTTGTTAGAAAATTGAGCAAGATAATCAATCTGCTCCCTAGGAATATCAGTCATTTCCGATATTTCTTCCGAACTAGGATTTCTATCGTGAGATTGTAGGAATTTATTAGTTGCATCGAGTATACTAATTACTAGTAATTGCTGAGACATTGGCAAGCGGATTTCCCTAGCCTGCCAATATATAGAGTTATAAATACTTTGTCTAATCCACCATACAGCATATGATAAGAATGTGACACCTCTTTCTGGGTCAAACTTATCAATAGCTTTCATTAAACCTTCATTTCCACTAGAGATTAAATCCATCAAAGGAATACCTCTGTTTTGAAATTGCTTAGCAATAGTTACAACGAATCTTAAATTAGATTTTATAACCTGCTCTCTAGCAACATCATCTCCCTTTTGGGCTTCACAAATAAGACGAGTTACCTCATCACTATCCAATATTTTATATTTGGATATATCTTTGAGGTAACTAGTCAATAATGAATCCGAGCGGTCGGTGAAAATGATTTTCTTACTCACCTTCTTTCACAACCTTGGCCTCTGAAATTTCATCTTTCGGAGCATTAAGTCCTATACGAATTGATAGTACAGATACATATGCTTCCATTGCTTTTAGTTGGGCAATTAACAAATCACGATTCAGATTATCTACTTCTTTGCTCTTATCGCTCAAAATAAATTCTCTAAGTTTGTTAGCACGTTCATTGACTTCATTAAATTCTCCCAACATTCTCTGAAATACAGCTTGTTCCATTTGATTAATTTTTGATATTACAAATGAATCTAGACCCGTAGGTTTTAAGGAAATTAGTTTCTTCCTTTACTATCTCATAAATTTCAATTATTATTAATGATAATATTGACCCTCCAAGAATATATAGGAGGATGTTATTAAATATCCAGATATAATGGTTCATAAGAAATGTCATAAGCATCATCAAGAATAGACACATTAGCAATTTTAGTCGCTCCAATGTCTGTTAACTGATGATTTCCTTCATGAATATGACCACAAAAAGCATATTTTGGTTTCTTATCTAGAATAGCAGAAGCCAAAACTTCATTTCCAGCATCAACAGGAGTTGAGTGCCACATATTAGGAGGTACTAAACCACAATTATTCAATTTAGGAGCATCATGACTAATCAGTATGTCACAATTTCCTGGAATATTTTGGTACAACTCTTTTAGCTTTTCGTCAGAATACATAAATGCCCAGTTACCAAATATATGGCAGGCTGGAGTTCCATATATTCTGTATACCTTTCCATCATTACTTAGATAATCAAAGTGAGAATTATCTAGGTATACTGCTTTCCATTCAGTAGGAAATGTAATTATAGAATTTACCCACATAAATTCTCTATTCTCAAACACAAAGTCGTGATTTCCAGCTACAAATACGACTTTTTCACATGGAAGAGATTTTATCCAATCAGCAAATTCTGTCTTTAACCACTTCTCACACTGTGGTTTATTCCTTTGCATCCTTAATGGAACAATATCTCCACAGATTAATACTAGCTCGCATGGTTGAATATCATCAATTAGAAATCCATGCAAGTCACTTAAAATACATATTTTCATAATTTGTGCGCTAAACCATAAACATTCTTAGTCCATCCATTCATATGTCCTTTATTGTTTCCAATCAGACATCCTCTGTTAGGGTCTACTGAGTATACCTTGTGAGTAAAACATGAACCTCTAACCTTACAGAATACAACATCTCCAATATTACATTCTTGCCAAGTTATAGGCGTGACAAGATGTTTCTCATTACTCTTATACATAGGTAGCATTGAATTTCCTGGTTCGCTTGTAACAAAAGACTCACCATTCTTCAACCTCTGTATTTTCTTCAGCGTGTTTGGGTTCATATTCTTTTAATCCTTTTTTAGTCATATTAGAAATAATAGTTATATATTTCTTTTCACCATCCTCTTCATAACTCCAAACATGGTTGTCGATAGCTTGGTCTATAGTCTTGTTATAATAGGAATAATCTAAGATAGCTTCCCAAGTAGCCATGCTCTTTGTAATACTATTCTTTTCTTCTTTAACTGCCCAGTTAAATATCCATAACAAATGCCAAGTTCTGAAAAATGTTATACAAATCATAGGGTCCCACTCGTGCCTAGGACTATCCCATTTATCCTTCCATCCTAATGCATGAAATCCTATATCTATCACTGGACTATAGTAGTCTCTTCTTATGGGAAGTCCAAATGTCCAAAAGTTCTTTCTAAATAGAAAGTGGGCCTTAGGGCGTTTAAAGTATTTTCTGGCTTTCCACCAGTGATACCATGGATTACGATACTCGTTCCAGCCAGGAGAAAGGAAAGGAATTTTACTATGAAAAAAGTACGACAGCTTGTAACGCAAACTGCCATACTTTTTACTAGTTAAATATTCTTTAACATTCATATCCTCGTTTTACTAGCTCTTTCTCCATTTCGTCTAAAATATCATCAATGACATAGTCAGTTAGATAATCAGAGTCAGGAAAGCCTAAGTTCCGCAGATGATAATCTATGTTATCTCCTGCTTCATTAAGTATCATCCAACCTTCGATTTTCTCCTCTTCGTCTTCCTTAAGTGTTTTCACCACTTGGTCGATTAACTTAGGGATATTCACATCGTAGTTCTTAACTACCTCTACATTATAACTTATTATCATGCTTCGTCTTCAATATTAGTTTCACCTTTGTCAAGTTCCTTTCCTTCCTTATCTAGGAATTTAAAACATTTAAGCTTAAATGCCTCAGATTTCATATTCTCAATCTTAATAACTATTCCCTCATGAGGTACTTTGTTATCGCAAGATGGCGAAGTTCGCTCCATATAGAATCTAGCGTCATTAGCTAATTTCTCCATGAAATTTTCGTTCCAGTGCTCAGCTTCGTTAAGTTCTGGATATAAGCTATTGGCAGTACCATAATACCACTCTTCCACTGGGATAAGACCTACCTTAGCACACCATTGTTGAACTTCCCTAGCACTAAATTCGTGAACTACACCATCAACATTAGTTAATGTTACACGATATATTCGCACTTTAAAGTGCTTTTCATGAGTATACTGTTCTCCTTCTTTAGGAGGTATACAGCCATAGTCATAATTCTTTTGGATATAGCCACCATTAGGTAAGAAACCAACGATTTCATAATATGCAGTCATACCTTTAGACAAGCAAGGTTTAACTATTTTATCAGCTTCCGCCCAAATGTCACACCCATAGAATCCAGGAGTAACATTCTTATTATAGAACTGATTCTTTATTACCGTTCTAGAAGCATACAAATAGTCATACTTATTGAACTCTTCTCCAGTAAGCCATTTAGCGATTTTCTGTTTCCAGTTCAGGTCTTGTTTACAAAGCACATAAGCTGATATACCAGAAGTTCCGTGAATTTTCTCAGTAATACTGATTAAATCATTTGGATGAATTACATTAGGACATTTCTTAATAAGAGTTGTGTCGTAGTGGAATCTAAATTGTTCATCAATGACCTTGCTGATTCCTTTGACCTTCTTCGTTTGGTTGTTACGTGGCGCACCACCTTGCCCTTGCTGTCTCTTAGGGATGTACTTTTTGTTAATCCAAAATTCTTTGCCTTCATGTTCTACAATATCAAATTCAATACCTTCTTCAACTTCAATCTCCTTATTAGTCACAGACATTATATAGTTCTGAAACTGGACTACTGGAAGAATAAAACCTTCAGACAGCTCATTCTTTAATCTGATAGCTTTTACTCTACCATTATCCTCAAACATACCAGTTTGTTCTGGGTCATTGTTTAATTCTTTATGACGATAAAGATTACAATATCTCAGAAAATCTGGATTTATACAACAAGCTGTTGGAAAATATACATATAGTCCTGGCTGAGAATCAATCCCAGTAATGATATTGAAACCATCAATGGTACAACACTTAAGTCTAGTAACTTCTGGATTACTATGCGCTCTGAAATTTTTAATGTCTACAATCTTCGCCAAATAATTTACATTGGCTCTTTTACTCTTAGATAATTTCATTTATTTTTTTTATTTAAAATGGTTCTTCTGTAGTTTCTATAAATTCACACATAAAGTTAGCATACACTTGAGCCTGTGCTTCATTGAACTCATTGTTAAAGTAAAACTGAAATGCGTGGAACAGCTCGTGGTAAAACGTATTCCTCATTTGCTCGTCACTTACTGTAACAACTCCATCATGTTCTGTCTTTAGAGTTCTTGCTAACTTAATCATATTAGTAGCATCACAAAAATAACCATAGTCATTATTAGGAAGAATTTCCTCTATAACTACGGTTATTTCTTGATTAGCTATTTTGAACTTGTCGGGAAGATTTCCTCCATTATTCATTTTCATCCTCTAGTGAGTCTAGAAAGTCATCAGCATGTATTATCTCAGATGCTAAGGTACCTTCAATTTCATCAGTTGGTCCCTCATAAGGCAAGACTTCAGAAACTATGTATTCCTCTAATAGGCTTTCGCTGGGATCTTCTCCATCTAGCCATTCTATAAAATCTTGAGCATCAATATCAATTGTGTACTCTCTTTTGACTTCGCAAGTCTCCTTAAAAATTAGTTCCATTCTTTATTTTTCTTTGTACAATTTATTTAGGTAATCTACAAACTCTTCTTTGCTCTCAAAAAGATTATCTACATCTGGAAGACTTACTTCATTAGCTATTCCATTGCTATCGTAGTATACAATATCTATATTGCTTATACTATGACAAGGCATATCACACATTCCAGCATAGATTAGAATATCATTCTCTGATAAATAATCCCTCAACCAGGGAAAATCTTCGTTTTCGTCTACATGATGTCCGTAATGTCCGTCATTCCAACTTTTTCCCTCTGAGAACTTGCCAGAATATTTGCTAACATAAGACAACACTAACAAAAGGAGTTCATCCTCTTCAAAAGAACTCTTGTCAAATTCTAGAGTATCTCTCATATAATCCCCATCGTTCGCATCGCACTCCACATATACTATATACAATTCCCTATTATTCGGAATAATAGAGTATTTAGCTTTCTTCAAAATATCAAACTTTTCGTATTTCATCGTGTATCAAGTACAATAAAATTATCACACATTTTTATAACATTCACTCTTATTCCTCCTTTTAAAGCTCGTGTATCACACACTTCATACTTTTCTTCTAGGAGAGAGGCATCTTCCTTAGTAATCTTTACCCAATAGACACCATTTTTCTGTTTAGAACCATTCCATATCAGATGCTTTACTAGCCAGATATAGCGTTTCTCTACATCATTCATTGTTAATAATAGATTTATAGATTTTCTCAGACTCCTTTAAGAACAACTCTGATATGTTTTCATCAGTAGTAAGTTCCTCCATAAAGATTCTTCCGAATTTTATATTGATAATATTCATAGAAGCCATAGCTTCTCCATAAACCCAATCTCTAAAACATACATTACTAGCTTCTATTCCAGTATATGTAAGTTTCCTGAGCATACATATAGAGCATATTTTCTTACACTCTTTTCCTATCTCTACTAATTCCGTTAATTCATCCGGACTAGCCTCTCCTATATCCCCAACCTTACTTAAATAGGCTGAAAATTTGGATTCTGACTCTTTGTCCTTGTAATACACAACAGAGTATACCCCACTAAATCGTGGGGCAGATTCTATGTCTAGAACAGCTATTTCAGAATCAGTAATAAATACATCGTCTATGTAATTAAAATAGACATTTCCTAGAAGAGTAGAATCTTCAAACTCAGTCGGGCATAACATTGCATATGCCTTTGTCCAGGTTTCCTCTTCTATATCCTGAACCTTGTGAGACATATTAATCATTCCTATTTCGTATAAACTACACTCATCTGGAACTTGTAATTCCATATCGGCATAGTTACCTCCATAGTAGTACTGTCTGTAGTTAATCTTTTTCATTTTTACTCATAGTCACGAATACACTTTAGAACAGGCTGTAATGGTGTTCCTTCATCAGATAGATAGAAATACTTAACAGTAGCCATCTTTCCAATAAGCTCTTTAAGTCTTTCTCTATACTGCTGCTTAAGCTCTCTAGAACCCATCGGCTTAGCCTTAAATTCTATACCATCTTCAGTTATTAACGTAAAACACATATCCTCTTCTCGAAGACCTTCTGATAAGCCAGTAATTTCAAACTCTGCATCCTTGTAGAATTTAAATTTAAGCATATCATTAGTACGTTTTCCGAAGCCATACTCCTTATCAGGATTTCTACATACTACTCCTTCCCAACCTTCTGATACATACTGGTCGTGGAGTTTCATTATATTCTCATATCCGGAAACCTTCTCCTGTGGAACTAATTGCATTTGAAGTTCTCCTTCTTCCCATTCTCTATTTGGGTCAAATCCAAGATTAAGTTCCTTTTGCAACTGCTTAAGAATCTCTAATCTATCTGAGAACTTCATTCCAGGAATCATGATGTCGTAAACATAATATTCAAGCCAGTCGCAGTCAACTGCGTTCTTCTCAAGACGAGCTGCTCCACTGATTTGTTGGAGGCTTTTACCATGTTTATACAACTCTCCATCAAGTATGTAAGCGGGATGAGATTCGAAGAACTTAAGCAATTTCTCATTTCTTCTGATATGACCTGTTGAATAGTCATAATTTCCCCCTCCCCTAGAAGCAGATAAAATCTCACCATCCTTGTAGTAGAAGGAACACCTAACTCCATCAATTTTTCGGCTAGCATACCAATACTTAACCTTATTGATTGAGGATTCTTTAACCTTATCTGCAGATTTTGCAAGCATATGCTTTGCAAATCCATTCTGGTCCGTCTTGATGTCTCCATAAAACTCCTCCAATTGTGTTTCACTGTAGGTTTCCGGATCATTTTCCATTTCCTTGTAACCTTTATCTAAATATTTCTTAAGCTCAGACTTAAACTGCAACTCAAGTTGCTCTCTATGTGTTCTACCAGCCTTACCCTTAGTAATAACGATTTCTGGCTGTTCTGTCATCTTTCCATGTAGCTGTCCAGTAACTCTATTTATTACAAATCCAGCTTTTTCTTCATCCCACTCTTCAGTAGTAGATAGGTATACAACTCTAAATTTACCAGTAGAGGCTTTGCTTAACAAATATTTAATCATTCTTCACAAAATTTGATTGGATAGTATTTATTCAGGTCTGAGATTATATCTCTAAAGTCTACATTCTCATTTATAGAATATTCTTCATCTACATCACTAATTAAATCTTTGCAAATGTCAATGACAGTTTCTTTAGATATCTGGTATGATTTATTTTCGTAGTTATATCCTAGAAATGCAGCATCGTAGCAATAGTCCATGACTAGGCCTTCGTTATCCGAGATAAAGTCATCCCAATTATTTATAAATTGTCCAAACAATGTGTCAACTATACTCCATTGAACTTCTTTAATAATTGAATCTTCAAGATCCTCTGGACATTCTGGGATATTGTCCATAATTAAACCTAACTCCCAATCAGAGTGCGATTCCAAGGCTCTCTTAGTGTCCTCATAGCCAGGAAACAATCTCTCCATTATATCTTCTCTTGTTTCTGTCATTTCTGATAGTCTTTAACAATATTCCATAAATCATCTATGGTATCTGTAGGAATTACATTCCCATCCTCATCATATGCCTGGTTCGGGTCTCCTCCGAATCCGGGCTTCTCAAATAACCACCAATTAACCCAGTCTACGCCCTCATCAGAGAAAAGTTCTGGGAGAACAACATTAAGGAAGTTCCAACCTAGTTCTGAAATAGGCAATTCAAACAAATCAATACCAAAGTCACTCCATCTATCCAGTTCCTTACTATAATTCAGAGCATTCTCAATCAGTTTAATAAATCCTTCTTTAGTCATAACAATTACCTTTTTATAATTTCCTTTTTAATATCTTCTTTCCAACCGCAATCACATTCCTCGGCTGCTGCAGTAAACGCTTTTTCTAAATTTCCACTTTCCATATATTCAGAGACCAATATGTCAGTATCAATATCATACCTTTCGATAATTTTCTCTGTGATTACTTTCAAAGCCATTCCTTCTAGCTCTTCATATAGAACGTTCTCCAGATTATCTGATAGTTCTTCCCACTCATCATTCATTTCGGAGATAGCTTTTCCACTATCCTCTTTCAACATCCTATCTTCTAGTTCTAGAATACGTTCTCTTAATTCTTCTTTTGTCATGGAACTTTCAATACATTTTTAATAACAATCTCCTTCTTCATCTTACCAAACTGCTTCTCTATTTCATCTGGAATATTCACTTTTATGTCCATCAACGATGTTAGGTATTTAACTTTATCCCTAACATCATCAATCAGAGCACCATTAGTTTTTATTCTTATTCCAATATCTTCAACCCTTCTAGATAAGCTTATAATTAGTAATATATTACATAATCCTATTACTGCTAAAGCGTACACCATCATACTCCAGTATGTCCAAATCCACCTTCTCCTCTCTCAGTAGAGGGTAACTCTTCTACAACTTCCCATTCAACAGTTTCATGCTTAGCAATAACCATTTGGGCTATTCTCTCCCCATCCTTTATTCGTACAGGTTGATTAGATGTGTTAACCAACACTATTCCTATTTCCCCCCTATAATCTGCGTCGATAGTTCCAGGAGAATTTAAGACTGTAAGTCCCTGCTTCAAAGCAAGTCCACTTCTAGGACGAATTTGTGCTTCGTAACCCTTAGGCAAAGCGATAAATAATCCAGTAGGAATTAAACATCTACCACCAGGTTTAATCTCAATGGTAGAAGCTACTGGGACTGTAGGAATTTTCCTATCAGTGGGATTTCCCTCTTTGTCTAAGACAAACGGAGCATCTGGAGCCTCTATGAGACCTATAGCTACAACATCGGCATCAAAGAAGAATTTCTCTGGCTTTCCGTCTACTAAAGTAATTCTACTAAAATCTCCGCAGATGTCCATACCTGCTGAGAGGGAAGTTTCATACTTGGGAAGTTGGTGTCTTGATTCGTTAATTATTGATACTTTCATGGAGCAAAATAAATTCTTTTAAATAAAACTTAGCATCTATGATACACTTGGGAACTAGTCCTTCTAACTCTAAATCGTTTCTTATGGCATCCCTCACAATGGTAGCTGATATTCCTTCTTCTACCTGTTCTCTAGCCATAAGAGTCATAGATATGTAATCCTTTAGCATGAACTTTGGAAACCATGTAGTAATGATTTCATATCCATCACTATAGTAGATATTAAAAGAGGATTCTTTTATAATACTAACTATATTAGCATATAAATAGAATCCCCAATCCTGAGAGTTGTCTGACTCATCAGTTAAATCCTTAAGAGGATGTATCACACATTTATTAAGCAGACCTTCCTCTTCTAGTGCTGTCTCTAATAATCTCATTCTAATATTTATCGGAATGGGATTTCTAGCATTTATTTTGTCAGCACTTCCAACCAGCAAAAGAACCTTATCGTTCTCTAAACAGGCTTTTCTAATTAAAGCTAGATGCCCATTGTGAATGGGCTGAAATCTAGCTAAAATAACTCCGTATTTCATTTGGAATCTTTTTGTTTATTAGTTATCTCTGTAGTTTTAATTATCTCTCTAAAGTCTAATAACTTCCAGTTCTGTCTCTTATATTTCTTATGGTCTTGTGCGAAATCCTTTAAATCAGATTTGTTACAAAACAAAGCAAAAGCATAATCAACTATAATTTCAGAAATCTTTTCGTAGTTCTGCTCCTTATTTGTAGTCAAGTTGAGAATTACATCATCAATTTCTAAATCTGGACAGTTGTATTTAGCTGGAATATAGTTTTTGTCGTTATAATAAACGCAAACAATATTTGTAAATTTTCTAATCATATTAGGCTAGTTAATTCTCTTAATTTAATAGGGGTAAATTCAAAGTTAAACCAATCTCCGTCTATAGTCTGAAACATATGAGAATCCCAATCTATTGTTGTAATCTTTGGGACTGTTTTCACAGGATTACAATTAATGATTACAGGAAGTCCCACCTTAAATGCCCCAGTAATACCATCATAGATCTTTCCGACACCAGATTTGTGCCAAACCTTTATTCTACCATGTTTAGAGTGAAGAAGGTCTTCTTCCTCACTAGTAAAATCTTTGAAGATGTTCTCCTCCAAACCCTTTATCAGAAGGCACTTTTTACTAAGAATATCAGATACGTCACTCTTTTCTACCATATACAGTATAATTATTTAATGTTTTAAGTATCTCATCTATAGTACAAGTATTAGCCTCACTATAAAAAGCCATTACTGGTTCTGAATCATTATTGATGAGTACTGCAAAAGGAGTATGTCTAGCACTAAAGCCTCCTTTAATCTTAAAAGCCTTCTTTCTCTCCTTGAATAAACCTTCATGATAAGATTCTAATTCAATTAATGGATAGTTAGGAAGAATACTTTTCAGCTTGTCAACCAATATTTGACTGTCGTCGTCGTACACTACTTTAAGAATCATTTCCAAAAACGCGATGTGATGTCTTTAGTTATGGGTTTTCCATAGCTATTATCTATTTGAAGCATTACTTGGTTAGTAGTTCTACTGCTGAGGGGACCTTTTTCTTCAATATATGGTCCAAGTTTTATATAATCAAAATTATTTAGATTAATACTCTTAGGTAGACTTTCTCTACCACTATACCAAGCAACCTTTAAATCTGGATAGAAATCCTTAAGGTAACTAGCTAATACATTAACTAGTGTTGGGTCTGAATCTCCTCCCATCATAGAAACACATGAAATACCAGGGGACTTTTCTATTAGTTCATCAATGTGAATTATAAAGTCGTCGGAGTATCCTTTTGGATATTCTATTAGGGGATTGCCAATATCCTCTGCCAAATATGAAGAATGACATCCTAGACAATGACATGGACAATTAGATATATTTATTGCTAAGGTAATCTCGTCTGGAATCTCCTGAAAAACTACCTTGGTGTCTACATACTTTAACATATCTCTTCTATTTTTCTATTATCAGTGTCTAATAAGAAACACCTTCTTACGTCCAGACAAGCCCATTTATCAGTGATAATAGGCTCTGACTCTAGTTGAGTATGTCCAAAGATTTGATAGCAGGTATCTTCTCTGTCTCCTTCGGAGACATCACTCCATACCATACTTCCAGTATCTTGGTTTCCACCTCTCAGAAATGATACCTTCCATAAGAATGGAATTAACTCTCTAGTAGTTAAGGTAGTAAATCTTTCAATATCATACTCTGGAAGATATGTTCTCAACCAATCTCTGGTAATGCCAGCATGGGTGAATAAATAATTTCCCTCTCTAAAATAGAGTCTAAATAGCCCTATATTTGTACTAAATAAGTTTTTGATTTCAAACTCGTTTTCATAATCATATCTGGATGCACTTCTAAAATCGAAACAGTAAGCACAATCGTGATTTCCCAACAATAGTACAACCTTGTCAGGATTATCATTTTTAAACTTAATTATTTCCTCAAACTCTTTAATGGCATTAAGTCTAGAGATACATTCCCAAGGGTACGGATCTAGGTAGTCTCCTAAGAAGACTACCTTATCCACACTGTTTATCATTTCTTTGGCTTTGTGCCAAAACTTTCTCCCATGAACATCTGGGACAATTAAAATTTTACTCATTTATACACTTTTTGAATAAGTTCTCTTTTCAGCTTCTATTCTTCTATCCTTACCAAATGCAGTAATAGGTCTTAGATAGCCAATAATTCTAGTATACTGGGTAATATGCTCACTTCCACACTTTGGACATACTTTGATTGGAGCTTTTACAATATGTTTACAATCCTCACACTTACTGTTCGGAATATTAAACGTAAAGTAGTTAGTTCCTTGTTCAATAGCAAAATCTATGAGCTTCAAATACTGCTTCTTAGATAAATGCTCCTCTAGATTTATGTGAGCCGCACTACCTCCATCAGTATATTGATAAGTCTGTCTCCCATGAAGTATAAACTTATCTAATACAGAGGTATCATCATGGGCATTATAAAAATAGCTATTGTATAAATTCCTATCTTCTGGAACCCAATATCCATCTTCTTTATCCCATCTATAATTTTTACCACCTAATCCTTCTGCTGGAACAACTTCAGAATTAAATAGGAAAGGTCTTTTCTTATCGTGGATGGAATGAATCTTATTCTGCTCCTTAATAGTTCCAAGGATTAGTTGCAAGAACTTGAAATACTCTGGATTATTAGATACTTTCAGTCCTAGGAACTCAGCAGCCTCATTCAAACCATTTAAACCAATAGTACTGTATAAGTCTTTAATATTGATATACCCACCATTAGAGGAAGCAAACATCTTCTTTTCTTCCCATTCATAGAGCATAGTCTTATAAGTAATGTGATACTTGTAGACTCTATCAAGTATACCTATTAACCACCCTTTAAATTGGTTAGCTACATCCTTAGACCATATTTTATGATTATAACATTTATAATAATCTTGTATAATTCTATTGATATTGAGAGTTATCACATTACAGCTACCAGTTTTGACCCCAGTCATACCAGAGGTAGGACTAAATGTATTCTCCGCCAATTCATTACGAAGTCTACAACACGAAGCTAGACTATCCGCACTATCAGAAATATAAGTAAAGAAACTATGACCTTGTGCATACATTTCTGCACACAAATCTTTGTATTCCTTATCTATAATATCTTTTCCGTCATGCACCATAGCGAAAGTTTCAACTGGGAAGGTTAGTACCTGTTTCAGACGCAGCTTATTGAACCAAGACATAAATAGTCTTTGCAACGTATCAATCGCACTCCACTCCGGTTTCGTTCCGTCTGGATAATAAAATTCTCCAAACAAGGACTCGAAGTATGTCTTATCATAATACGACACGTTAGTAAAGGGTGATTGATAACTTCTATTTCCTGCGGGCTGATTAATTCCCCAAACAAACTGCTTGAATGCTTTGAGAATACTATCTTTAATAGTACGCTTAATGAGCGAATGCTCGGAGGTACATATACAGTCAAGCTTTTCATACCACTTTTCTCCATATTCAGCTATGATATAATAATTAAGAGCAATGAAGTAACTTCCTACAGCAACTGCTCCTTTACACTGAGAAGATAGTAGAAACACTAGATTAGTAACCTGTCCACTAAACGACTGCAAATCATTAGGAGGACCAGGAGTAACTCCGTCAATATTACCTACACCTTCCAACATAAGTGGATATAATGAAACTGCCATACAATACTGTTTAAGTACGGATGTAGAAGCTTCATCATGAGTATAGATAATATGACTATCTAAGTCTCTAGAATATTGAGAGGCTAGTTCTGGATAAAGAAGCTTCAACTTCTTTTTCATACGATAGCGTTGAATTTCTCTGTTTTCGCGCTTTCTGTCTTCACTTTCTAATGTAGCAACATTCTTAGATACAACATTAGCATTTCCATCTGTTTCAGATGAAGTGGCTGCATTTTCAGAACTATTTATATAGTTGTCTTGATAACTAATCTTAGCTATGATTTCTCTAAGCCTAGATTGCTCACTTCTATATTGAGAATAAGCCGAGGCTACATCATCATAACCATAGTCTCTCAAGGTCTCAATTACAACATCTTGAATTTCTTCAATAGTAATTCCATCCCATAAATGCATATCTGATACCATAGCATTAATAACGTCTCTGTTCTCATCTGGGCAGCAGGCGTTAAATGCCTTAGATATTGCTTCTACTATTTTATTACTATCAAACTCCTGTAAACTTCCGTCTCTTTTTACTACCTGCATATTAAATACCCATTACGTCCTTAATTAACAATGTCTTCTCAAATTTATTAACCAAATCTCTCTTATCTTGGGTAATCAGGTCAGTAAATGCGTTATACACAGTAAATCCGTCTACAACATTGTCCGTCGTATAATACTTAGATTTTTCATCATAAAATAAATCTTTATAAACGTCAATCGGAGCAGATTCAGCTAATTTTACAGAACCAAATCCCATATTGATTTTAGAATTGATGCAATTATCAACCCAGTGGCCTAGGTCAGCGTATATATCATCTTTCTTATATTCCATCTCTGAAAGCTTCTTAAGCATCAAGTTAGTTTCGTCTGTCATTGACATAGCATTTCTCAAAAAGCTATAGTTAATAGCAGATTCAGGCTCTAGCTCAGAAACATTTAACATTTCTGGATTAAATACACACAGATTCAGACAAGCCATATTTAAAGCTCCTACATAGAACTTAACTAATGGTTTACGAGTATCTAGAGCATAAATCATACTGATTACTCTCTTATGATTATCCCAGGCATATTCGTCTGGTAAAACTCCTTGAATCCAAACTCTATTGTATATTACATCATCAAAATTAATCTCCCCGTCTTTAGTAAGTGATATTTGGTCGGCAGGCTTAGCATTAATGATAAAGTTATCAGTCATCTTAGATACTCTGTCTATAAACGGAGTCACATAAGCTTCTGTAGTAAAATACTCCTTATCCTTAATTCTAGTTGCCTTTCCCTGCATCAATTGTTCAATCGTCAATTCCATTTATTTCTCCTTTTAATATACTATTAAGTATCTCTCCAGTGTCTGCCAAATCTACTCTGTCTGGCATCATCTCAAACGGTAGGTCATCTGCATCAAAATCCAGCATAATTTGCTTCATATTAGATGTCTTATCTCCCCAATACTCACTTGGGGAACTTGTAGCTTTAGATATTGAATCTTCTAAGGTATTAATTAATCTTTTAATATCTTCAGTCATAGTTGCATGACATACAAACTTCGGAGTTGTTATCAAAAACATCCCAAAGTGGTCAATAATGAATTTATTGATATCTGTATAACCAAACTCCTCCGCCAAATCTTTTAATTTTTTACTAAACTTGGTATATTGGTAGTTCTTTATTTTGAAGTAATAACCTATATCTTGAAGAAGTGCTTTCTTTAGGCAAGTTTTGTATCCTCTCATAGTCCTACCCACAACAGAATCCCCTACTTTGCATTCGTGCAATATAAAGGTTATTTTTCCATCTTTGAAGTACCATCCAAATCCATCTGTCCAATAAAACTTTAGTAGTATACATTCCCCATTAGAGGATGTGCTTATACCTAGTTTTACTGCATCTTCTAACATAGGTTCATTACTGACTACCCCATTCTCGTCCAAAGCATTATACAGGATTTCTTCACCTGTGTACCGTTTCCATTTATCCATTTAATCGTTAATTAGTTGTTACACTTTCATAATTAAATTACGTTTTATATCTATCAAACTTAAATTTATCTCAAAATAAAAAAGGAAGACCACCCTAAGGTAATCTTCCTTTTAAAACTTATATCTTTAAGAAATTAGGCTTCGATACCGAAAGCAATCCAAGTACCGTTCTTAGTGTTCTTAGAAGGAGTATATTGTGCAGTTGCTACTACAGCTTGTCCCTCAACAACATCCTTAGTCTTTACTAACTCAGCATTTCCTTTGTACTTACCGCTCTTATACAGCTCCTTAATTGCATTCTTAGCGTCAGCCTTGTTAGTATCAACCTGACAAACTACTGTCTGAGTTTCCTTGTCAATCCACTTGTAGAATGTTTTAAACTTACGTTTTCCATCACCCTTAACATCGTCAATCTTATACGGACGCTCACGAGTGTCAGCAACAGACGATTCAACAGTAATCAAATAACCAGCACCAGGGCAGTTCTTACCTTTCTTTGCAAGATATTCAAGCATGAACTCTTTTACATCACGCTCTGTGATACCCTTAGTCTGCTTAGCTTTCCAATTTTTGTAAGCCTGTGTTGCATCTCCGTTTACATGGAACAATGTGCTTTCTACTTGTGCGATTGCTGCTTCTTTGCTTTCTGCTACTACTTCTACTTTCTTAAAATTCAAAATCGTTGTACTCATAATAAATAAAAATTTTAAACATAAATCATTAACATATAATCTAGAACTATTTTTCTGTATCTAATCAGTATCGTTTCCCTTACTGATGTAATCAATTATACTTCGTAATTTAGGGAAACCCTAATCTTTAAATGTTAATTTGATCTTAAAGGATGTTAAAATTTTTAACATTAAAATGGTACATAATTGTCTAGCAAAATTTTGAGTTGTTTGGGCATATCCTTGGGCTTTATTCCAAAGTCAAGGAAAGTATTACACCCATACATTAAATCCTCGCAAATGGCCCCTAGGGACTTCAGGAAGGTATTTTTTTCCACCTCCCCAAAGTCGTTACCTACTTTTAGGAGAACATCATAACAAGTTACTTTTTGACCTTTTTTCCTTAACTCATTAGTTATATAACAAGTGAGAGCAATACAAGCTAGTTTATCTCCCATATTGCTATTTAGGTAATTTAAGGTAAAGTATTTGCTATAAATTGCTGACAATTTTTCAAAGCTGATATTTTGAAGGTCGTTCATCCAGAGAATAGTCTCTATAACCTATCTGATATGCTACATACTTCAATAGAGTTTTAAACTCATGAAATCCCTCACGTAATTCTCCATAAGTAACCGGTCTAACCTTACTATAAAAGTTTGGAATAGTAGAAACTACCAAGTAATTAGCTTGGATTTTAGGATTCTTTAGGTGATAGAACTTCTCAGCACATAGCTTCAGAAGATATAAATACATTGCAAACTCTCTACTGTAATGAAACTTCTTGATATTATTGTCGATTTCACTGACAATCTTACCAATAGTTTTTATATCATTCACTACAATAGTGTTAGTCTCCATATCTATGGTATAATTATCTAATTTGGACTTTAAGTGCAAAATGAACTTCTTGCCGTTGGGACAAGTAGCTTCCACGTCCAATAAAATAGCTTGCTCATTTTCAGAAATAGGTGTTTTAGTTATCCCTTCAGGATGTAAAAGTTTCTGCACTTGCTTATTGCTATTTAATGCTGATACACAAGACTTTACGATTTCTAGTGATTTGTTGTCAAGATATATAATTTCCTTATCTTGTGTTAAATCAAATTCTTTTAGCTGTCTATTCTTCCAATAGTTAGTAGAAGCTTCAATCACAGATTTAGCTAGTTCCTTGGTAAGCTTTCCCTTGTAATATTCGACCTTGTCTGATGCTTTCTTTACATCGTCAAATGTTACTTCTCCTTTCAGAAAAACGGGATAGAGTTCATTAGCCATTGCTCCTAACTTTGCAGTAGGTTTACCAATGTCTTCTGACAGTTCAAAACTATCTGGCTGTAGCACTAACTCGTGTACAGCGCTTCCAAGTTCCAGAGCAGAAGAGAAAGTATTTTTAAACCCAGTAAAGAATTTATCTGGATTACCATCCTGCCGAGGATTAATTAATCCTAAACGGGAATTACTAACGTATCCACTGTACTGTTCAGAAAAATATACCTTATCACTTATCTTCTCCAATCTTAGTGTGTCTAGCAGCGGCCTAAGCTTGATATCTTTTAATTCCATCCTAAAGTTGCTAATTCTAATTCATATGCAAATCTAATTTCGTCAATATCTAAACTATAAATGCGGAATAAAGGATCTCCATTCTGGTTATGTGGCCTATCTATTAGCAATGCTGGAAGTCCAGAGTTTATTGCCATAGTCACATTACTAATACTGTCGTCGATTAATACATCGCATTTGCCTTTTATCAAGTCAGCCTTGTTTCCGTGCTGATAATACATTTGATAAATAGGTCTTATGGGTAAATTGTATTTAGCCAGACAATTTCGAGTATAAGTTTTACTGTTAATTCTTTTAGTCGCATAAATATGCGGCTCGAAATTTGGCTTTTCTAGCAAGGGTAAATTTTCCCAAAACTCCTTGTTGTAGCGAAGACTTACTACGTTTCGTGTAATTACGTGCTCGACTAAATCTGATTCTCTAGGGAATAGTGTTTTATATGCTCCCCAGAAATCGAAGATTGTGTCATCCAAGTCTAACGCTATCCTTAATGGATTACATAAATTCATTTATCTCAGATACGTCTCCTAAATATATTCCATGTTTATCGGCAAGTTCTTCGCAGAAATCATCATAATCCAGAAGATCATCTAAATCGTCGTACTTATTTATATACATACTCTTTATTTTTTCTTCACAATCCTCGTAGCTTCTAGCTACCACTTTACCAATTCTACAGACTTCATCTGTATGCCATGGAAATAAATATGTGTTCATAACTCGATTACTTCAATAACATTTAATCGCTTCTTAATTAAAAGTTCAAGGTCTTCTCTATCCACGTAGACAAAGTGACTCTTTTTCAAATCAGATAATGTGGAGTCAAATTCTAGAGAAAATGCTTCCTCAGTTCTCCAATTCTTCTTAGCTGTCCTCAAATAGAGAGCATACTCGTCATCAAAGTCATTAACTACACAGTTCTTAATCGTAGGAATTGGACCTTTAACTATTAACTTTTTCATTTCTTAAGCAATTCATAAAAATATTCTATAGGTATTACAGCTACTTGACCCACGCTAGGTGCTCCGTTCTTTCCTGCCTTCTTCCAACATATACAGAACGGTTTAGATTTATCACTACAAGCGTCCCTAATGTCAAAATAGTTTGGCATATTTTGGGTGAATTTAGCTTGGATATTAACTGGGAGTTCATTATTCATGTCTACAATGTCTATCTTATCAGCATCAGCCAATTTATTCTGACTTCTACTGGATACACACCCTTCATATCCTATGTCTCTCAATTTGTGAATTATTTCTAACTCATACTGAGAACCTTTCTGCTTACTTTTCTTAGCTTGCTTGCTTCTTCTTACTGCTGGGTCAGCCCATTCAAAAGTAATTCCATCTTTTGACTTCGCTCCAGAGCCAGGTTTATTAGCTCTGGCTTTAATAGAATTTATCTCTAGACCTGTTACTTCTGACGCTTCCTCTATGGTTTCAAAAGTTTTCTTTTCGCCATTTTTAAATGTGGCTGTAACACTTGTATTAGTCTACTTTTTCATTCTTACAATCATTTTTAAATTTCCAAATATATCCATAAGCTGTTTTAGCCTTCCCATTGCAGCAGTTTGATAGCTAGGAATTATTTTTACTAGTTCTGCCTAGCCATTCTAACGCTTCTCTCTAACATGAAAATTCTTTTACAAAATCTCCCGCTTTAGTAAAACATACAATAGTTTTACTTTTCCCATTTTCTGCTCCCACACACTTTCCTTTTCTAGACTCCGAATCTTTTTTCTTACTTTCCCAAGAGTGATGTCTGCCAAACATGGGATGGTTAGAAGGATCTTTATATCTTTCCTTAGCTTTTTTACTGATTTTTTGTTTAGATTCATCAGTATGAGCATATCCAGTTAGACACAATTTTTGATAAGTCAGCTAAGACATAGGTCTTCCTTTTAAACTTTCTGAAATTTTATGTTTTGTTTCTTCAGAAAGTCTTCCAGAGAAACCTCCTTCAGTAGAATTATACCCATCATTAAAACTATTAAATTTTTTGATGTAGTATATCTCAAGTTCGTTTAATCGTTCCTTAAGAACGTCTATATCATCATCTTCTATCTTACACAGAACCTAGTAGACAAAAGTGTCTATCCCGTAATCTTTTCTGGCCTAATCAAATTTAGATAATACGCCTCCGGAATTTAAGACAGTACAGTATAGTTCCTTGGTTTTAAAGGCGCTCTTTCTACTTTTTTCATCCATTGTCTATCCTACATATCTTTTACCTGTAATAGGATTCAAATAACAGTAAATTATTCCAGTTTTCATACTTAATTTCAATTAAAAGTTATTATGTCAATAATAACGACATTTAATTAATCGTTAAAATTTTTTCTTCCAAACTTTTTAAGAACCCCAAGATACTTTTTTATTTCACCTAGAGTCCTTTCTCTGCCATACAAAGCATAAAAATCAGAAAAGTCTTTAGCATTAAGGTGCCTAGGAATGAAGAAGAAATTTAGTTCTGGATGAAGTTTTTTTAGTTTCTTCATATTTTGTATACCAGCCTTATCATTGTCAAAGAAAACTACAATATATTTAAACCTTTTTTTCAAATCTTCCAAAACTTTCTCCGATACGAATTGGGTCTCACTGTTTGGAGCTATGGCAGAAATACCACATGAATACATTGATAAACAATCTTTCATAGACTTAGTTATCACAACTAGTTTACCACTCTTAACTAATTGTTTATAGCCTTGAATGGTTTTAGTAGGAACATTGCCTATGAATCTAAACTCCTTTCGTTTTGGCATATAAATACGCCATTGCTCAATGTTTTCTTTCTTTCCAAAATAGTAACCATAGATAGGACTATGTTGGGCAGATTGTGCATATATATTTCCGTTAAGAAATACAGTATTACAACTGTAGACCTTGAATTTATACAGAATATCTTTAGTAATACCAAAACTTCCCCACCACTTCAACTCAGATTCTGAGAAATCCTTGGCTTCTATTTGAATAAAGGTTTGTTTTTCCTCTTCAAACTTCGGCTGGATTTTAACTGCAACTTTCTTTACAGAAGAGTCCTTAGTATATCCAAAGTCTTTAGCTATAATCTTTAAAGCAGTGTGGTAGTTACAATTATACTTTTCCATAACTACTCCTTCGAATGTGAGACATTTTCCAGAAGCAAAGTCTTTAAAATACAAGTTTCCAGATTTTCCTCTAAAGAAACTGCAAGTGACATGACTGTCACTACGCAAAGGAGACTTAAACAATCCTTTCTTAACTGGGATGCCCAGATAATAAGTCATGTAAGTCTCCTCATTGTTTTTAGATAGAAGAAATTCCTTAGTAATTTTTGGTTCAAAAGTATAATCAAACATGGTCACTAAGGAATTTATGAATTACTCTACTAACAAATCATTACAGCAAGTTGTCAAGATCGAAGTCATTTCCTGGTACAGCATCTACACCAGCAACATCTGCGATCGGATCTTCTGACTTCATTTCAGTGGGTTTAGCTTTCAGATACTTCTGACGTTCTCCCTCCTCATAATCAGAGAAGAACAGCTTGTCACCAATATAGTTATCAGAGATGAACGACTCACCTTGTTTGTTAATACCTACAATACGAGGTATATCAGCAACTACTTTACCGTCACGGTTTCTACCAATCAACTTCAACTTAGTCTCTGTTCCCTTCACCTTCTCAGTGATTGTAATCAAAGCCTTAGCTACATCGTCGAAGCTCTTAAACTTAGAGCTAGCTGCTTGCATCTTTTCGAATCCTGCAGGGTTAAGAACCTGCGCAGTCTGTTTAACTACAGCCATCAAAGTTTCGAAGTTGGAGGGCATCACTACCTTTCCACCATTCTTACTATCAAATTCTCGTCTCTCATCATCACCAGCTTTCGGGAAGAATTGAGTTACTGAGAAGTAACCATCTTCGTTCTCAAAATTGATAGACAAAACTTTATAGTGGGCTGTTGGGTCCTTCTTCCCATCAAATTCCTTGATTTCGCAACCCATGAATTTTACATCATGGATATTCCAAGGGGTTAAAGGACGACGTGTGTTTCTTACTGCTGAGTCTGCTGATATACCAAAATTAAATGCCATAATTAATTCAAATTAAAATCAAATTTTTCTAAGTTTTTGTCATCTTCGTCTATGTTTAAATTATCTAATGCTTCTATATCGAGTTCTTTTTCGATATCAATTATCTCTTCCGGCACAGGATTTGACTCCTGTACCTTGTCTCCTATCAGATAATAAATTCCTTTATCCTCTGTAGGTTCCAACTTAAAGACAGTACCGTAAGCAGAAAGCTTTTCGTTAGCAGCTCCTCTATAACTTACAGTATTACTTTTAGTCAGCTTGTTTCCAGCCTTAGTACCGAAAGCAGCATCGGTTCCAATAATAGGAACTGCCTTCTTATCCTTTTTCTTATACTTGATGTCTACACGACAATCTGCACAGACTTGTAACAAGTCTACTGCCCCTTGGGTTAAAATCAACTTGTTAGAATCAAGCGTAATAATAGGTTCAGGATTTTCATCTACCTTAGCAGATGAAGATTTACTACTTGCAGCTTTCTTAGTAGCTACGGTGTCAACATGGATTTCTTCTTTACCAATATAGGTGATTTCACCCGTTTGCTCATTCACATCATAGTGAAACAGTATGTCTAATTTCATTATTCCCCTTCGTTATAAGCGTCAATAACTTTAATAATCTCATCCAAATCATTATCAATTTCTAAGTCTTCAAACATTCCCAAAGAAGTCTTTGCTACACAGCTACCATCATTGTTAGTGATAAGCTTATACTCCATTCTACCGGAGTCTCCTTCGTTTACTTTAGTAAAGAAGATATATGTAAACAAACCTTCCAAGGTTACTTTTTCAGACAGCAACTTACCAACAGTCTTGATAACATACTTAGGATTAACGTTGTCTCCAACATTTTCTGAGTGAGTCAAGAAGATCATTTTGCAATCCTCTCTCATCTTTTCTGAATATCTCAGAATTTCCATAGCGTGTTGAGCTAATTCACTAAACTTAGTATAACCAACTTCAGTTGCTCTATCAACGAACTCATAAGAGAGAACATATTGGAAGTCATCAATGATTACCTGCTTGATGTGCGGCATCATCTTATCAATAATTTGAAGAATTTTCAGTATTTGGTCCCACTTTGAACTTACATAGTAGTTACCACTCACGTTCTTTCCTTCGATTTTGATGGGAATATACTTCTTCTTCCATGCACGGAAGGGAAGGGGTTTACCCGTAGTACTTATAATAAAAGTAGTTTCGGGATTAAGATTTCTTAAACTTGTACTTTTTCCAGTACCTGATTCACCTACGATAGCAATTGTTTCAGCAGCCATTATTCTAATGCAAAATTAAAATTCGAATTTGAATTATCTAATTCTGTAATATCATCTAGCTCCTGTTCTACAATAGAACTATTATCTTCTAATATATAGTTTGGACTTGTATATCTCTCATAATCATAAATTTCATCGGGCTTCGGCAGCTCGTAGAACATATTAATCCATCCAAAGAAGTTTACTCCAACCTCAACATCGCAATCCCCATATCGGTTCTTAAGTACCATAATACTCCTATAATAAGAGCCTAGATACTCAATATTGTAATGTTTATAAGTCTTCAATCCATCTCTGTGAGGATTATACAATGCAATCATGATATTACAATCTTGCACAGTATTACCTGAATCCTTAGCATCGTGAATAGTAAACGCACTTTTGCCTTGTTTAAACCTCTCAATATTTCCCTGCTCTCTATTAGCTTGCTGTATTACTACAGGACTAATAAAACACTTATCTCTAAGAAAAAGAAGATAGCTAGACAACAAATCAATATCAGGCTTTGTACCAACAAGACCAATATGGTCTACAACTACATTATAAATAAGATTAGGATTATTTGGAGTATAGACGAGGCGGGTTTCACTTTCAGAAAAGGTTCCCATTTCCTCCAACCTAGTTTTCAAGATGGCATATACCTTCTTCGGAGTTACCTTCTTGTCATAGATTTCTAACTTCTTACTAATCTTATCTATCCAAGGCATACATTGCTTAACTAAGTCATAATGCTCATCAGATAAAATATATTCTTTTTCTCTTGACAATATCTTCTTAAAAGATAGTTGGATTCCATAGGTCTCAAATATATATATGGATAACAGCTTAATATACAAAGCTACTTCTCCCATTTCAAGACTGAAATATAATACCTTAAAATCATCATCATCAAGATGTTCCATTAGTGGTCGATATACATAAGCATATAAGGCAAACGAAGTCTTACCTGCACCAGAGTTTGATAGAATTAAAGTATAGGTTTCCCTAGTAACTCCATCAATAATACTCTCTAGCTTAGGAAGTTTCATAGAAATACCATGATTTAGTCCCTGTCTACCTCTATCAATTTCATTGAGAAGTTTATCAGAAATCATAGTAATCTCATAGAATCATAATTAACTCCGCCTTCATTCTTTAATGCCTCTAGTTCTTCCCACTTATGGTCTATTACAAAATTAGCTATTGTGGTACACAATATATTGTGTTCATTAGCCCACTTAACTAACTCTATAATATGGTTATGAGTTTCTGGCTTCCATCTGATAGTTTTACCATAAAACCTATAGAAGTCTTCAATTGTATCAAATTTCTTAGATACGCTTTTCAGACCCACTTGTGTATTATTAACTATTCCAAATAATGGATAAGTATCCCACAATTCCTTACCTAAGTCGAATGAACACTTATAAAAGTCTTTCACAACTAACTTATTTAGAGGAACATCTAGTGGGTTAAATACAGACCCTTTCTCAGGAATCTTATAGGATTTATGAATAACTCCAGCATCGCGAAGTCCAGTTAATAGTTCTATTGTAAAACCACGAGCGCATACTCTAGAAGAGAAATACTCGTGGACAATTTCGGGTTCATCACCCTCTTGGGCGATAAGAAGAATTTCTAACAACAACAGCTCACTTGGGTTTATGCTATATTTTTCACAAAACAAAAGTTGCTGTTTCAGTTCAAGATTTTTCACGTGTACAAATTAATAGATTTTCTACTAATCTATACACCAAGTCTAGTTTACTTGTTAAAGCGTTAAAACTTGGTTACGTGATAAACTTTAGTCCTCAACTTTTTCGCTGGCAGTTTCAAGAAGTACTGCATAGTCCTTCTTTAATTCCTTCAATTCAGCGGTAAGCTTACTAACTTTAGTTTCCAATGCTTTGCACTTCTTAGTCAAAGCAGACTTCATCTCATTAAACTCTTTTTTAGTGTAATAAGTTTCCATAATTAAAAACGATAGGTAAAATTCTGCAATTTTTTCTTGTAAGGTTCCCAAGGCTCTCCATTAAGTAACTTTCGTAAGTTATCTACATCAATAGTAACATACTCGCTCTTTTGATGAGACTTCTTAAACCATTCTTGTTCAACGGTATCTTCTAGCACTAATGTGAATATTTCAGAGTATTTAGAACCTTCTTTTCTAATGACCCTACCAGCGGCTTGAGTGCTTTTTGTGCTACTAGAGTCAACTCCAAGCATTATCCCGACCGATAGACCGGGACAATCAAAACCTTCAATAGCCAATTTACAGCTATTAATCACGCCCTTGTCTAGTAGGGCGAACTCCTCAAGTGTAATTCTGTTTTGTTTTTTACTTTCTTTGCCAGTGTAAACATATCCTACTCCTATCTTCTCTGCCATTGCAGTGTTAGCAGAGAATGTAATAATTTTCTTGTCTGCTCTGTGAGCAATAATCTCCCTAGCCACTTCTAATTTAGCCGGATGATTATGGATAAACTTTTTTCTAGCTTGTAAAGCTCTCATAAAAGCTGTAGAATGAAAGGTAATCTGCTTCAAAGCATTAGACAGCTCAGCTTTATCCGAACTACTACAAATCTGGTTTCTGTAATTAAGCCTATTTCTGAGGCCGTCTTTACCAACCATACTCATTGCGAGTCCAAAATCAAAGTTAAAGAATTCAAAATGTCTTATAAATTCCCTATTTTGCTCTCGATAGCTTTCGATGTCTTCTGCTGTGATAATTACTTGATATTCAGTAAAATCAGATACCCAACCATTGGCTTTGGCTACTTCAATAGTTACGCTATCAACTACAGGGCAATATTTCTCGACTATAGTATGTCTACCGTCAAGTCTTTCCAGAGTAGCAGTTAGTCCAAGAATTAACTTGTATTTAACCTTACTAAATACAAATTGTAAAGTCTCAGCAGCAGTTCTATGGATTTCATCAATGATTAAAAAGTCACATTCGTATCCATTCTTTGCTGTAGTATTTACAACTTGCACCTCTGTATTTAACCCTAGACCTTCCTTATCTAATATATCTATCCACTGATTCTTTAAAAGTTCCGTGGGGACTACTACCAATGCTCTAATAGTAGGATATTTAGATAGAACAGCCTTTAAACAATTAATAGCACATCGTGTTTTACCAAAGCCTGTACAGGCTTCTATGGTGCCTCTTCCTTTATGTAATAACCAGGCTCTCTTACATTGCTCCTGTCGCTCATCACGAGTAACAGGAGTAAAGAGGTCTTTCATCAATCTATATTCCTAGTGATGTCCCATCCTTTAAGTTCTGCAACTTTCTTGATTTCTTCCATCTTATCCTTCCATTGTTTAGCCTGGTTCTCGCATTGATTTTGGAAGCGATAAAGAACTTTGTTTGATAGCAGTCTGAGCTGATCACTAGTTAAGTTAGCATATTTATCTCGTTTCAATCTACACATAGATCTAAACTCAGCATAACTTAATCCAGTATCACAGATTTTCAGAGCTATAGAAGGATTCAAACGAAGTTCCTTACTTACTACTAACAGTCTGTTAACAGCTTTACCTGTCACTGGGTCTTTACGATACAAGTCTTTCTGCATTTCTTGCTGTGTAAACCACAGTCCCATTTTTACAATGAAGTTAAGCGTCAAATGAGAGTTGTCAAACAATCCCAAGGAATCTAAACAAGCATCCATAACTAAACTTACTGGTACTTCTCTAAACTCTACAGGGATTCCATTAAGAATCTCTCCAATTGGATAGACCTTAATAGCCTCATTAGTTAACACTTCCTTATTGTTTTTGATAACAGCTTTCAAGTCTTCCAAACAACGTGTGTTTGTGTATTGCTTTTCAGCTCTAAGCCATCTAATAAGAAGCTCTGCACGACATCTTTGTATTTGGTCGGGCACAATTCCGAGTAATGTTACACGACCCGGATTCTTGGTATCAGAGTTGTACAACATTTGTTCACAATGATTGTAGAATCGTCTCAGCTGGTCATAACCTGCGTCTACCAATTTAATTTCCTCCTGGACCCCATTTACCTTAGGTCCTTTCCATACATAGCTATTAACGTCGTTTGCTTTATCGCTCAAAGCCTCTCTCAGCTTATCTCCTAATACAGTCATAAATTATTCTTTAAAAATACTTCATAGTTTATCTCCTTTTTAATGTTAATCTAATAATATTTGTCCATCTTCAATGATAGGCTTTTCATGAATAAATTTCAAGAAAATTATATTACTATCCTTGTATGGAACAAAATCTTTACCATCGTACCATCTATCGATGCCTTCTTCTACGTATCTTAGTGAAACATAGCCGACATCTCCTAATTTCATAGAACACTGGTTCCAATTCGGGAATCGAACACACATTATATCCTTGTAATCTAGATTATCATATTCTAGCCTTTCAAAGACATAATTAGCGTATCCCATCCCGTCCTCACATTCAGCAACAAATTTGACATGGTAAGTTACTTCTTTGGTTTCCACACTTCAAATGTATTAATATCCTCGAACTTCCTACAACCATAAGAAGCGAAGTCTCCTTGCAGCTTATCCATGTTAGGCAAGCAAGGGTAATTCTTACACCTAGTGCAGCTACGTTCAGGATGTTTGTAGTGAAAACCATCTTTGTCCTTAAACATTACTTCAGTAATAGGCATAATAATATTAATACACATGAACCAGCAGCGCCATATTTAATGACATTCTGCTTCTTTTTTAAAGACTTATTAAGACCTTCAATAGATCTATTTTTATCTTCAATTATGTTTCCATAATACAGTAACTGAACTCTACGAAGAGAATCCGTTTTTTCCCAACTCTTATTTATTAGTTCTAGATTAGTTATTCGCTTATTCAATAACGGAACAGTTTCAGACAACTTCTGATGCTCGGCAAATATCAGATTAGTTGTTTTTAGTTGCTCGCTGGTTATTGTAACGGTCGATGTATTCTGAGAAAAAGCACAAATTGATGCTATCAGAACTAGACATAATAGTAGATACTTTCTCATCATACTCTTTGTCTATATACTTAATTTTCTCCACGATGGAATCGTTAACTATATAGATGCTATCTCTAATTATAGAATCCCTTACTATTTCCTGCACATTAGGCGGAGAAACTGCGGTTTCCTTCTTAGGTATTAGCAAATAAATAATTAGCAATCCCATCAAGGCTATTAAGATATAGCAAAACTTAGTCCTGTTCATTTAGCTCAACGCCTATTGCCTTGGCTTTAGTTACCAGTTCAGCGCATTTAACTACATCTATACCTTCTTTAGCTAGATTCAAAGCTTGCTTCTCTTTATCAGAGAGATTTTTGATTTCGTTCTTGAGGGCTTCTTTTCTTTCGAATCGAGCTTTCATTTGGTTATACCCCTTAATGATACGCTCTGGATTTTCTTTCAAGAAAGTAAGCTCCTGTTCCAAGAATGCTTTTACCAGCACTTTACCTGCTACACCTCTAGATGTAGTATAAATAGCTGGACACTTTGGATCATGAAGAGCCTTATCGTAAGCCTTCTTCTGTCCCTTAGCCAAATCGAAGGTATCACTAGGATTACATACTGCAATACCAACGGTTACTACTCTACAGATTCTAGCATAGTCCGGATCATTTGTGCATATGTATTCATCGGGAGCTACCCAACCTACTGCTAAGACACAATCATCCTCACTTACTTCAGCAGCCTGACTTAAAGCACAAGCTACAATTTTACGTTCTTCACCCTTAAAGTCTACAAATGAGTCTACCATGTACTCAATCACATCCTGTTTCATTTTCTACAATTTTAAAACCGTTATTAATTAAATATTCTTCGGGAGCAAATTGTAATTCAAAGAATCTATGCAAAGAGTACTTCTTCCTCTTACAACATAGTTGATTCTTTTTCAATACAATAGGTTTATTAGAAGAGTAGTATTTTTCTTCCATTAGAGCAGCTCCCCAGCTCCATATTTGATATACTGAACTACAGTAGATAAACTTATCGTGCGTATGCACAATTTGTTTATCCTTCTCGTAAGTCCTCCGTGAGGTCGTCATAAAACACCTTTATAGTCTTAAAAATGAATTGATTCTTTTGAGTATTATAACAGTCATTCCAGCTACATTTCTGATAGTGAGATAGTAGTTCGGAAGCTTTTACGCCAGTATACACATTTCTGCAAAAGCTATCGTCATCATCACAATCTGCTGCGTTTATGGTGTACTTTCCAATAGAAATCGCATAATGATAATGACTTCTCGCTACTTCGCTAAACTTTTCTTCTAGTTCATAATCCTCGTAAATAATGACTTTGAACTTGAATTTATCTCTACTTAGTAGCCTAGCTAGACAGTATGCTATATAGCAACACCCTCCACAATTAACGTCATATTCCTCATCTAAGAATCTACAAAGCTTATTCAGCCTCTCCGCTAGAATCTCCTGAATCTCCTGAGACTTCGAGTTTAATTTCCTCCTTTGCCTTTTTAAACTCATCTAAGTACCTACCTAAAGTTATAACTTCATCTTTTCCGAACTTTTTTCTTACTGCATAATGGCGACATCGCTCTATAGCAGCTTCTAGGGGATAGCCATAGCCTTCCACTTTAAATTCTTTTCTCGGATTTTTCCCACCAATATCATACAACAATTCCAAGTCAAACCTCGGAGAAGATTCACTAATGGGAGTAAGTCTGTAAAAAGGACCTTCAATTACCATTTTTATTTTGTTATTTACAAACGTCTATTACAGTTAAGTTCTCGTTGCTGGGACGATAATTAATATCCCTATGAGAATTAGATACAATAACCTGGTCAAAATTATTACACATATTAATCAGACCTTTATCATTAACTGCGTGACATACGATTATGATAAACTTGCTATTTGGATATCTCTCTTTGAGAACCTTAAGCTCTCCTAGGAAAGTTCCTCCGGCATCACACAAGTCATCAATGAACACAAATGTAGAATAGTAGCAATTCTTAGACTCCTCTATTTCAAAGGACTCAATTCTTCCAGTCTCTAGATTTCTTTCCTTTTTGAAGACTAAATAACCATAGTGAGAATAGTTACTTCCATATCTGTCCTTCGCCCCATGGTCTGGGAACACGATATTACTTTGGGCTGGAATCCAAGAGTGGTGTCCAAATTCCCAAGGTAAACATCTGTCACCAAGAAGATGAAAAGTTCTACTAGAATGTGCCTCAAGAACATATATGTTTCTATAGCCTAAGCTATTTAACATATTACATACTACTTTCAAGGAGAATGGACGATTAAAACTCATTACTCTATCCATACGCATAGACATTAAATAAGTAATGTGTAAATCCCATTCTACTTCTTGTCTATCTAAAATATCTCCTACTTGCACTAAGAGGAATAAATCCTCAGTATTAGATATTCTACAAATGACATCAATAGATTCCTTTCTGTTTAATTCCTCAGTAAGGAAAAACTGAGGCTCTCCATCAGGAAATCTAGTAACATCGTACTTAATTTCACTGATTTCCTTGTTGATTAAGTTTAATTTCATCTACTACATATTTTAAGATTTCATAACTTTCTTCCAGACCTGCCCTATCATCTAGGAGGATATTGTAATAAGGTTTCTTAGATTTAGAGAATATAGAACTACTAATGTTTGGAGCAGATAAAGTATTAGAAGTAATATTTGCTATTCCTAATCGCATACAAATTGTCTGCTTTGCCATAATTTTATAATCATCTTCATCAGTGGTGAATAAAATCATTTCAAAACCTAGAAGTGAGCATTCTTTAAGTAGTTCTATAACGCAACTATAATCTCCGCCAGTATTATGGTAATCGAAAATAGTATTATCAAAATCGAAAGCGACTATTAGCTTTCCGTATTTATGATACTCTTCTAATAGTCGTTTCTTGCAAGCTTCTTTCCCAAAAGGATGATTAAAGTCCATGGTCAATTCTTTGTCTGATTTCTTCAAGAGAATATTCTTTCTTCAAGATACCATCTTCAAAGACAGTCTCTAAGCATCCCTCTTTTTCCTCCTCGATTGAGACCTGGTCGGTAGCAGTATACTTCCCATCCAGACATTTATAGACAGCAATCAAACCTTTCAAAGAGTTCTTAGTACCATCATCAGTTTTAGGATGTTTGAAGATTTCTTTCAATTCGCCATTTACTACGCAAGCAGTAGCCTTAATAGCAAACCCAAGACTATCTCTACTTGCATACTGATAGGAATATGAACCTACTCCCAGAACGAGATTACAAGCCGCCATATGAGCGTTTTCTAATCTCAAGTAGATTTGCTTTTGACGTTCCAGAGTAATAGAATCTCCATAAAGCAGACCAACCTTAGTGCTAGGATAACGGTAATCCTTTGAAGTAGTATTCCATCCGAAGATTTTACCAAGCATATAATATGCCCCATAATATTGACCTTCGGACACTTCAACATACTCTGCATCGTCGTTAAACGGAGCATAGCAGCAATAATACTTACCTTCTTTCATTCTGGTATTGAAGTGAGGATTAGTTCTCAACCCGCAGATTATATCTACTGGGTCTCCACTATCAGGACGGATTACTACTCTACCATCACGAGCCATAATGTCTTTCTTCAGCTTGGGCAAGAAATTTTCAATTACATTCCAGAAATCCCAAGTATCAGATACAATAGAAACAAACCCAGAAGGATACAAATCATTAATTAGACGTTTGAAAGTGCCCAGCTCATCTTCCTCCCCTCCAGCACACATTACAGAGTGTTCTGTTGCTGGAACTGTAGCAGCAATCAATTCCTCGTCTGAATTAGCTCCATAATATTCTTCCAAAGCAGCAATAGCTGGAATAGTTTCACTTCCCACAAAAGAAGTCATATGCGCCATACCAGATATAATTGCGGCTTCCATTCCCGCCATACCTCGCATTGAGAAATCATGACAACAAAAACCAAGATTTACATCTGTTGGAAAACCAGTCTTGCAAGCATGACGATGTAGCTCTTTCTTATAAAGCCTAGCTCTAGTAGCAGATGTGCATGGCATCCACAAGGTACAGCTGATAATAGTCTCTAAGTAGTTAGTTAACCAAAAGAACTCGGGTAGAGTATTTGTAATGGTCATCATGGGAACCCGAATAGGGCACACAGAACCTTCAGGAAGAGCCTTTATGCGAATTGGTAGATACCCAAGGTCATATAAAGCTTCAATATGTCTGTACCCAACGGATTCAATACCAACAAAGTTGTTTACTCTACGATAGAACATCTCCACAGCTTCCTTCTTTGGTAGATTAAAGAAGTTTTTCTCAAACTGTTTAATGAGATATTCTTTGATTAGGTATTGAATACCAAATACTACTGAACCTTCGGTTGCTTCTGGGAAGTATTTATTACTTCTAGGAGTCCAGTTACTATAAACTTGTTCAGTACCTTCGGGGTACATTCTGTGATGGCCCAACTTGTAACCATCTGTAGCATTAATTATTTCCATTCTAATTTTTTGTTAAAAGTTATTTCTTTTACTTCTTCAGTTTCGAGTTTTCCACCTTTGATAAAGTATTGGTGAATAAGAGTATTAATTGTTCTTGCTCCAAGAGTATTATTGCGAAAAGAACTTTCGAGATACCCTTTCAAATCACTAATGACTTGTTCTCTATTTACATTAAAGAATAAGTCAAGATAATTCTGCAACAAGTCTGAACACTCCAAGATAGAATACAAATCCTCTAGAGTGAGAGGTTTAGTATTGTAGATTAATCCTACTCTTCCAAGAAACTCTGTTTTAACTCCAAAGTCTCTTAGTCTATCTAATGTAATGTGAGGCTCATTATTGAATGCTCCAGCAAACACAAATAGTACATTATCAATAGGGACTGATATGTACTTCCCATAATCGCCAAAAACACTAGTAGTATCAGACTCTAAAAGTTTGAGAAACTCGTTCTGTACACTGGCAGTAGATTCATTAGCCAGTTGGCTATTAGTGTTTCCGTTGATGAAAAGTTTATCAAACTCGTCTACGAAGACTACAATAGGTGTGTGACTATAGTTAACAAGTGGAGATAGAATTTTGCTTAAACTATTTCCAGAAATACCCTCTTTAGTTATTTGAGCTGCATTAACTTCTAGAAAGCTAAGTTCATTCATATCACATAACTGTTTAATAGTAAAGCTCTTACCAGACCCGCTCTCACCTGTAAGAATAAAGTGCGGTCTTATCTTGCAATTACTATTTACAAATACCTGAAATATTCTATTAACTTCCTTAATTAACTTGTCTTGCCCTATTATCTTACTCATAGTCAATTTTCAATAAATATTTAATATTACCTCCGGCACTCAAATGCCTAAAGCATTTAGTTACGAAGTCCTTGGTTTCGGGATGTATAGCTCTAGGTGAACTTAGAAATTTAATCCACCAGTTGTACTCACTCCCATAGGTAAAATCTTTATTATAGGTTCTCCCAGCAGCCAGATAATCACAGACTAATTCCAAAGCATATTTTCTTGGCATTTTCGCTGGAACTCCTCCTTCATCTAAACTATGAACCCAATATTCATAGTGATGTGGATTTCTTCCTCGATGATGTAGGAAGGTTTCAGAATATCCGTGTATGTTTTTCTCATTAGCTAGAGGACTAATAGTATCGTCCCAATACTTTATTGACCTACTAAATTCAGTATAGCTAAACTTAGACCAGTCATGTACTATTCCCTGCCAATAAAGACCTAACTGGAAACAATAGCGTGCTACCCAGTATTTATGCTTAATAATCCTAATTAGATGTTTAAATATTCGTGTCATGTATTGAGTTTGATAAAAACTTAATAAAAGAAACGTCTACCTCGTAATATTTATCGCCGAGAAACTTAAGCATATATATAATCCAGCTTACTATAGAAAGCGAGACAGCTACAGGAGGAAGACATAGGCTCACTAGGGCTATAACTACAGCCCAACCAGGCACAGATATTCTTCTCCACCTTCTCCACCTTCCAGAACCTAAATAATCTAGTTCATAGGTATGATAAAGTGTATAGTATAGGAGCGCATAGAGCACAACTCCTATACAATCACTTATCAACATAATCTTTACGTCCATACTTAATTAGTATTTCTGGACCACAGAATAATGTATTCCCTATATCCCTTACCATTATACCATAATAAGACATTATCCTCTGTAATATCTACATATGGGTCGTAATAAATAAAGGCGATTATCAAGACTATTGCTAGTATAATAGCTAACATAGATTATCGAGTTTTAACGGAACCAGGTCTAGTGGTTGCAGCTTGGAAATCTTTTCCCTGCTTATCCCACCATGCCTGTTTATCCTTTAACCATTTTACTTTTTTCTTGTATTTCATTGTTCTGTTACGATTACGATTCTGTTAAATTCTCTATCTCCAAACTCAGTAGTGCTTCCGCAGCCTTTAACTATAAGCTTATCCTCTGGAGCGCCATAACTGATAAGGGCCTTCTTCATAGATTCTGCTCTAGCTACAGCTAAGTTGTCATTAAAATCTACTGGACCTTCTTCAGAAGCATATCCTTCAATCATATATGACTTACCACTATTTGAAATATAAGCTGCTAACTCCGATACTGCAACATTAGAAGTTGTAGAGATTTCAGAAGAGTTCTGTAAAAACTGAATTTTAGGTGTAAGAAGTTCTACCTTAGTAACTACTATAGTATCAGTCTTAATTATTTCTACTGGTTTACGAGATTCCAATTCGCTATTCTTAACCCTCAACTCGTTAATAGCAGCATTAAGACTTTCTACTTCAGCGTCACTATATAGTTTCATCATAGGAAAGTTTCCTTTATTAGACTTAAACCGGTAAGTGGCTCCTATATAAACATTTACTTCATGATTTAGAGGAGTAGTCTTTGGAAGTAGCATATACTCTGGAGTAACATTTAGTGCCCAACTATCAGTAATATTAAAGTTGCATCTAATTGCACCTCTTGCAGATACATTATTATAAACATCACCATAAGTATGATACCAACCAGCACCTATCAGTAATACAGGCTCAAATAAACGTCTAGAGCCTTCGTATCCACAAATAAGATTAGTTAGATTAGTAGTTACATTAGCTGTAAGGTTATGGGAATCGAAGAACGTTTTACTGCCTTGATTCATACCTGCCATCATATCTAACTCTAGTCCGAAGATAGGAGTAATTTCTTTACCCACCGCAATATTTACTAATACATCATGAGGTTCAGCCCAACTTCTTGAGTTGTCCCAAATTGTGGTACCTACATTACCAGAAACATACCAGTTATCTTTCAAACTTCCAGTTTCAACAACTTGTGCGCTAGCAAACACGCACATTAAACACAAACAAATAATACTAAAAATTTTCTTCATAATTCTATTAATTAAATTAATCCCACCAAGACCTCATACGTTCAAACTTTAGTTTGTTGTATAAGTACCAGGCTTTTTCTCTTCTCAGATAATCTTTAAGGATTGGAGTATTCCAATCGAGATCAGCAGCCTTAGGGTGGAATCGATTCCAATTTTTAGTATTTATGTGTCTATCTACAAATCCCTTTGACCCAGGTCTAAAGTCATGGTGATACGCAGAATCTATTTCTAGCACAATATCTAATAGCTTTAGTGCTAGATTTAGCTCTTTTTCGACACGTTCATTGCCTTCCGCAATTCTAGATACCTTAAAGTATTCATACATTCTAATTAGGGCTTGTTTCTCTAAAGAGAGAACAAATCCATAATCGAATGGATAAAACTTCATAGCTTCTTTGATAAGTTTCTTATTCTTATTCTTTCTTAGTTTCATATTCCTGACTTGCTTCAACTGCTAATTTATCTGCGAGATTATTCATCTGAGAAAAGAAGTCTGAACTTGAAGTATGTCCTTTCACCCAACAAAAATCTATATTAGGACAAAATTGCTTTGCCTTATTTAAGACCTTGTCGTATAAATTCCATAACTCTACGTTCTTCTTTCTTTTCCATCCTTTAGTAGCACATCCTATGACGTACTGAGAATCTGAGTAAATAGTCAGAGATTCGATTTTACGACTTACTGCATTTAGAGCATAAATTACTGCTAACAACTCACATTTATTATTAGTAGTATTAGGAATCATCTTACTAAATTCATAGGCTTTTTCCCCATCAATTACGAATACAACTCCTACTCCTCCTGTGTCTCTAGACGAGCTAAAAGCTCCATCAGTGAACACTTCTAGCCTGCTCATCAGCAGTATTTACTCTCATGTTAGTTCCGAGTAATATTGCTATCTTTAGCAAATCGTCTTGATTGTCACAAAATATATTATCTAAAATATAGTTTGCATAATCAACAATTCTAACTCTCTTTCCTATAGCACCATATTTTTCGTTAAGCCATTTAAGCTGAGGAGCAAAATCTTCTAGGTCGTCCCCTAAATGCCGTAAAGCCTTCCTAATAGGAACAGGAAACCACATTTTCTCCTTTATCCAGTCTAAATGACAATAACCAAACGCAAATGCTCTACTTAAATCCTTCTGAATAAACTCGTCTAACTCGAAATTTCTCTCATGCCTACCAGCTTCCTCGAAATCATCTTTCAAATCCTCACAAAAAATCTGATTAAATTCAATCATAACTCCAAGTTTCTAGGCAAGCTATAAGTTCCAGCATCCCATATCTGCAAATAACCTTGAATGGTCCAGTAGCTATAGAAAGATAAGGACTTTTGTTGTCATTGTACAGCTTCATTACTTCTCTTAGTAGTACGCTAGCATTTCTGGATAGTTCGTAAAGAGTGGGAACTCTGTGTTCGTTCGGACCTACATACATTTTCCATGTACTTTTGCCTATACAGCGACCCTCGTCATCATATTCTCTATGACTCTTGTCCCACTGCATATACTCCAGAACCTTATCAAAATCAAAGTTCTCCATAATGCTTTTGTATTGTTCCTCCAATGGGGGACAATCATCCCTTGTCAGGACTGTTCTCTTTGTTTTGCTCATTTTTGTAACAATTAACAAGATTCTGTAAGTTGGACAACTTATCAGTTCTTACACTGACCAGTAGCCCACCCTTACGTAAGTTGTAACTAAGTTTAATTCCGCAATGATTTAGAATTTCGATAAACTCTCTCAATGCGCTTCCCTTTAACACATTTCTGTAGACTAGTTTCTGACCATCTTGATATCCTGCTCGATAGTATTCATTCGCAACATCAGAAATAAGCCATCGCTTAATAGGAGATACCCTACTTAAGAGTTCATTGACTCTGGTTGCGATAAAATCCATATTACTGAATACTATCAATTACAAGACTATCCACACCTAGAGTGTCTACACTCATTGTGTCAGCAACTTCTTTAACGATTGCGATAGAATCGTTTTCTGGAGCCTGAGTCTTTGTATTACCTGCACAAGCAGACATCAGTGCAACCATTCCGAAAAGCAATAGTACTTTCTTCATTTTTCTTAATTTAAATTAGTTAATAATCATTTTATCTATCAAAAAAAAGAGTGGTTCCAGTATCTGTGCTTCACCAGATACTTTCCCCACTCCTATCACTCCGAAGAGCTTGTACCATTATTAGGTTGGTCAACCTCCCTCTTCATCTTGTTGAGAATTTGGGATAATAGTCACCAAGTTTAAAGATTACTTGTAACTGAAGCAAAAGGCTAGAATCCCGAAGGGATTCCGTAACTCCTTCAACACGTGGTTGACGAGCTATGTAGGAAGCTAACGCGCAGGCAAAGATGAAGCCGTAGTCAAAGACCTAGCTACACTAACAAAGACTAAGACAAAGACTCTCAATTAGAGAGTAGGTTGTAAATTTTTGTGTAGCCAGCGAATAAAGATTAAATCCATGCGGATTTAAGAATATACTGTTCATAATTATTCCTGTTAAGTATGTTATGTTAGCTTCCTACGGAAGTCCTCTAATTACTTAGAGGAAGAGTCGCCTTGTCTCCTAATCTCTTCGAAAATATCTAAAAGATTCTTAGGCAAAGCGATTTTTAGTTTGGAAATACGTTCCATTTCAGAAGTTTTCCAACTATTGAAACGACTTCTCAACTCTCCTAATTCGGAGGTATATTTGTCGTATTTTGCTTTAAATTCAGCCATTTTCTCACGATACTCTTGTTCTTGAGTGTTAGAAAGTTTATTAACCTCCTCCTTAAGCTCAGCTTTAAGAGCATTTAACTCCTTCTCGTAAGAACGATAGGTGTCTTGAAGAGACATGAACATATTGTCCACTTTTTCTACTTCGATGGTAGGGTCTTGGTAGTAGAGAATTAAATCTCTTCCAGAGCCTTCCTTATAGATAGGACAATTCTCAGCTGCATGAACTTCTTTTCGTGCTTTACTAAAGGCTCCTTTTGGATGAATATACTTTCCATAGGTAGAAGCAAACGCCTCTAATCTTAGGAATTTATTTCTCTTGTTAATATCCCACGACTTTATGATAGTCTCTTCAGTCGGAGAAGGTAGAGCTTCTGGATACTTAGGCTGCTCTGGCAGTCCTATTCCCTGACTTTCTGCCCAATCATCAAGCATAGTAGCAGATACTTTGCCAATCATTCCTTCTTTCTCTTTAATAGCTTCTCGTACCCAAGCACAAAAACTATTCATGGCAGCGACCTTTTCCAAATCATCTTTTATAAAGTCAAGGGACTTTTGTCCTACTGTCATTAACTGCTTTTCTCCTCCACCGATAGAGGCTACAGATACTTGAAAGAATTTCACATTATTCAAGCGTTCCTGTGCTGCTTGAATCATTTCTTGTGCGATGTTCGCATAGAAGTTTGCTGACGTAGAAGTCAACCCTTCATTTCCAAAAAATACACTGTTCATATTAGTTACGTTTTGTTAGTTTATCCACAACATTAATTATTGATTCTTCTCCTGCTATAAATCCATCACGATGAACATTTCTAAGTAAACTCTTCAGAGATTCTAATTCTTCATCTGACTTTAGAGTATTTTTTCTATATATTTCAATAAGTTCTTCTATATATCTTTCCATATTATTGATATTAAATTAGTACCCGAAGTGGGACTCGAACCCACACGCCCATTACTGGGCATCAGAGCTTAAATCTGACGTGTCTACCAATTCCACCATTCGGGCATAGTAATTAGCTATACTCACGTACCGCTAATCAACTTACTATAATAACAGTACAAGTGTTAAATTCAAAGTTAAAAACCGTTAACTTATTTAAACTGCAAACAAATGTTAATAAATTTATCGACATCAGTTCCGCAATCTACATAATTCGGAGTGTTAGCTTCGAAGTATTTGAGAACAGCCTCTGTTCCAAAAAGTCCTATCTCTTCGAAATCATACCCCTCACCGTGAATATCCGATGTAGGCATATTTGGTCTGAATACTAACCAGGCTGTACCAGGAAATTCACAACACGTACAAACAGTCAATCCACTTTCCCTTAGTTTATCTAAGATTTGTGGACTAACTGTTTTCAATACGACACAATTATCCGAGTTCTGCAAGTCGTTGTCTGATTTCATCTTCGGACATACTTTCCATTTTCTCAGACTGTTTCTTAGCCAGCAGTTCAGTCAGGCGTGCCTTCTCAGCTGCCTTATCTTTAGCTGCTTCTCTAGCGGCCTTGTCTTTCAGCTTATCAGTGATAACATCTTTCACAATGTTGAACTTTAACTCCAGTTCGCTATTGCTAGGAGTATCATTAGTTATGAAAGATTTTCTAGGACTCTTGGCTAATTCTTCGTCATAGGACACTGCCAGTCTGTCCAATGCAGGCAGACTTAAGTCCCACAAATCTTCCACACTCAAATTACCTTTACTAGTTGCAAAGCGCAACTTCATTTTAGACGCTTGTTTGTACATAATTAGAATTTAATTTTAAATGGTTTATTATCAACTTTAACTACAACCTCGTCGTGAGACGTACTAGAGAATCCTAGTCCACTCAACTGGTTATCGTTGTATTCTGCTTTAGCTCTAGAGCCAATAGCTTCGAATACTCTCTTATGATCTTTTTCGAGATCGGGTCTCAGATATTCATTGAAGAATCCTCGAACTGGGTCAGGATTTTTACATCCATCAATCATGAAGAATAGGTGCTTGTTTCCTATTTCATTACCTTCCCAATAATTTGGAGAATACATGATGCAAGAAACAGTTTGGAAACGCATAGTATCAATGCCCCACTCGTTCATAGACTTGTATGAAGTTGCACCTTCGGCAATTACCGGACTTAGGGTTATATTACCAATAGAATCTACCTTGATAATTGCTACCGCAATATATTCTCTGTCTGACACCATCTTATCATAGTTGAACTTATGAAGTTCTCCATTGATTTCGATTTCTACCTCGAATCCAAAGTCTATATGTTCTCTTTTGCAGAAGTTATGCACACGCACTTCATATCGACCTGCTCTGAGTTTAGATTGGTCAGTCCAGATAATATTCTCGACTGCATCTCTGGTTTTACCAGAACCAGCGTTCATATCTACATCTAGTGTACCACCAGTTAATCCTCTCTTATGCCCGTAATAGATTTCATTACCACCAGGTTCTGTTACATGGAGGTCAAGGTCATCATAGTTAAACCAGTGTAGAGAACATCTTAGGAATCCATTTACGTTACCACCTGCTGCTTTTACTTTCTCCTTGAATGAATCCGCCATAGAGCCATTATACACCCAAGCGAAGTTATTCTTCCATTTGAACAGCTGACCTGCATCAGGGTTCTCTGGAGCAGTTAGGGTAACAAAATTAGGAATATGCTTATTCTCAACAAGAATTTGCACATCCTTAGAGTGTGGCAATACATTAGTTACAAACTCCGAAATTGAAATTTCAGTAGCTTTGGTATACTCTTTAGGATTAACCGTTGAGGTCTCTTTTAAAGAGTCAAATATACCTCCTTTCATACGTGCACGAGTGTCTCTATTTACGAACAGAACGTCGTTTACAGAAATATCTTCTACACGAGCATGACGGCGAGGAAGGGCATCAGTTAACCCAAGTTCTTCAACCTTCTTCTGAGCAGCCTCAATTTGTTTCTTAGTAATAAGAGCAGTAGGTCTCTTATAGTTAGATGGAGCCATAATGTTCTCATAAGACTTAACAGCTCTTTCCAGGTCTACACCATTACTTAAGTCAATCAGTAGAGTTCCCATAGCCGTATTTCTAATTTTAGCTATTGGAGATTTGAAGTTAAACCAACAATAGTTAGTGCGAACCTCTGGTGAGAGATTATCGGCCTCAAGCATAGTTCTTCTGAACTCTTGCAGAGTCTTTAGGAACTCTTCTCCGCGATAGAGATTATTATCCTCTATCAACTCAATTACGGTTTCTACCGCACTTAGTTTAAGCTCGGAAAGAGAGCGTTCAAAGACACCAGCTCTAGCTCTAACATCTCCGCGATAACCTGCGGCAGAATCGAAATGATGTACTCTCTTGTTGAATTTAAACTTGTTAGGAATAGTCACGTACAAGTGAGTCCAAGTTCTAGTAGTTCCATCAGGAAGAAGTTGCACATTATGGTCACAACCGTGAAACTCATTAACATCCTGAATGAATATATCTCCTATTCCAGCTTCCTTAACGAGCTTAGCTAAATCAGATGCGGTCTTTTCATAGCCAGGAGTGTGAACATCATCCCAGAAGGTTTTCACCTTGTAGGTTTGAGGGTCTATAGCGACTACCTTACCATAGTGACGTATGAAAGACTTACAAGCATTACAATTGTGATCTTGCCGAATTGTTTCGTCCTCAAAGGAGAGAAGATAACTCATCCACAAAAGGTCTTTGTCTACATTAACTACAAATAAATTATCTGCAATCATAGCATTGAAAGCAGACTCTACATCTTTCTTGAAATCTTTAAAATTCATAATCTTTATTCGTTAAATATTTGATTGCATAATATAATAGTTAGACCAGTCATAACTGCGGTCTCAAAACCCGTTACTTCCCTAGTTACTAATAGTATTGTTCCCATCAGAACTATTACTAGTAATCTTACTAATTCCTTTTTCCACCATTTCATGCTCTAGCTTCTTCAAAGTTTCTACACTCTCCTCATTGAACTTATCCACTCCCAGCTCACTAATCTTATATATAATAAGAATTTGGTGAAATCTTAGATAAGGATATTGGTCAATGATTTGACTTAATCTAGTTAATATCTTGAAATTAGCTTTCTTTCTAAATTTGATAGCTTCTTCAATTTGAGCTTCCATATTTATTAAGTATATCTAATTCCAATTCCTTAACTTTACTTTCATACAAGGAATCCTCAGCGTAGCCAATTCTGTCTAGGAATTTGTAATAATCCTCTTCTGGGTTATACCTACTAAGGATAAATTGCTTATAAGCGAACACGCAGCTTATCCAACTATCGAACTTGAAGTAAGACATTGTTCTGGAGTTATACAACCCGAACAGATTGTTATTATCCTTACAAAGTTTCGATTTAAAATTGCCAGATTCCAGAACAGCCTGAGCTGTTATAATTGCTGGATTTGGAAAATCGTAATGCTTCAAAGTATTGTACAATACTTCTTCGTTTACTTCATCCAATAAGTAGAATGGATGCTCTGGCAGCAATACCATTTCCTCCTGTTTCTGATTGAAATGTATCAGATGATGCAAAGAATAACCAGTTGCAAATCCGAATACAATACTAATCATAAGGATAATTAAAACTTTCTTTTTCATAAAACTTCTTCTTCTATTAATCTAATATCCCAGTAATTTTGAGTTACCGCCCATTCTATAGCGTCTTTCTTCTCTAGAAAAAGAGGAGAGATCTTCTCATAGTTTATAGGGACTTGCCCGTCATATGCCGTGGGAATTGAAATATAATATACTTTCATATCTCAATTGAATTAATAAATCTCGCATCATTAGCTAATTGATATACAGTAGTATTTAGCTCTGGCACATAGACTATATAGTAGTAATCAAAGAATTGATTATTATCCTCAAATCCTATGATTACTCCTTTTCGTCCTCCATCTACAATGCAGTCTCTATACATATATTTTGCAATATCTTGACGGATTCCGTCATGATTTATTACAGCCTGCAATGCAGAAAGTCCGTAGTAAGATGTATTTACACCCCTTATCTCATGTCCAAGCAAATCTTTATCAAAAGGAGAACTTACTATCATAACAATACTTTAGTTAGGTCCTCTACAGTTAGATTAGCTATCTTCGATAATTCACAGATTTGGTTTGAGAAATCTAGCCTTGTTTTAAGTTCTAAATCCCTCCATTGCCGTACCTCCTCTCGACTCTTTCTAAGTTCTTCTTGTAAGTAGGATATAGCCGCCCTTGCTGACTTTAATTGCTCTGTAGAACAAACGACAAAGTGCTTAGCTCCCTTCTTATTTGTAGAAGGAAGAGCGGCCTCAGCCTCTTCAATACTATCGAACTGTCCTAAGATAAAAGGAATATTATTACATTCCTTAATTAAATAGTACTTACTCATCTTTAATTCCTAGATAATCCTTTAATAATTGAATGTTTCCTTCTCTCAAATGCCGAATAAAAGCCTCCCTTTCTCTCTCAAATAGCAGAATTTTACTCTCTAACAGGTCTATTCGTCTTTGTTGATTTTCCTCGTATTCTTCAATAGCGTCAGAAATTGCTTTAAGTATAGAAGATTCCTTCATAGCGCTACTCATTGTAGAACTCTTCGTCCCCATTATCGTCGCCTATAGGATTCTCCCATCCATACTTTACAGCAGTAGCCTTAAACAAAGGCAACCCATATACATAGCATAATTCTCTTCAGGATAATTCTCTAAGCCCTCTTCTAGAACTTGATTCCACCTTAGTACCACGTAGAACATTAGGCTAGCTGAAATGCCTCTCTGGTCTAGAGCCTTCTCAAAACCAAACTCCACGTCAGACTTAAGTTGCTCTAGGATATTCTCTCTAGTCCATTCCTTAGGCTCTGGATAAGGCTCATCACCATCGTACTTGAAGCCTATTTTTTCTAACTGCTCTTCTGTTAAAAACTTTGCTAATCTAGAACCGAAACGGTCATCGAGAACTACGGCATAGTCTTTGTAATTGTCTAAAATCTCATTTAACGTTTTCATTTTTTACATATCTTTTAGGTAAATATTTTGAGGATATTCCCCGAATACTGATAGAGTTACAGCACAAATCCATACCCTGTCATTGTAATTCTTACTTTTGCATAAGTAAGTTGCTCCACATTCATCCTCCTCAATTTTAGACAACGTTATCTTAGCTGCAGCTGGGTCAACCATCTGCAATCTAACAAACTTATTATCTAGAGAATCAAGAAGTTCATCTGCACCACCAACCATTGCTAGTTCCTCTGGTGTTCCGTCATAATCTGGCCACCAATAGAACCAGACTCCTCCAACCTTTACAAACTCAAATGTTTTTCTCATCAATTATTAATTATATTAAACAAAAAATACCCCAACAACTTCCGCTGCTGGGGTACATAGTAACGCCAACGGGATTCGAACCCGTATGGCAGGCGTGAAAAGCCTGAATCCTAACCATTAGATGATGGCGCTATCCTACTGCACAATTAAGCTATAAGCTTCTTGCAACAGTTTAATAGTTGGAACCATATGGTTATCAACAACTATTATTTTATAAATGTTCAGAATTTCTTTGTAGGTTAAAGATGTACAAGTTAGAAATATCTGCACATCTTCGTTTACAGAACCATTTGACAATCCCAAATCTACTTTAATCATACTGGGTAATGTTCCAATCTGAGAAATATCCCAAGTAGATTTAGTTCTCCTGAAAACTTCCCGCTGTTTGGAGGTAAGTTGCTTTTCTTTCAATCTAGACTCGATAATAGTACCATCGAACGTTAACGAACCTCCATCGGTATTACTATTATTTAATGCTAGCTGAATCTTCTGAACTGCAGAGTCTTTAGGTTTTGGCTTAAGTTGCACTCCTTCCTTCAAGCCCTTAATAATCTGCAATGAAGGAATAAAGTCTTTTATTTGAGTTGCATTCCATACAAGAAATTTTCCAGGACTATCCTTAACAGTAACTATATACTTAGTCCCTCCGTTCAATGGGATAATTACTTGTAAGTCTGCATCACTCATTTTACTTAAATGGTCTGATACTCTAACTTTGACGTTTCCAATGACAAAGTAGCGAGAAACAGTGGTTTCAGCTTCGATAATCTCGGAAGCTGTTGCTAATAAATACTTTTCTAATCTAGTCATAAATAATTAATCTATTAAATTACCAAAGATCCCCCACTCGGATTCGAACCGAGGTCTCGAGATTACAAATCACGTGTTCTAACCAACTAAACTACAGGGGAATAAATGCCGAGACTGGGGGATTCGAACCCCAACCTTCACAGTGACAGTGTGATATGCAAGCCATTACACCACAGCCTCGAAAATGCAGGTATTTATCTCGTTACACCTGCGAGTCCGGCAATCCTTTCTTATATACCGCGTGAGCTGGCGGTTTTGTAGGGCTAATCAGACTTGAACTGATAACCTCCACATTATCAGTGTGGTGCTCTAACCAGTTGAGCTATAGCCCTATTATGTGGACCTAACGGGAGTCGAACCCGTGTCCAAACAACCCTCGTTACAAGGATAACGTGCGTCTCATTTTTATTACATCAGCTAGGGAGTTCTAGCATTTAGGTAGTTTTATAAGTCTTACAAGAGTCCATACTAAGTATTTCTCTAGATGCTTATCTACAAGCTACCAAACTATAGGGCTGACCGAAGTCAACGTTCCACCACTCCATTTACGTTGGAGAACGGGATGATACTTTAGAGATTCGTCACATCTCATGGAACACATCTTCCATCTGTTTTATGACGTAGGAGATTCAGTCTTACTAACTCTTAGAGTGTTCTGATTAAGAGTATATTACTAGGATTAGAGCCTAGCTCTCCATTATATCAATATACTCAACCTCTTCTGTTTCTAGGTCTCTCCCGTAACCCGACTTAGTTAATAGTGTCTACCAACAAGCCAGCAGCTTAGGCTGCCATTCTTACAGGTGCAATTTCTGCAGTTATTTGTTTTCTTCGTTTAAAGAGATTGCGCTCTACACGTCCTTATAATTCGTAATCGCCTGTCAAATCCAAGTAGGCCCATGTTCCCGTCAATTAGACGGGAGTTTACATTGTTTAATTATTTCCTTAGTAATTACGTTATTAGCTTCTCTAGATAACTTATTCAGTTTCTCTAGGTCAAACTCGCTAGATTGAAACTTGAATTGAATCCAAGTTGGCTCGCTTGGTCTATAATCTAACCAAGATTCACAGTCATCGGTTCCAAGAACTTCTCGTACCATAGCTAAAATACGTTCACCAGCAGCTTTAGTTTTTACGAATCCAGATAAATCATATCCAACACCTCTAGAACTCCAGTATTCTCCTTCCTCTGGACGAATGTCTTTTGGTTTCCAATGCCAAGGAGAAATACCTTTTCTAGGATGGTCTATTCTTATAGCTTCTTCCTTTACCCATTCAGAGTTTGGGTCAGACGGATTCTCTGGATAAGCTCCATACAAACACTTCATAGTAGGATTATCGCTCCTTACTTCAAAATGTATACCACAGTGCCTACAAGTACCAGAAGTTAAACCTCCTCCAGATACACAACTACCTTTAATGGTATCACAACCACAGTTGGGACAACCCCATTTTAGGTATTCGTCATAAAGTATTGATAACATTATTTATTGAGTTTAAATTCCACTTCTTTTAGAACAACATACATTTTACCATCCTCTTTCTGTTCAACAGAATTATTAGCTTGTAAAAAACTAATTATGAAGTCCATAGGAATGTGGTAATTGTCAGTTACAAGCATACTGCCATCAATATGATAGCGTTCTTTTCTCTCTAATCTAGTGGGATTACCATTTATAGTAATCTCACCAGAACATTCATTATCCTTATCTGGTTTAATTCCCTTTATGTAAATAGAATAACCAGCTTCAGCTAAATAAACTTGTTGTATTACACTCATAGTTTTGGAACATCAGAACGATTATCATGATAACCTTCGTCCCCAACAAGTTGAGCCAGACAACCATGCATATAAGGAACAAGCTCAGGTTTCTCCTTATAACACCTGTATAGCATCCAACTCATACTCATGGAATTTCCACTATGTCCTTTGTCGTAGTACGGAAGTTTGTCTTTGATAGCCTCAATCAGCTCAAATAAGCTAGGATATTTCTCATAGAAGGCTTTACATTCCTCCAGACTCATTTCTTTGAAAAACTCAGAAAATGATAGAGCTTGCTTTATACAAGCCATTTCATAATCGAATAGGTCATTTTCTTCAAATGTACCATTACCAGCTTCAATGAATAAACGATTGAAACGTTCAATTCTCTCCTGAAATTCTTTCGGAAGAGATTCCTTCGTAAGATTCTTGAAATCCATAATCTAATTTTAATTGTTAAAAATAACTTAGTAGCGGGAGTCGGATTCGAACCGACGACCTTCAGGTTATGAGCCTGACTAGCTACCTCTGCTATCATCCCGCGATATTACAAATACTTTTTAATTAGTTTACAATGATTATACTCTCCTCCCCATCTAATAGGAAACTCTTTTTCCTTAGCCTCTTTATACTTCTCTGCCTGTTTCTTGTCTAAGAAGATTTGGCAATCAGTTTCATAATTTTGAGGAGCATTAGCTGGGTGATAATTTACTACAACTACATATACTTTCATAATTTTTTAAATAAAGTTTGTGGACACGCAGGGACTCGAACCCTATCTTCCGGTGTGCAAAACCAGCGCTCTAGCCATTTGAGCTAACGGCCCATTTTTGGGATTTTCTTTTTAATTGGTGACATACCCATAAATTTCCACTGTTAAGATTCCACAACTTAACAACACCAGATAAGTTTTTTGTTTGAATCATGTTCTAGTAGCATAAGTCCGCAACCATACTACTCTCTCAGTTCATCGACTATCGTGTCAGAAAAGGTCTCTATGATTCCGCAGGGACTGGCTTTAACTTAAACCCCGAATGGATTTTACCTTGCCAGGTCAGGATATTATTACGTTTCTAGCACTCTGAATTGATTTAGCCTGTTTAATCTTATAATCACGAACTACTTCTTTCATATAAGAGTTAAATTCCTTCATGTCTTTCCATGAAATCTCATTAGCTAGTTTTGGAGTTTGAAACATTTTGTACTTTTCTAATAGGTCTTTCATTTCTCTCTTTAGTTTTCAAAGCATTTTCACACGCTTGTTTCTTCATTACATATGGACAATCACAATTTCCACTGTAGTACCAACAACAATAATCACACTGATGCATAATCTAATATAAGGTCAATAGCTGGGGCACATGGACTCGAACCATGATTCTTTGATTAACAGTCAAAAGTTCTGACCTTTGAACTATACCCCAATAGTTAATTTTCTCCACGGGTGTAGATAAGTACCCCTTTGGTACTTACCTTTTAGTAGTATCTTTACTCTAGACCTCTATAAGGAGGCGGAATAGTTCCAGAAACTAACCATGTATAGCTCTTAGAACTCTGTTCAAAATACCACTTAGCAGCTTTCTTCACAACATTAATTACTTTCTTCATAACATCAAAGTTTAAAATTGTTAATAATTAATCTAATTCAGAGCCACAAAAGGAGTTTAGTTGCGGAGGTAGGATTCGAACCGTTTATGACGATTTCTAGGTTATGAGCCTAGCGAGATGACCACTTCTCTACTCCACGATATTGGTAACTACTTTACATCCGCTACCCAGGGATGCCTCTATCACCAGTGAGGCACGGACTATTCTAACCGTATAGCACGACTGGTTGGTAACGTCTCCAGACACGGCATTTAGACTGAAAATGTCGAAACAGTGATTTAAAGATTAAATAGGCTCTGGAAGATATTTCCAAATATAGCCATACTATGATTTGGTTTTATTCTTACAGCATCCTATAATATGACTCTATGCAGATTTATTGTCAGTAATTCCGTTATTAATTAACCATTCCTAAGCTTCTCTGGAACCAAAGAATACCTGTATAAAATTACCTGCTAAGTCATACTAAGCAATTAACTTTGCGTTACTTTTTCTAATTTTTATATTATTTGCCTTCAAAACTTTGTAAATAGTGTCTTTACAGCACCCTATTTTTTCTTGTATCTAAGAACTAGTATATCCCAATCTAGCTAATTCTACAATTTCACTATGATTGTATAGAATAGTGCCATCTCCTCCTTTAGAGGCATTGTACCCATTAGAACCATAAGTTCCTAGCTCTTTTATCCAATAGATTTCTCTTTCAGATAATTCAGAGTTACTATCTACATATTCCAATTCCTCTATCATAAAGTTCTCAACACCATACTTATTCATGGCATCATATAAAGGTCTTTTGTTGCATCTTTCTTTCTAAAAGTCATAACAATGTTCCTTCCAGCGCTCTTCTATAGAAGTAGTAGTTTTTCCTACGTATCGCTTGCTATTAATTAAATTTGTAATGCAATAAATATATGCCATATTTTTAAATTTAAAATTAGAATCCGTGGAGGGATTCGAACCCTCATTAAAGATTTCTCTTTTCAGTTTTGCAGACTGATGGCTAAACCATTCACCCACACGGATATTAAGATTTAAAGTACTTCTCTCTAAATGGGATATTAAATAATGAATCATTAATATCCTTATCAGTTATTTCCCTACCTAGAGCCTTCTCCGCACATTCGCTACAGATAAACACATGGTGGTCTGGATAATAATCTTTACCTCCCCCTTTGTAATAAGAGGAGAATTTCTTTGCAGCTTCTTTTTCAAAATTGGTTAGCTTAAAGTAATTTATTATCTTGTTCCAAACCTCATCAATAAACATTGGAGAGTTATGGTCTCCATAATAAAATTCTTTATTACATACTGTACACTTTATTTTCATAAAACTTAAATTTTGAGTAGGTAATGAGAATCGAACTCACATCCTCGGCATGGCAAGCCGATGCACTAACCGTTGTGCTATACCCACAAATGTGCAGGTAGAGAGACTCGAACTCTCCCCTCCAGATTGGAAGTCTGGCGTGCTCAATCCATTAACACCACACCTGCATAATGGAGAGTTTTACGATACTCTCCTAAACGAATTACTCAGATAACAGCTCCTGCATATCAATCTCGCCAGCTACCTTAGTAATAGCGATTTTGAACGGATTCCCCTTGATTTTGTCAAACAAGTGAGCATCACGAGTTTCTTTCACCTCGTCAGGGACGTTAAATTTCTTCTTGCCTTTCTCTATGGTTTTCCATGTAACCACCTCGCAGCGAGTTATCTCGTAAACGCTGTCGTTTCGGTCAACGTAAACCTTGAAAAAGTTCTTTTTGTAGTTGAACTTCTCAACCCTTTTGAAATTCTTGGGATGAGCGTGGAACTTCAAGTCGCATTTTCCATTAGGTAAGAAAATCAATTCTGCCATAATGATACTCCGCATAGTCGGAGATTCAAAGTTAAACTATGTTAATTCCAGTCTTTCGTCTGGCACTCCACCTCGTTTTAACCAATAGCTACTGTTCTTCACTACTTGAGCTAAGCTCTAAACTGGGATAAAGGTATTATTCTATATAAATAAATGGTTTCCAAATTCTTGCCTGAAAGACTCAAGCCAGCCTTCCATTTCCTCATCACTATCAAAATAGATAGACTCATCATGTCTCTCAGAGAACTCTAGAATAATATGCGGCTTCTGGTATACTATTCCATCCTTGTAGAAGGATGTTCTCTTACTAATTGATTCGAGCATCCCTTTCTCAGAGTAAGTCCCAAAGCATGGGTCTAGAAGATACCAATAATCAATATGCCTTTTCCAGAATAAAAATTTGGTATCCGCTATTCTATGCTTCCATTCTGGATGTTTTCTAGTTTTAAAAACTAGTATCCTCTTTATTAAATTTCCATTAATATATTTATCCATAATTAATCCCAATATTCTGGACAATCATCTGTCGTTAATAATCCTTTCTCGCATAGACCTCCATCATAGAATATACATGATGAGCATGAAAGATTGTCCCTGGACTCATATTCCTGAATACCTTCCTGGATATCTTTCTTAGCCTTATATCTATCTTTTCTATTCTCTTTCTTATATTCGTACTGCATCATCTTACTTCTGTAGGGAGAAGTGCAATTCTTAAGCATTTTGGCATACTTGGAATCATTAAGAAAATCCGTAATTGATTCACAAATTCTCAGTGCTCTATTTCTGAAAATAGGAACATTATACTGAACACTGGCTTTAATTCCGTTTACCGGGATATAGAACTTCCCGCAAGAGTTATAAACTTTTTTAGCTCTAGAAATCCACTTTCTTTTAGAAAGCTCTCTTCTTAATTTTCTGTCCATAGGCAAATAAATTAGTGTAGAATCTGGAGTGGGATTCGAACCCACGAAACACGGTTTTGCAGACCGTTCCCTTAGACCACTCAGGCATCCAGACATAAAGGGGAGACTAGCTCCCCAGTTTTTAGAGTACCAAAGAATCGTATCTTCCTGTACGATACAGAGATGGCTTACTGTTAGGATCTTTAATCCAGTAGTAGTTAATTTCGTTACCGTTCTTAGTAACAATAACATTCAACTTCTTGTCAATAGCGATAATCTCGTCACTGTAGAAGCCGTCTCCCACCTTAAGATTGCTGAACTTGGTAGAAGAGTAGATAAAGTAATACGACAGGTTGTGGAAGTTATGGCGACGATACTCATAGTATTCGTTGAGAGCTTTTCTTTCCTCCATAGTACAGTTATCCTCATCGTTAACAATAGGCTTAGGTATAGGATTATTAAATCTCTCAACAGCCTTGGAGAAGTTCTCAATAGAGAACTTATTCTTGTCTTGCTCAATTTCTCCAGTGTAAGCATAACCTCTGATACAGGAATACTCATACTCATTAGTTACTACATTGAAGAAACTCTTAGCCTTTCTCAAACCTTCAATTCCATGAATGTTAACTTCATTAACTATAGTTTTGAGAATATCAATAGTTGATATGGTCAAAGAATCAATGAAGTCAAGCAAATCTTGACGTGCTTCTGGAACTTCCAAGGCATCGTCTAGATATTCGTTTACAACCTTCAAATCAAGATTTTCAAACTTCTTGACGTAGCGGATTCTAGACGGACGTCCTACCATATTCTCGTTGATAGACATTGCATTAGTAGTCAACAAGAATACCTTACGATACTTAGAGTTATAAACTCCATCCATAATTTGGAGGATTGTAGAATCCGACTCGCTGAAGTTCTTTTCAAACTCGTCTAGGAAGAGAACACAGTCTCCCTCAATGCCAGAGAGAAACTCAATCATAGATTGATTATGGTCTCCCATATCCTTTACTATAATAACAGGAAGGTTCAATTTGTTAGCTAATTCTTTAGCTGTGACAGTCTTTCCAGTACCTTTTGTACCAGTAAGCATGATTCCCAAGTTTCCTTCCGTGTTACTATAAGTTTTGATTACATAGTCTATGAAATCTTCCTGCAGTCCATACATCTTGTACGGAAATACGAACTTGTCTGCATACTTATCCAGGTGATAACCTGTCATTGTCAGACTAATACTGTAAATACCAACCGGAAGAGATTCCGAAATCTTGTAACCTGAGCCTACTTGGGTGTATGTAGACCCGGAACACATCCAAACCTTGTTCATTTCTTTATTTTTAATTGTTATTTAATATGAATGTTTCAGAACATTCAGTTAATTAAAGTTCTCCACTGTCTTTGATAAGTTCTTTAGCCTTATCCATTCCAGCTTCGTAAGCCTCCACAACATACTGTATAGCAGTTTTTGAATCAATTTGATTCATGGAATTGCTACTGTCTACCAATTCTTGGATAATTTCACTTAACTCTTTCATAATCTATAATCGAATAAAAGTTGTAGGGTAGGAGGGACTCGAACCCTCACACATTTCTGTACTAGATCCTAAGTCTAGCGCGTCTACCAATTCCGCCACTACCCCAAGGTTACAATTCCCCGTCTCTTATTTTCTCAGCCATAGTACACATCTCTTGATAATACTTGACTACCTTATTGAACAATTCTTCAGGAACTATTGTACACTTTTCACTTCCCTGCCCAGGAAGCCATTGACGATTTATCATTCTCTTCTTTTCAAGACTTATTCTAGTTGTATTGCTATCTATGAAAACTTCATAGAAATCTTCTTTAACATCTTCTCTAAGGGCAGTAATATCTTTAGTTATCTTGAAATAACCAAATGATTGTCTATTGAAGTTTATTTGAAAGCATTTTCCCTCAAAACTTTTTAGAAGTTGATTATTTTCTTCTTCTTTTAGTCTCCTTCTTTCTGCTTCCTCTCTAGCAATATTATCTAAGTATTCACAATACTCTTGAAGAGAACAGCCAGGATGTTTCCTGGCATATTCTTTCATTGGACTTTCTCTTGACCACATTATTTCACTAATTTTATTTCACAACAAATATTGAGTTTGGGAATAGAAATCCACTCGCATATTCCATTGCTATCAACTGGTTTTCCTCCATTGATTGTGCAAATAGTAATATGTGGCTTAGCATTTGCACAAGGCAAGTCTGGTATAGTAACTCTAAAAGCTATTGCTTTGTTAGAGAAACCTATCCCATTTACTTCTACCATCCATGATTCATCAATCTTCTTTACAAGAGAGTCATATATCTCTTTGTCGTTTTGATTTCTGTGGAGCAGAGTACAATGGTCTAGATATAAAGTACTTCCTCTTTGAAGGACCAGATTAGCTATAATAGGATTAGCAAAAATGATTTTCATAAGCTCATTCCTATTATGTTCATTTAAAAACAATCCGAAATACTGATAATTCATAAATTCCAATTTTTAATTCTCTAGTGGACCTAGAGGGCTTTGAACCCCCGACCTCCTGATTATGAGTCAGTTGCTCTGACCTGGCTGAGCTATAGGTCCGATTTAGTCTCACTATCGTAGGACTATAAGCTCCCAACGTCCGACTGGCTACGGAAGGTTATTTACCGGTCTAATAACCTATTCTACTGTTAGTTCCTGTTCGCAGACATATTCAACCAGCAATTCATCATTACCGAATACCATAATCTGCAATACTACAATTTCTGGCCCATCCTTACTTAGTCTTGGTCTACTAGAGAATGCGTATTCTGACATAGAAGACCTAGAATGAAACCTTACGAATTTACTTCTAGGATGAGACCTCTGGATTATTCCGCTACTGGGAGTATTTAGAGATACTTTACTAGTTATCTCCCCAATATTGAAAGAAGTTACGTTAAGCATAAGCACTTATTGATTGACATTTAAATATTATAGTTTTACCGATAATATCATCAGGCTTTATGTTAAACTTAGCAAACTCCTCAACCAGCTCATTCATATCTTCTACAGAATACGTTTCTCCAATAACTCTCATATTATCTAGAGAAGTTTGGAAATTCTTTAGTAGTTCTGTAAGTAAACAGCTATTAATTATCACTTTCATTTTACTATGATTTGCTCTTCAGGTTTTAACTTAGCTGGAGCATCAGAGTGTAATTTACCACATCTTACACACCAACAAACTCCAAATGAATTTTCTCTCACTTTACATCTGCCTTTCTCACAGATTTTAACTACTTTTCTGTAATTCTCCTTATCCATAATTATATAATTTAGAAATACAGCCTTACTACCCCTATGTTCCTAGTTATTCTTTAGCTAGCTTTAGATTATTACTAGGTAATACCGCAACGGATTTATTCAGCTGACTTTACCGCCTCTTGGTATGCAAGGCTAGGTCTCCCTAGCGAAGCTGTATTTAGTTGGGCTACCAGGACTCGAACCTGGACTCTCAGAACCAAAATCTGATGTGACTACCATTACACCATAGCCCAGTTTAGCTTAACTATTCTCTCGAACCGTTAAGCCCATATTTACCATGAAAAACACACAATGCGTGGGACGAGGCAGGATCGAACTGCCGCTATCGTCCTGGATTTTCAGTCCAGCGCTCTACCTACTGAGCTATCGTCCCATGTAATTAGATACTCAAATCTAATACTTTTTTGTTCCACCAGTTAGTTAAATCTTGTAAAGAAAACTTAAATTCTTCCTCAAATTTTTCTACCGGAACAGTTTCATCTCCTAATTCTATTGCCCATCTCCAGCAAGCTTCTGTTTCAGCTACGTCAATAGGCTCTTCCATTAACCAAGTATCATCCATAAGCATATCAAGAAATGACTTATGAAGAGACTTAAAGATTTCAATTCTTTCTTCCATAACAAATTTTATTAAGCGGAGGCAGCTGGATTCGAACCAGCGGGACCCGAAGGCCCTCCGTCTTAGCAGGACGGTGGTTTAAGCCACTCACCCATACCTCCAAATTGCGAAGGGGCTTTTGTTATACTTTACTATTGAAATTGTAAAGCCCCTTCGCTGTGAATTACTTCACTTCTTCAAACTCAGTTGTTTCAGCTTTCTTCTCCTCCAACTCTTTCTTGCCGAGAACACTTTTCAGTGTATCAGCGAAAGGTATAGAGCGAAGCAAGTCGAACGCAGGATTCAAGTTCTCAGCAGTTTTAGCCATGAAGTTACCAGCGGTATTCTCGTTACCATAAACAGTAACCTGTCCAAGGTGAACGTGTTCAAACATCTGAGCAGATGCTTCTGCAATACCTGTCAACTGGTCAACTGTCTTGTACTGAACCACCATTTCAGGAGTCAAGCCAGATTCAATCATCTTCTGGACTGCCAGAGCAGGAGCCATTTCAATAGCCTGGACTTTATCAGCCTCAGCCATCAAAGATGCTCTCTTACCCTCAGCTTCAGCAAGCAGTTTCTTTCTTGTACCTTCAGCTTCGGCTTCTAGCTGCAACTTTGTAGCATTCGCTTTAGCTTCTGCTTCTTTCAGAATTTCAGCAGCCTTAGCTTCTGCTTCAAGTACAGCTTTCTGCTTAACAGCTTCTGCTTCAATCGTGATACGTTCCTTCTCCTTTTGAGCAGGAACAATCGTCTCAGCATGAAGCTTAGCTTCCATAGCCAATGCAGCTGCTTCGTTTACTTCCAGTTGCTTTTCTTGCTTAGTTTTCTCGATAGTCATTTGAGCTTCTACCTTAGAAGTTCCTGCTACCTTTTCAGCTTCAGCCTTAGCTTTCTCGGCCTCTCCCTTAGCTTTAGAGACTTCAATTGTGGCATTTTGTTCTGCCACTCCTGCAATCTTATCAGCTTCAGCTGCCTTTACACGCTTGTCTGACTCATACTTAGCAACTGCAGCTTCCTGTTCGTTAATTGCCTTTTGCGTCTCAGCTTCCTGTTTTTGTTTAGCCTGAGCAATACGAGTTTGTTTCTCTGCTTCTGCTTCTGCTTTCTTAGAGTCAGCTTCTGCTTTAGCCTTAGCTACATTAGCCTCAGCCAGTGATTCAGACTCTGCTCTGTTAGAATCGGCTTCTGCTTGAGCTTTAGCTATAGCTGAAATTTTCTCAGCTTCTGCTTTAGCTTTCTCTGATTCCGCTGCAGTATTAGCTTTAGCAATATTGGCAGCTTGTTCAGCTTTCTGATTAGCAATACCTGATTGCTTATTCTTCTCAGCTTCTGCAAGTTTGATTTCCTTCTCCTGGTTAATCTCTGCCACACGAACCTCTTGCTCTTGTCTAGTCTGAGCAACAGTAGTTTCACGCTCTTTCTCAGCGTCTGCTACAGCAATTTCACGTTGCTTGTTGGTTTCTGCAATCTGAATATCTCCTTTCTTTTTCTCTTCTGCAATGTCAGCCTGTGCCTGAGCAAGAGCTTTAGTTGCAGCTTTCTGACCTAGATTCTTGATATAGTTTGCATCATCCGAAATATCGGCATTGTTAATGTTGATAATACTGAAACCTACCTTATTCAACTCGGTCTCAATATTCTCCTTAGCTTTGCCGATAAACTTGATTCTGTCAGCGTTAATTTCCTCAATCGTCATCGTAGCCATCAAGCTTCTCACTTCACCAATGAGAATATCCTTGATTTGGTCTGAGATTTCAGAAGTTTTAGCTGTTAAGAATCTACTTGCAGCATTTTGCATTAATGTTTGAGTAGTTCCGATACCAGTGGTCAATGTTACAGGAATAGTTACCTTAATCATTTGACTGGAAACACCAGTAACATTTACTTGAATTTGGATAGGTTTCAAGGACATTTTAGCCCAGTCTTGAATTACTGGCATTACGAATGTACCTCCACCATGAATGATTTTGGACGGCAGAATAACTTCCTCAGGCTTTCCAGTCTTCTCGTTAACTACTTTTTTCTTACCAGCCTTACCAAACACAACCAAGATTTCATCACTAGCACACTTACGATACCGTGACAAAAGTCCAATAAAGGTTAAAACTACTAGCAATACAATAACACCTGCTACAATAAGAGTTTCTGTTGTCATCTTTTAAAAATTCTTTTTTTAGTTAAAATAATACTTTCCATTCTCAAATTTAGAAATTACCACACGAGTACCAACCATATATCCCATTTTTGGGACTTCTGGATAGGCTACAATTTCCTCAGAACCTCCATTTACTTCAATAGTAATGAAGAAATGGTTTTCACAAGGAACTGTGATAATTCCAACCCTTCCAATCAAGGCTTCGCCCTCTTCTGGAATAACTTGATGCTGGAGTTTTAAACAAAATTTATATAAGTAGTAAAGTATAACCACGAAAAGAATACCGCATACTAATGCGATTAGATAATCATACCATTCTACAGAATGGGATACGGATTGCTTAACACAAAGCCATCCACTAGCTCCCATTATAAAATGGATTAATCCCTTAAATGAGACAATATCACTCACGTTCATATCTAGTTCTCCATCTAAATCAACATCTAAGTCAGTGTCTCCACCAAACCAAGATAAAATGAATTGAACTAGAAAAATGCCATATGAAATGGCTGCCAAAAGATAATACACTTCACTCATCTCTTACAATATTTACAATCTGGGTCATGAACTACTCCGGAAATCTTATACTGTCCAAATCCTTCAACAAACTTAATGTACTGATGATTCTTGTACTTGAAGTGAACTGCGTTATCAAACGGAATAATCCCGTCTGGAGCGCTCATAGTCGCTTTTGACTCTGGTACTGGACCACAGCTATATAGCAACATAAGCCCCAATAAAACAATTACTAATCTTTTCATAATCTAATTTATTAATTAAATAGCACGCCCGCTAGGATTCGAACCTAGGAATAATAGTTTTGGAGACTATCCTCTTAAACCACTTGAGTACGGACGTATTTGCGGAAGGACAGGGATTCGAACCCTGGGGACGCTCATCACGCCCGACGCTTTTCAAGAGCGTTGCAATAAACCTGACTCTGCCACCCTTCCAAAAGCTAGTCTTATGACTAGCCAAAAATCATACAAGAAGCAATATTACACAGAATATAGCTAGAATACACCAGCCTATAGCCTGGATTGCTCCTCAGCCAAATATACAAATCATTGAAGATATAAAGAATACAGCTCCTCCTACTACACTTGTCCAACCTCCAGCATCTTCGTCATTCTTAGATAGCTTTCCTCTACCAGTTAGTAGCATAAACAAGGATATTCCTAATAATATGATACCTATTACAACACCTGCTATCTCTTTGTAAAGTAATTTCCATACTACGATAGTTATTGCTGTTTGTCCCAAATTAGAGTCTGCTATTCTGATGGCGGAATCTTCAACTGCTTTAAGAGTTTCATTAACAGCCACGCCTATTTCCTTACCAAGGTTAGCATACTCAGAAACTTCCTTGATTTCACCCTTTATAGCTTTCTCTGTTGTTATCTTCTCAATTTGAGTTCTAGTATCACTAGGCAACTTATCATAGTCTTCTTGTGATATAGTTATCTGAGAAAAAGCTGCTACGCTCATCCAGAGCATAGCAAGCATAATTACAAGGAACTTTTTCATTAGTCAAGCCATTCAAATTCTTCACCCTTGAAATGTCTTGCAAAACAAGCATCGAACACTAGCTTTCCAAACTGGGTTGATACGTATTTGGCAATTTCTTCAGATTTGCACGCTAGCATCCCGACATAGGAACGGGCACGGCCGACGCCATCGCAAGAATAGAAAAAGCCGAGACCCGCATGGCCGCCATAATCCGCGCAGCCGCCCACTAGCGCGAATTTCTCGCCCTGATAACGGAAGTGACCAATGACTTCTGCATCCTTCGGAACTGATTTCATTCTAAAGAAGCGAACCCAGGGATACCATATAGTACCAGTTAACAGATTGAACTTGTGACCTTCATTTAGCGCATCCAAGACTGTCTGCAACTTAGCTAGAGAATTTACAGATCTATTGTAGTAAATAGTATCTCTAGTAACACACCCTAGATAGTTTACAGCATCCTCATAGGTTCTTATCCGTCCCATAATGTTTTCTGGAACGATTTCAACATTGCCAGTTTCGGCATTATAGATGGGTTTATAACCATCTGGACATTCAATTTCAATTGTCTTTTTCATTCGTTATAATATTTAATAAAACATGATTAGGGTGTTATAGCGGACTCGAACCGCTGACCTCTACAGCCACAATGTAGCGTTCTGCCAACTGAACTAATAACACCATCAAATTATTCGAATAGCGGCAGCAACTTCTTTCCTAGTATCTTCACCGCTTTCTGTACATCAGCTACAGTTCTAAAATAAACAACACCTGGATATTTTACGTTTTGATGCATAACGACGTACACTCCTTTTATATCAGTTTCCGTCTTTCCAGATAGAGAAGAACCTTTTCCAAGAAAATAGCCAGTATTACCTTCTGTTTTGATCCATCCTTTATTTAGATAGTTAGCAACTATTTGTAAACTAGCTAGAGAACTGAGTTGTTCTGTCATGCTTGGAGGACATACTAATGTATTCCAAAAACCATAATCTTCTTCAGACTCTACTATCTCCTTAAAGGAAGGAATTAGCATTTCCTCACTAAATGCAGTAAGAGCTAATTTCTTCAAGTCTTCATTACCACTTTCATACCATTCGCGTGCCTGCTCTAAAGTTACTTCAAGATAGGCTTTTGTCTTAATTCTATTCATTTTTGTTTATTAGTTTTTAATGGACACCAATCTGGAATTAATACCCTTTCGTAAGGTCTTAACATTCCTTCAATTAGTTTATTCTCAGACTCCTTACAGAGCGCTTTCTCGTCGTCATCATTGAACCAGTCATTAGGATCTGGGTCAGGAACAATTAAGCAGTGCGGACATTCTCTACACTGCTTAATTTCTTTTTGAAATACTACACTAGTACCAGATTTCTGGTAAGTATCCTTCTCCGTACTCATAATTTGTCATTTTGTAATTTCTTTAAATTCGTTTATAACTGTTTTTATAAATGGTTTAATATCAAATAATAGTATTACAATAACAAATATAGTATTTATTACTGGTAATGCCATTATTACGAGTCTTCTAACTGTAACAGATCGTTCATTTACTGCCATATAAAGGCTAACTATGTACATGCTTATTATGTATATAAATGCTGAATATACAAATATCATCATAATATATTGAAATTAGTGTGGGATTGGGAGGACTCGAACCTCCAGTCTCAAAAGAGAGCAGATTTACAGTCTGCGCGGCTACCAATTACCGGTTACAATCCCGAATCGACCTAGTAGAGAACCCTGGTTTCCTCATTTAAATATGACTAACCTATATGCAGTGGGTATACATATTTCTAAAATTCATATCCTAGGTCTCGCTAATAGAGTTTTATTCATAGACAGATTTATAATAATCTATCCAATAGTCTGCTTCCATATCTTCGAAGATTTCTTTAAGTTCTTCATCAGATAATCCTTCGTATTTGTCTTCCATTATAGCTTTCTTCTATTAAATAGATTAAAGTAACTTGCTGAATAAATATCACATAATGCCTTATACTTTTTAGGAACTGGATAGTTAAAGTCATCAAAAGCAGATTCTTTAATAAATCCGTCTTTGAGAGCCATACTAGCAGTAGTAAAAGCAATGTTACATTTGTTCTTTTGTGCCCATGACATAATATCAGCCATTTTGGAATTAAAGTACTCTTTGTCGTTTTCAAGTAGTAAATAGATTTCTACTCTACAAATAGCAGGATTATTAAATCCTTGTTTTCCCTGTCTTAATTCTATCTTAGACACGAAATTTAAGTCTAACAAATCAGCTATTCTTTCCTTTGCGATAATTCTTGAAATTCTTATCATCTTCGTGAAAATAAGTAAACCCTATAGTAGCTATTATAGCTATTTCTAGAGTAATAAATACTAAAAATCCTATTAACATATTCATTAAATTTGTGGGAGTGGAAGGATTCGAACCTTCTAAGCCATAGGCACTTGATTTACAGTCAAGCCCAACTCTCCAACGTTGGCGCACTCCCATACAATTAACAGATTCGTTCTAATTAACATAGCTGTTACCGTTCTTCCATTTGGCACCCCAAATCATCTAACAGCTAATAGCCGCAGTGCGTGGTAACGATATTAAGGATATTGCCTCTGTTAATCGGAGTAATCAGGGATTCATCTAAAAGGCACCCTACAGTCCTAATTGCTGTACTAATAGTGAATGTTGATTACTTCTTGTCTGGATAGCAGGACTCGAACCTGCGGTCTCTACATCCCAAATGTAGCATCTTACCAACTCGACTATACCCAGATGCAAACACGTGTTTCACAACAAATGTTTACTAGCGGAATAAAAGAAAAAGACTTCCCTATTAATAGGGAATTATTTCTCTATCTTAGAGAAAGTATAATTTAATCTTTCTATAGATATGATGCAATCTTTTGCAAAGTTTATACCTTTTGTCTAATTATTAGCTGGAGGTTCCTCCCTAATAGTAATAGAATTTCTATTAGCAACATCACATTCTGGAAATATATAGATGTTATGAAGGTCGCAACATATCATAATATCTATTTCATCCTCGTTGTATTTGTGAACGGTCCCTTTGTTATAATTATTACTTGTTAAACTAAAGTTCAACGAGTTATTTACAGTTTTACTCGCAGTAGTTTTCACCTAAGTTCTGTAAAACTTGTTATTATAATATATAACAAAATCAAATGGTAGATTGTCAGACATTGGTAATAAAATATCTAATCCATATTTTGATAATTCACCAATGGCTATACGCTCTCCTATTTCTCCGAGCTACTTTTTGTTTCTTAATTCGTCTACATTTATCATAGCTTAATTATTTAAAGTTGGTTCTCCCTAAGAGAGTCGAACTCTTGTCTTTCGATTAAAAGTCGAAAGCTCTACCGTTGAGCTAAGGGAGAATAATAGTCTTTCCTTCCAGATTCGAACTGGAATTATCTGTTTAGAAGACAGAGGTTCTATCCATTGAACTAAGGAAAGGATAACTAAGAGTTTGCCTACTATTATATAGTATAATCTAGATTCCTCTTAGTTAAGAATTGTTAAATCTTCTCTTCAGAGATTAGTGCGTTCCCACAAGTAATTCGGTCAGAATCTTCCTCCTTAGATGGAACAAACACTATAACATCCCAACCTTCTTCAAGTAAAGGCTGTTCGAATTGACGATAAACATTATAATCAGAGTAGCCAGTTACTTCAAAACCATTCTCAACTGCGGATGCAGTTTCATGAATAGGGGTTATTTTCACAATAAACTTCTCTTTATCGAAAAGTCTAGATAACTCCTTTGCATCCAGAATAGTCTGTGCAGTAACTGGGAAATTCAACGTATACTTTCTACCTTTCGGCATAGGTAAACGACTAGCCATTTCAGAAATAGTAGCTAATGAATGACTTTTGTTGTCAAATAGCTCTCTTCTCTGTTCATCATCAGTAGAATTTATTGAGAATTGAAGACCTGCCTCACCCCCCGTAGAAATCATTCTTGATTCCACACCAAGTTTGTATGAAGTTCTCTAGTTTTCTATTAGCTCTAGGAAGCATAGTAGAAACTACTGGATGGACAGTCTTAGCTATCAATCCACAACTCTTTACTACTTCTTTTAGAACAATCCCAAATGCTAGTACATTATCATTCCAAGTTGGCTCTCCCATTCTTGCGAAATGCACATTGAATCTGTCAGTATTCCTAACAGTCTCATTCTTGATAATGTTTCTTATTTGCCATTCCATCTCTTCAATAGAAACGTTTCCATAGAATCCAAATTTCGGAACATCACAGAACTTGCATTTCATTGGGCATCCTTTCTGGGTGGAAATGGTTGCAACCCACTTCTTACTAAGGTCAACTTCAGTATTAGCTACTCCGTTGATCTCCTTAGTTAATCCTAGAAAGTTAGCTTTGATATTGTTCTCTTTCCCATAGTCTCCTACGGTTAGAAATTCAAGTTTATGTTCTGTATCAACATAAATCTTTCCTGTGTGAGTAAGTATTGTCTTCATTGTTCTTCAATTGCCTTCCAAATGATAATTAATATTATGAATACTACTATATAGGTCATGGTACAATCCTCCAATCCAATCTATTCATCACTATTCTGAATTTGTTAGCTTCTGACCAGCTACGGAAAGACCTAATGATCTTCCCGTAGCTGTCCAACAGATAATATTTCATACTTAACTAGCTCTCCATTAATATGAATTGTACAAAGGATTATATTGCCTACAATAATCATAGTTTCCACCATAATTATCTCACCGTTTATTTCGGTGATTCTTCTCATTATTGCCATAAACTAAATACTTTTTTTGTTAGTGGATAGTTTCCTCTCCACTTTGTTGCATACTTAAATACACGAGAATCGCCTGTACGACGCCAAGTAGATCGAAATAGCGGGAATAAAATCGCCATAACGACAAGTCCAAATACTAGAACAATGAAAGTTAAACCTTTCAGTATATGTTCTAATAACCAAACGGGTAAAGTAATGCCCCATCTAACAATTGCTAATAAATCTTCCATATTAGTTCTCAATTATCAGAGTGTTATGGATTCTCAATTCCTCTTCCGAAATCGGAATTAATTCTCCAAATACTCTTATGTATTTTTGTTCTTTGATTACTAATGATGTGGTAATTTCAGTGATTACCTCGATGTTAGCATTGTGCCATCTCTTTAAATACTGAGAATGTATTCTTCTAGACAATTCGTAGTTGTCTGAAGATGCTATTCTCGCAGCTTTGAATCTTTTTCTCATGGTTTTCTTTTTAATTCGTTAAATCTTTTTCTTGCTAATTTCCATTCACAAATGTTTCTGTAACTGTTCTGATGCCTTCTATGTGAATGGTATACTCGAAGGCGTGGGTTCCAGTGAGAGTTATCACTCTTCCCCATGAATCTGTAAATCTTGCGCGAACAGTTGAATCGCAGTGTAATCTGTTGAATTTTCTCATTTTCTTTTTCTTTTAATCCTGACTACCTATTTCTAGGTAGTTTCGTCTTAATTTTCAAAGACTCATCAGAGGATTTTATCTCCAGCAATGCTTTTCAAGCATCTTTTGAAAGATAGGAATATCAGAAACAGATGCGAAAAGTAACATACAAGACCTTACTTTAATTACATCGTTTCCAAATATCTCGTAAACAGTTTTCTCGTTATTATAGACCGCTTCTGTGATTTCAACTAACCTATCTCTCAATATAGGATGGTTGATATATTCAATAGCTTCATCACGCCCACGTATTCCGTAGTAACGAGACTTTTCACTTGTGCCAAGTCCCTCCATTTGAGGAAAGATAAACCAAATCCAATGTGTTTTCTTCTTCCCTGCTTTGACTTCTTCCAAGGCAGTTTGATAAGTATTCCACTTATCTTGTGCTTCAATGAATCTGTCAAGTCCAAGATACATTTTGCGAGCAAGTTGTCTTGTTTCTTCTAGAGGAAGTCCACTCTGATCTAATTGAGAGTGAGGCATAGCCAGTTGGCACCACTCTTTGAATGTAAATTTATTCATCTTTATTTAAATGTTTATAACCTAGCATTCCCATCATGGTAAGAGATAAGAATGGATTATATAGCTTTTTGGGACTAACATCGTACATTCCAGATCCTCCAAATACAGATTTTACAGGAATATCTGGACCTACTATAGTAAATACTCCTTTTATAGGGTCAGAATTAAGAACCTATGTTGCATAATCGTCTGTAAGAACACCTTCAGACATATTTACAGAACGTGCTCTATCCTTGCTTAAATAAGCACCTATTGGACCTCCTGCCCAATTATTAGAAGATGGATTAGCTTTCTGCCTTTTTATAAGCCTAATCTAGTCATCCCAGTTGGGATTAATTATAGAAGGTTTAACTGGTAGTCCCCAGATTGCAAAGTCTCCGTAAGCTTTTGCTCCTCTTGGATTAGAACTGAACCATTTCTCATAATTCTGGTTATTTTTTCCGGTTTCAAAACTATGTTTATCCTTAATTCCAGACCTCATTGTGATACCATTATATAAAAGATTCTTACCTTGAGGAGAGTTTGCCTAGATATAATACATAGTTTCTATGTTGCTTAGATTCTTCCTTCCATTAGCAGTATATCTTCCATTAGGCTATCTTATCAGCTTACCAGACTTAATTAGTTCATTATAAGTTTGAACAAACTAGGGAAAAGCTTTTTTGGTGAATAAGTCTATTTCCTCTTGTGACATCTTATGTCCTGAAGCTAGTGATTGCCAATTTTCTAAAGAATAATCAAGTCCCGTTCGAAGTCTAAACTTTTCTGCTTCTTCGTTATGCTCTTTGATTACTTTCTTTTGTTGATTAGATCTGGCTTTAGCCTTAGACTTATTTTCCTCAATTCTTTTTTCTACGGCTTGAGTCTGTCTGTAAGATGATAAGCTTTGAAGTTTTCCTTCTTTATTCCTAATGTATTCAACTCCCTATGGGTCAAATATTCTTCCCTTCGTTTCTCGCCAACCTTTCTTTATTAAAACGTTTGAAAGTTTCTTTATTTGCCCTCCTGTGATTCCTGGAATAATTAAGCCTGTAGCTGCTAAACCCATACTTATATAATCTTTATCTTTTGCGGCATGAATAAAATCATGTGCGTCCTATGCTTCTCCAACTCCAGGAATAAATCCTGCTAGGAAGTCTAGTATAGGATTTTTGTCTCTAAATTCTTTTACTTTGTCTTCCATAAATATTTAATTTTTATTTATAGAATACTACACATTTGTTTGCTAAATAGCAAGTATTTTACACTACGTAGGTAGACTATTCTACCTACCGCTCTCCGCCTAAAGCCTATTTATACTCGCGAAGTCGAGTTAGAATGTTTTGTATCCGTACTTTTGCAAAACTGATCTTAAATCACTTAGCGATTTCCTTCCAACACCAGGCATTTTCATGAAATCACGCCAAGAATAGTTTTCCATGAAAATGTTGAGAGAGATATAAACTTGATCATCCAACATAGCTCTAATACGGCTAGCTGTCCTAGGTTGCATTTCTGGAAGAATACTCGCCAGTGTAATGTTTCTATTTTTCCTTTCAAGTGCTGTAATCTCTGGATAAATACCTAAAGACCATAATACGGAACAAAGTAAATCAGCCTCTCTATCAGAGAGAACTTTTGTTGTTTCTAGAATTTTTATCTCTTTCATATATAACTAGTATTGCATTTTACACCTAAAACTTATATCGCAAGGAGTATGTTCGACCTCTCATGCGTAACATATAAGAAACTGGTGTCCTCAATGACTTGGAAAGTTATTAAGTTTTTTAAAGAAAGCTATACTAAATCCCATTCACGTAAGGCTTCTTCTGGAGTACATCCAGCCTTAATAGACTGAAGTACTTCATATTGAAGACCATATTGAGCAGCAATTTGCATAGCTTTTTCTTCTCTTACCATTTTGGCATAGAGAGTTTCTGTTTTCTTTTTTGTCAATTTGCTCATAATATTTATGTTTTAGTTATTAAAACTCTAGCATGAGATATTCCCATACATCCCTTTCTTCGTTCGACTGTTTTAAAGGAATTAAATTCCCCTTTGGTTCGATATAGAGATCCGAAACCTCAAAGGAACACCCGATAGATAGAAAATATCCAGCAAACGCTAATACCTCGTCATAATTATTACATTCAAATCCACAGCTAGCAGAAGCAAAATGCAGTTCCTCTGGAATAATATATCTCTTTTTCATCTTCTTAGTTTTAATTAGTTATACCATTATATACAAAGTATATTTCGTCCTAGTCTCATCAGATGGTATTTTATACTCTCCTAGGCTGAGTTTTAAAAATATCCCCACCGCTGTTGGGATAAAAAATGAACACTATCAAAAGACCTTCCTGTGCCACTCTCCTTTGAATTGTTTCACAACAATTACATAGTCTCTGGGCGTACCCATTATAGTCCTTAACAGCAAATAGAGCCTACAAGTAGCTGTAGTCCTCAAATACTAAGTTCCCCACTCCGGGTTTGAACCAGAATCTCCTTCTTTAGAGGAAGGCGCAATGCATTATACTAATGGGGAAAACTCTATCTTGGCAACTAGTATAAGATAGAGAGTTATTCAACTACTTAATTCTCAGTTTCCTATACTGAAAATCAAATAGCTACGTTACTAACGTTCACTAAGAATATAGGTAGCTAATCCATATTCTTGCGACTGAGTTCGAGGTAGGAAATATACCCTTATGAGGTATCCTCTTATCAGCTAGCCTTATTAATCTAGCGGCTTATACCAGGCAACTTCTAATACAATTGCATAACATATAAAAATATGACATACATGGTCTACTTGTATGTCAGCAGTACTTTCATATATTGCTATAAGTGACCAATCTTATAGCTCAATCCTCCTTACTCATGAGATAAGTTTGCGAACTCTCATTTTCATTAATAGCAGTTATTTTCGGATATTGGGCTATCTGCGTAACCCCGCTTTTTGTTGCCTTTTTATAGGCTAATGTTAGAGTAAATAATCATTGTAGTATGAGTTATAAAACTCGTCCTACTGGCGATTTTTTGAAAACTGGAAAAAGTAGGAAAATCTGCCTTTGAGTTTGTGGAACATTCTTCTCCTTACTCTCCATATTTTCACGTGAAACATACACGATTTTACTAGAAATGATAGTCTTTCCTATCAGCCAGACATAAAAACTAAAACTACTACAAAAGTTAACTCGGTTTTGATTTTTTTTGTTTTGTTGTTGATTTCTCCGTTGACCAATGTTCCAATGATGGAGTTCATATGGGCATTTTATTTATACTCGTAATACCTTAGAGTTGCACGTTTGACTTATTTTAAATCTCGTTGTGCGCTGAGATTGACTCTAAGATTCGGTCACACTCTCACTTATTTATACACGAGAGAGTCGTGTTAATCTACAAAGACAATTCTTATTACTTTTGGGATGTCTTCTTCTGACTTTTGATAAGTCATAATCCATGCTTCAGAAGTTTTACAATAAACTCTGTCCGCTTTGAGATTTAACTTTTCTCCAGTCTTTGGGTCATAGATTGCTCCCCAGCTATACAAACACTTTCTCGTTCTGAACTTTTTTCTCGTGTCCATAACTACAAAGATTATTTGTATATAAAAGAAAGGGGATTTCTCCCCAATCTTTTACTCGTAATCCTCAACCTCAAGTTTGTAAGTTCTCTTGGTGTAAGCCGGAACTCCTCCGTGTGCCTCGATGTCTTCAGAGGTGATGCTCTTAACCACAAATGTTACTTTGTGGTCTATGCACCAAACAAGGAAATTTGCATTTTCCAAAGGAGTAGAACCAATAGCAGGAGCTTCGTCGTCGATAGTTACGCCAGCGAAGTGTTTAGCTCCGATTGATGCACCACTGTCAGTTGTGAAAGTGATAGGCACAAACCTTGCTTGTCCTTCTCTTTGTGTGTTGTTTGTCAATTCCATTTTGTTCATAGCAACAATCTGGAACTTATCGCCCTTCTTCAAGCCGACAACAACTGAACGTTCATTACCTTCCAAACCTAATGAGTTTACCACTGATTTAGCACGTTCTTCTACGCTGAGATTACTGTTCTTTAATTCTTCGAGTGTCATAATACTAAAAATTTTTAATTTGTTAATACTGTGAGTTACTTTTGTTTTTGTTTTAGTTTTATATCAATATACAGGGGGGGACTAAAGGGGTTGTGGACCGCCATAACAGTCTCTCATATAATTTTCGGAATCTAGGTAATTTTCACCTGTATATAAATTCCGAATTTATTAAACCCCCAGGGGGCTATTTATATAAAGTACCTGTACCCATTTGCGGATAACTAAATGAAATATGTATAATATTAGAATTAGAATTTTTTAACTTTGTATTTAACTTTTCAGAAGGTATTGTTGTATATAACTAAAAAAGAAACAATTATGATTACAGACTTAGAAACATTACTAAATTAGGACGAGTTTAAGAATCTCGTTGATGCAATTAATAAGAACTAGGAGTATTATCTATCAAGTAATGGTCTAACCATTAAAGCGGAATCTACAGATGATTCTTTATTCTTATTAATATCTTATGAGAGATAGAAAGAGGAAAGCTGTCTAGCTAATGAAGAAGTAGGCAAATTCCAGAAATACTTAGAATCTTTAGATGATGATTTATTTATAGATGTCTGCGAATATCTAGGGGAATCCGAACTAAATAAAATTCAAGAATGTTTGGAAAGTGGAAAATTGGAATCAGTAAGAGCTGGAATTACTAAATTCAGAATGGCATTATCTAATGTGGTAACTATGAAAATAGAACAACTGAAAGCATATGTATGAACAAATAGCTCAAATAAGAATACTCCTTGCTAATGTAAATGCAACCATGTAGGCTTTATTTCACGAAAACGAACAGCTAAGGAAAGAACTAGAGAAATTGGCAGCGGAGAATAAATCTCTAAAAGAGAAATAAATACTGCCCTATGGTGTAATGGTCAGCACAGATGACTCTAAATCATTTAGTCTGGGTTCGAATCCTAGTAGGGCAACGCCAAAATTAATAGTTATGATAAATTTAAATGAGAATTATGCTGTAACTCCAACAGGAGCTAAGACCCTTATTATTGAAGAGGGAGATGATTGGAATAAAGTTTGCGATAAGGTAGTTGGATGTAGATTTGATTACATATTTGTACCTCAAGAATTTGAGAATCAAGCCTGCTACTTTCTTCCACAAATAAGTATTCAAGGAAAGCAGATAGGTAAGATATGTACTTATAAAGTAGTGAAATGAAACAGTGTGCAGTCGTATTGAATGGTAATGATGTTGTCAAAGTTTCTAATTTAAAAAGAAAGTATGACAAAATAATGAGTAATCCCAATATGAAAATATTGGAGGAGTGTGATAAGGAAATGCTAGATGAGAAATACAACTACTGGAATAGAACATTAAATAGAAATATAGAAGAGGAGAAAAATGAGGAAGCAAAACTCCATCATTTTAGGAATCCAAAAACAGGTTGCACTATAGCAAGTATCTATCCAGATTTAGAGGAATGTAAATCATATATAAAAGACTGGATGGATTATGTTAAACTTGACTGATAAATACAATGAACTAACTAAGCCAAATTTAAAAGAGTTATCTGAAACTATACTCCTAGCAGCAGAATCTTTAATTGAGATTGTTGCAGAAGAAGGAAAACAAAATGAACAATGGTTTCTAGATTACCTAGATGAATTAAATAGACTAAGTGTAATATACTAAAATATATGGATAAAGAATTTAAATTTGAAGTCTTTATTAACGGTCAACTAATAAATATGATAAAAGCCGGATATTTAGAAAGTACACTTAGAAGTGTTCCGGAGAATAAATCATTACTGATTGATATATGGAATGTAGTTGACAATTCAGTTAGAAATCTAATTAAAAATGGACTATATAAAGACACTACACTAGAAAAAGCAATAATTGATAATACATTTGAGGGATATGATAGACTTTAAAAAGACATTGACAAACTTACATAATGAATTTCCAGAATTTGACTTGGATACATTATTTAAAATAGTAGATGCTATAGTAGAAACTTCTACTCCTACAATAACCATCCCAAGTGGTATTAGATAGCCATCAGATAAACCTTGGTGGGAGGATGGTATAAATAGAATCACTTGTACTTATGATACAAAGTATAATGTTAAATAAAAATAGGCGAACCTAATCTCTAGGCTCGCCTATTTTGTTATATAATATAGTACCAATCAGTTCTCTCCATGACTCCCTTTTCTCTAAGCTATTTATTATCTAAATGATAATCTCCGTTTCTGAAATTCAATTCCTTTTTAGAATAATCCCAATAAAAATATCCTCTCCATCCAGGAAGTAAGAGAGTACGACCTGTTGCCGCGTGTAAAGTTGCTTTGTTATAGTCCATGTTACTTTTTAAATATAAATAGTAAATATAGATATATTCTTAATACAATCTCTTTAATGCACTTAATAATGTTTTTCATCGTTTCTTAGTTTTAATAAATCCATAAGTTCCCTTCTTTAATCTAGTAGTAGGAATCCATCCATTATCTAGAATAGACCTATGTCCACTCGGTTTATGTATCTTAGCCCCATCTTCGTGTTTCCATTTAGAAGCATTTCTAGCAAAATTAGCTCGCTTCTTCTAAAGAGGGGTAGCGTTAGGATTGTTTAGTACATGCTTAGCGTGTTCTTGTACAGATTCTCCTGCTGCCTTGGCAGATGCTGTAAATTTGCCTCTGTTCTTCTCTTTAATGTGAATGCCCGACCCATTTTTGAAAATTGGACACCCAAATGTTGTAATTTTCTTACTGTTAGACATTTTTAATATAATGTATTATTTATTGATTTGTATCTTACAAAGAATATTAATATACTTGAAAAGTATCAAATAAATATAGATAAATGTGATAAATGATTAAATGAATTATGACTAATGGACAAAAGTAAAATTACAAAACAAAATGGGAACATAGCTTTTGAGGAAGAAGCTCATATTTATTATGATGTTACAAAGCCAGAGCAGAAGTTTATATCTGTAACGACTTTAATTCATTCTTTCACCCAACCATTTGATAAGGAGTTCTGGTCAGCATATAAAGCACTAGAGAAACTCTTACCTAAAGAAGATTGGGCTATAGAAAAAAAGTCTTTGTTGAACACTAAGAAATTTGATAAAGTTCTACTTGAACTTCATAACATTACAGAAGACGAGTTTAATAAAGAGCAACAAGCTATCTTAGATGCTTGGGATTTAGAGAATAGAAACTCATGCGAGAGGGGAACTAAAATCCATGCAGATTTGGAAAACTCTTTCTATAAAAAGAAACAGAACATAGACCTTAGTAAATATCAAATAGGTGGCAAGTTTGAGTGTATAAAAGACCACAATGAATTAGACTTAGAGAATGGTGTATATCCTGAGTATTTAATATCTAGAGTATCGGATGATGGAAAGCTAAGAATAGCAGGACAGATTGACTTATTAGTTAAAAGGGGAAATAAGATAATTATAGGAGACTGGAAGACCAATAAGAAAATAGAAACTAAGAGTTTCTTCAATTCTAAAACCAAAACTTCTGTTAAGATGAAATATCCTCTAAATAATTTAGATGATGTTAATTACTGGCACTATACTTTACAATTAAGTACTTATGCTTGGATGATTCAAAAGAAAAATCCAGAGTTTGAAATAGAGGATTTGGTTTTGGTACATTTCGATCATAATGACAATATGACAGTATATCACTTGCCATACCTAAAAGATGAGGTTATAAAAATGCTAGCCTTCTACAAGAAGGAATCTATATTGGCAGAAAATAAAAGAAAACGTCAACGTATTGAATATTAATTATGACACTAGAGGAAATAGAAGAAAGATTTGAGATATGTAGACGCTGCCCAATATGTGACCAAGATAATGGATTATGTAATGGGCATTTGTATCTAAATCCAAAGAATAATGATATAAGTATAAGCCCTAAAGAAGGGTATATAAAGGGATGTGGATGTTTACTAGAGAAGAAGATTCCAAACGAAAAGAAACATTGCCCAGCAGGGAAATGGTAATCTATGGAACTCCTATATTATATAAACCAGATAAGCATTATATACTTACTGTCCAAAATATAAACGAGAAGGAGGAAGAAGATATGATATGGAAATGGATTAAAGCAATATTTATTAAACCTTTAACAATATTGAAAAGTATATATTTCAATATATTCGGAATAAATCAAGATTTGGCAACCAAAAGATTAAAAATTTGTGACACTTGTTCCCATAAATTACAAACATCTGTTGGGGAAGTGTGCGATGAATGTGGTTGTATACTAGAGAATAAAACAAGAATTGAAGATGAACATTGTGATTTATGTAAATGGTAAAATGAATTATGGAAACTTTAAGAACAGAATTAAACAGTAACGAAAAACTAGCACTATCATTAACCGGAATGGAAGGTACGGGAGAACATTTTATTTTAAATGGAGAGGCTGCAGACCAAACATTATTAAGAGAAAAACAAGAGAAGTTTAATACCGCAGTAGATGAGTTAGAAGATAAATTCTCTAAACATAATCAGGCACTAGAGGATTACGCTAAATCATTATCTAACGATATGAATGGAGTTGAAATTATGCCGATGTATGGGTATGCATTAATTAAACCCTTTGAACAAAACCCATTCCAAAAAATAAAAACTACTAAAAGCGGTCTTATTACTGATTTAGGTGGATTTACTCCTACTTATAAATCTAATGAGACTGGAGAAATTGAAGAAGAGCAACAATTTATTAAGGTAGGAACTGTGATAGAAGTAGGACATAAGTGTGAGTTCTTGAAGCCTGGAGATATTGTATTTTATACAATAGCTAGTGAATGTATGGTTCCATTCTATAAACTAGGATTTGTAGTAGTTAATGAGAATAGAATCATGGCTGTAGTTAATGAGAAACTAACTGAAAGAAGAGACGAATTGAAGCATGGAAACAATTGATGAAAAAGTTTATTTTAAGCCTGGGGATTGTGTTACTTTACGGTAGTGTAAAGTAATGCACTCTCCAGTTATGCTTGTTCTAAGAAGAGAAGCAGCTTTATTTAAAGATAACCAAGGATTACGAGGACTAAGATGTAGATGGTTTACTGATTCTGGATTAATGCAGGAAGCAGTATTTAATACAAAGGATTTAATTAAAGTAGAAGAGTAATGGCTAATTAGGAAGAATTACAGAAAGCATTCATGGCATACTTGATACAAGATGCCCAAGCACAAGGGATACAACTACAATCAGAGCAAGATTTATAGGCTTACGCTGAGTAGCTTGGAGAAGATGGAATCAAAGCCAAGTATCAAGAATTTATGTAGAAGATGCAAGGCGGAGTTATGGCTAGACTTGGAGCTAAACTAGAATACTATAAAAAATTAAAAGGAGTATGCCCAGAAGGAGAGGAACTTGTTTATTTTAAACAGGGAGGAAGAATCTGCAAAGCTTGCCAAAAAGCATAGAAAGGAACTAAGGTTACTAAGAAAGCTAATGAAGTTGACAAGTTCAAGGCTGGAAGAGCTTAGTATAAAAAGGATATGAAATCTGCAAAGGATGAAGCATCCAGAGATTCTGTATCTATTAATAAATATAATGACTAGGAGGTCATGGCAAATAGAGGACACAAGGGAAACTTTAAAAATGGAAAATGGGTTCCAGATAGAACAAAGTATGCTAAGAAAGATGCTTGTGGTTCTAAAATGAAAGTAAGTAAATGCGGTTCTAAAATGAAATAAAAAGATTAAAGATGTTAATGTTAATGATTGATGAGTATGAATGTATTTAATTATAACACTTTAACTAAATAGTTAGAAATAAATGAACCAGAGCTTCTTCTAGTTAAAGAGTTTAAGGCTTTGATACAGAGGGATAAATCTGTTGACAAGGAACGAGTAACTAGAGAATTATCTTACATTTATCTAGCTATTGATTGGAAGAGTCCCTATAGCCAATATTCAGAACATGAAAGACATGATGAAGCTATTAGTGACTCTGGACTATCTGAATCCGAATTTAATGACCCGTTATTCAGGGAAGCCTGTAGAAAATACCGAGCATTGTAGGATTCTAACAAATCAATAAAACTTCTAGAAGCAGCTAAAAGAGCAGCTGACTAGTTTATTGATTATTTTGATACTATAGTAGATTTAAATGAACGTGATAATAATGGCAAACCCGTCTTTCAAGCTGAAAAGGTAATGAAAGAAATGGCTACTCTTCATAAAGTTCATGAAGAATTAGTAACACTAGAAGAGCAGGTTAAGAAAGAGCTTACAGAACAATCTACTGTAAGAGGTGGAGCTACAGACGGCTTTGACCCAGGAGACTTTTAATTATGCCTAGAAAGAAAAAAATATTACCTGAAGAAATCTAGAATATAGTAGATTAGGTAAGAGAGAAAGAACAAAAAGAGGATGCCAAAGAAGCTAGAGAACTAGTATAGAAGATAAGAGAGGAAAGAGGCAAAAATGCTGATTATTGGGATGTAAAAAGAGGAGATAAGATAGAGGTATTTGACCCTACTTTATCTTATGAAATAACTGGATATAGACCAATAGATGAAACACATGGTCTTGATTTCGACCCAGATTGGTTTACTGAGACCAGAGAAGTATATAGAAAAACTGGAAAGTATTGTCCATATCTAAAAGATAGTAAGAGATATAATGAGTTTTGGAAGGAATAGTATAGAAGATGTAAATATGGAATGACTGTTAATGGTTATACAATTACTGGAGATAACTATTTCTTCCTAAACTTCTACTAGCTTCCTATTATTGATGATAACAAGGCATCTGGAGAAGGAACAAGTAGTGACTTTCCTATATTTTTCGCATCTCATTATATGTTCTTTCATTATCTATAGATGGCTAGAGTTCTGCATAAACACGCAGCTCTTATGAAAGCTCGTTCTATTGGATTCTCTGAAATAAATGCATCCTTATCTGCAAGAATGTATTCAGTAATCAGAAGAAGCAGAGTAATGATTACCTGTTTTAATGATACCTTCCTTAAAGGTACTTTTAGTAAGTTTGATAATGCTTTAACATTCTTGAATACTTGTACAGGAGGAGGATTCTTCAAACTACGTTTGATTGACCAAGACTTAAGAAAGAAGTCCGGTAAACAGATTAAGGTAAACGGACAGTTTGAGGATGTTGGATTTAAATCGGAAGTAGTTGGAATAAACGGAGCTAAGGCATCTAATATTCGTGGAGACCGTGTTGACTTATTAATATATGATGAAGCAGGATCTTGGCCTGGACTAGATACTGCTGTAGTGTAGGGACAAGAGCTTTGTGAAGTTCAAGGTAAACCTCGTGGAACAATGTTATTTGGAGGTACTGGTGGTGATATGGGCGCTCCATTAGCAGGTCTTAAGAAGATATATTATAATCCAAAAGCTTACAAAGTTCTTCCATTTAGACATAATTATACCCAGGATGGGACTACTATTGAAAGTGGGTTCTTCATTCCATATTTTGTCTAGTCTCTAAATTCAGAATACATGGACCATAGAGGTGTATGTAATACAGTAGAATATAAGAAGTATCTATAGGAAGAGCGCGACAATTTATTAGCAGTTCCAGATGACTATCTAAAGAAGTGTGCTGAACGATGTTGGAATGCAGAAGAAGCATTTAATCTTGAAGGTGTTAACAAGTTCAACAAGATTCTTATTGCGGACCAGTTAGCTAATATAAGACTTAAGAAAATAGGACCAAGACCAGAATCTGGATACATAGACTATTTCTATAAAAATAATAAACACACCTAGGATAATATAGATGGTTTTAAATGGATTCCTAATATTAACGGAAAAGTAAAAATACTTGAACATCCTGTATGGTCTGATTTGTATAAAGAGTAGATGGATAAACTTAGATAGGAAGCCGAGGAAAGGGGAGAAGAATTTGAATCTCCAGCGTACAAAGAAATGCATGATTTATATGTTGCAGGAATAGACGGTATTGATATAGGAGCTAGTCAAACTTCAAAAGAAACAAGAGATCCTTCTGATTTCTGTATAACTATAAAAAGAAGAGCATTTGGTCTAAACGAACCGTAGTATGTTGCTATGTATAAAGACAGACCTAATGACATTAGAGAAGCCTATAAAATAGCTATGTGTTTAGCTAGATACTATAATTGTAGAATAAACATAGAAGCTACCCGTGTAGGTATGATTACCTGGGCTAGAGAAAAGGGTTGTTTAAACTACTTTATGAAAAGACCTAGAGCTACTCTAACAGACGTCAAGAATGGAACTACTAAATAGTACGGAACACCCGCTACCAAAACTATTATAGAACAACATACTGATTTGACAGCAGCCTTTATTGAGGATTTCTGTCATACTATATGGTTTGAAGAAATGTTAGACCAATTTACTGGATATAATGATGAGAATAAAGGTAAATTCGATATTGTAGCAGCTGTGGGAATGACAGAATTGGCAGACTAGGAATTGTCAGGAAGATAGCCAGTGCTTGTTGAAAAAGAAGTTGAACAATTCCAAGATTATGGTTATTATTACGACGAGAGAGGAATCAAAAGATTTGGGGTTATACCAACTTCTAAGACTTTTGAAACTAACATACAAAAAAATGAATACGATGACCCATACAGAATTGAAACAAGTGATCCTAGGTTATATGAGAGACTTGTACAAAATGGAATACGTAGGTGGGCTTGAAATTCAGAACCTAGATCCAGTTGGTTATAAGGTATCGTTTAACTTTGATAGGTCAGAGATGCCTTTAGTCATTATAGCTGATTTACCTGATGAAGAATTTCTCCCATTTATAAAGGAAGAATTAAGAAGTAGGAAGTTACAAAGAGTTAAATACTATAATGCAACTAAACTTCCTCCAGAACAGCATAATTTATGTTATGAAAGAAAAAGAACTGATAGACAAGACGAACGAGGCTATTGCGGAGCTTGTATATGATAAATACGAATTATAGAAAGCCTATAATTACTATAACGGAAAGAGAGACCCAGAATAGTTTCGTTACCTGGAAGAAAACTTCGGAATAGGTAGTCCTACTTCTGTAGAATTTACACCATTACTAAAAAAGCATGTAGATGCTCTAGTAGGAGAATATCTAGGAACCCCTATCCTTCCGAAGATTTCTTGTAAGGATTCAGATACCATTAGTAATATCACTAGAGAAAAATAGTTAGAAATAACTAAAGGAATAGTTAAATTTCTTAGAGACCATTTAAGTAATTCTATTCTGAAATTTATCGACGGAAAAGATATTACAGATAAAGCCGTGAAGACTTAGTTAGATAAAATTATTCAAGACATTGATTAGTCTTTTATTTCTCAATATGAGATAGCTGCATAGAATATTATTCATTATATTATGCAGTCTAGAGAAACCGATTTAATAACTAAACTCCGATAGTTACTTACAGATTTATTAATTACTGGCTATACATTTTTCAGAGTAAAATCATCATCTTCTGGAACTAACATAGAAATAGAAGTTCTGAATCCTTTAAATACTTTCGTAGATAGGAATCCAGAATCTCCATATGTTAGAAATTCGTATAGAGTTGTGGTTAGAAAATGGATGAGTAAAAGCTAGATATTAGCTAAATACGGAAAAGAAATCTCTAGAGAAGATTTGAAAAGACTAAAAGATGAATGGAGAGCTGATGATTCAGCTGCAGTTTATAGAAGAGTTTATGGTGACACTTGTACTATAGTAAACGAAGATTAGAATCATGAAACTATTCCTGGATATCCAGATAATGAATATAGTGCTCATAGATTTTAGTTAATTCCTGTTTATGATGTAGAGTGGATAGAAACTGATGACGATTTTGTAATGTAGAGATACAATACCATTAGAATTGGAGAAGAAATATATATTCTGAGAGGTCTAGACAAGACTGTTATGAGGTCGAAAGATAATCCTAATTTCTGCTCTTTGTCTGTGAATGGGGTATATTTCTTAAATCGTTCCCAACAACCGTACTCTCTGATATTAAAGTGTGCACATCTACAGGATAGATATGACTTGTTAAATTATTATAGGGACAACCTGATAGCTAACAGCGGTACTGCTGGAGTAATCATGGATATGTCATTGCTTCCTACTAACCTAGGCGTAAAATGGCCAGAAAGAGTGTAGAAATGGTTAGCATACAAGAAGGGTGGTATCATGTGGATTGATTCCACTTAGGAGGGAAGAAATGATGGAGCGCAAGCACCTAACTAGATATACAATGGATTTGATGATACCTTAAAAGCTTAGGCTGTATAGGCTATTGAATTAGCAATTCAATCAGTAGAACAAACTACATCATCTATAACTGGAGTATTTAGAGAAAGATTAAATGGAATAGAAACTCACGATGCTGTAACTAATATTAAGCAAGGTGTTACTAACTCTTACATAGTAACCAAGCATTATTTCTAGTAGATGGACCTAATCACTTGTGAGATATTATTGGATAGTCTAAACTAGGCTAAAATAACATATAAGAAAGGATTGACTGGTACTATTATACTTGGAGATAAATACTAGCAGATATTTACAGCGCTTCCAGAGTATTTTACGGTTACTGATTATGACATCCATATAACTTCTAGCTCTGAAGTAATGGAAGATTTACAAACTATTAAAGCTATTATTCCAGAGTTTGTTAAAAGTCAGCAAATGGATCCTGACATCATATTTGAAGCACTAACTGCTAAGAGTCTTACAGACCTTAAATATAAGGTTAAGAAAGCAGTATAGATTCGTAAAGAAGAAAACAATTAGCTATAGCAGCTATAGGAAAAACTGGAAGAAACTTCACAATAGGCACAGCAGTTACAGCAAGAACTATAGAAAGCTTAGTAGAAGATAGAAAGTTTGGATGAATAGAGATTAGGATTAGAGTAGCAGAAAATGTAGTTAGAATATAAAGTTAACTGGCTCAAAGCTCAATCTGATTCTACATATAAAGATAGACAAATGGATATAGAAGAAAAGAGAACTGAAATAGAGTTAGCTTAGCTTCATGATGGAAATCCATATAATGACAAAATAAGACAAATACATTAATATGGCAACTGGAACAATTGTATATAATAAGGATTAGCAATAGATTTATCCTATTTCAGATGGTTCAGTAATTATTAGTAATGCTTCTGGTTCCAAATCAAATGTGGAAGAAGATTTAAAGAAACTATTTAAATAGGTGTCAGATCTTTCTGGTTCTAGTGAAGCGGTAAATAATATTATTATTAAGATTCATTACTTACCTGCTGATACTGCTGAAGAATCTGAGATAAAATTATCTACTAAATAGTGGACTGATACTTTTGAACTTCCAACTGAAGAGAATCCATACATCTGGAAAAGAACTAAATTTACTTTCTAGGGAGCTGACGAATCTCAGGGAACTACTATTTATGAGATTGTGGCAAGCGATGTTTCTACTATTATCTAGAATATATACACTAGAACTGAGGGAATAACTCCAGTTATTGAGTATAAGCAGAAAACAGATGAGGATGGAAATCCTCTATATGTAGATTTAGAAGGACATGAAACAACGACTGTTACTCCAACTAAGGCATATGACTATAATTATTATTGGAATGGGAAACCAGCTGGTAAATTAAATAGTCTACCACCGACTCCTGAAGGTTAGTCATATACATGGACAGACTATCCTCAAGATATTAGTTTATCATTTAGTTCAGTTTTTATGTCTAGACGTATACGACAAGAAGGTAAGTGGAAACCATTTTCTACTCCTGCTCAATATGGTCAATGGCCTACTACTGAGTCTTAATTATTATAATATGGAATTTAGTATTGATATACATACCCAGATTAACGGGGAAATAACTATTGAAGACTTTTCAAAGGAATATGGATAGTATATTGATGAAGATTTAGAGGTAGTAACTTCCTATGATTCTTATAAGTATAGTGAAAGTGCTACCCTAAATACTATCATAAAAGTTAGTATAGGAGATGCTACTTTGATAGACGTACTTCTCAATGACCATACAGAGGATTTAGACTCTTGTACATTTAAGGTGAAAGAAGATGGATATTATGTAGTAGACCACATAATTCTTCCTAATATGAAATGGTATGAAAATTCATCTGATGAATACAAGGAGTATTATGAAACTATCTATATAACTGATGGAGAGAAACTATATAAAGAAGTAGATGGAGAGCTAGAGGAATGTACTGTAAAAGAAATCCTTGAGAGAAATATAGAAGGAACTACTATCAAAAAATGTAAGGTAGATGTATTCTTTACAGGAAATCTGCAATAGTGTTATATTAACTACTGTAAGAAACTCTTTGACTCTTTATTAAATAAGTGTCTAACTAGAGAACATGATGCAGATATATTTGCAAGAGATTTTATCTGGATGACACTTAACATTATAGATTATTTAATAGGCTTTAAACAATTCATGGAAGCTGAAAGATTGTTAGCAATGTTCCGCACTTGCGGTGGATTCTGTGACAATCACCATGAACATAAACGTATAGGTTGTGGATGCTCTTAAAAGAAAGGCTATTAAAAGGTATGAGGATTTCCTTAAAAGGGTTAGAAAGGGATATAGACCAGATTATTAGGATATTTTGAATCTAATTTGTTTTATTAACCTACCCGTAAAATTAGATAATCACGAATTTATTAAATAGCAATTATTGAATCATAATGATACAGCCTATTTATACTTCGGTAAGCAATGCTGATATAAAGCCTTGTGGAAAGAAAGGACATTTAATAAAAAGTGAACCTATACCTCTCCTAAGAAACAACTATCTTGGAGAATATAGAACTGAATTAGAAAGAGCTAAGGTTAGAAAGAATCTAGGTATCGCTGATGAGTAGAGTCTTCTTTGGGGAAATATAGAAGGAACTATAGAAGCCTAGAAAGATTTAGTATAGTACATAGAATAGAAATGGACTTATACTAGTGATGTTGCAGAGAATATCAATACTGTAAAAGATGCCTTAGATTATGCTTTATTCTTTATAAGTTAGTACGAAGCTAATACAGAAGAAATAGAGGAAATAAAAGTTGATATAAGTAATATCAGAACTTCTATTACTGTACTTAAGGAAGAACTTGAAGAAGAAATTGAATCTAACAGAACTGGCATAAACAATCTTTCTGAGAAAATAACCTAGATTAATGAGGCAATAGAGGATATTAATGAGTCTATCAAAAATATAGATGTTGACAAAAACATCTAGAATTGGATAACTAATAGTCTAAGAAACTCCAAAACCATAGAAATAAAGGATGATAATACTCTAGAAGTAATTCTATCTTAGTAGGAGGATAATGCAATACATCTGATTCAGTAGGAAATTCCTCCAGTAGAGGAGGAAGGAGAACCTTCCACAGTAGTTCTACCTGGAATATATGTAAAAGACCTGGAACCATCTCTAACAGAGGTAAAGGAAGAAGTTAAGGGAGTATAGGAAGCTTAGAAGAACACTGATTCTAAAGTAGATTCTAATACTGAGAATATCACAAATATATAGACAAGTTTAGAAACTATAGCTACTTATCAAACTGAACTTCCAGATGATACTACTTCTACTGTTATTCAAGGAACTACAGTTGAAAAATTGAAAGGAAAGCCGTTTAATGAGATTATAGACACTCTATTATTTCCTACTGTTGTTAGAGATTTGGTTTATCCTTAGTTGTATTATAGCTTCACCTCTTAGATTGTGGAGGTAGGATCCGCTTTACTTACCCCTACTTTAACATTTATAAAAAATGATGCTGGAGAGGAAACTGGTAGAGAAGAAACTATTACCTATAATGATTCTCCTGTAGAATCTGAAACATATGATTCTATCGGTGTTTATGTGCATTCTGGTACCGTAAATTATGCTGCTGGAGAATATCTTATTAACAACAAGGGAGAGGTTACAGACAAGAGGGTGGAGGCTGGTTCAATATCAACTACAGCATAGGTGACTGCTACCTACCCTTGGTATTCTGGTAATACAGATAGTTTAATCAAATAGAGTCTTGTTCCATTTGGACAATCTTCTGGAATTATTACATTTTCATTAAGTGGAAAGGCTATTATAAAATTACCTGGAAGTAATACTTAGCTAAATTCATTTACAGTAGATGGAGGACTAGGATACCTAAATGTTGATTTAAGTGGATGGGAAACTTCTACTGAATAGATAAATGGATTTCCTTATAAAGTATGGACTAAGAAGGATACTTATTCTTCAGCATTGCCTCATCAAATTAACTTTACTTTATCACAATAATGGCATTTAAATATACAGGTGATGCTACATTAGGTGTTGCTTTAACCGTAGAAACTCCTAAACCTCTTGATAATAGAACAGTAGTCGATAATTTAGACGAATTATATTCTATTCCGGAGAAATATGCTTATCAAGGCATGACCGTTTCAAATATAGATAACGGAAATATTTATATGCTAGTAGATAAGTCTAAGATTAAATACAAAGAAGGTTGGAAAGCTTCTTATGAATCTATTTAGATAATCACCTGTACAGAGGCTGAATATAAGGAATGGTCTAAAAATACCACAGAAGATTTTAAACCTATAGACGAAGATAAAACATATCTTCATGCAGAAACATATTATTATATATATGAAGACAGCCTAGATGATGATTAGTTTTACTTATCAGCAGAATGGGGTAAAAAGATAGAGGAATAGTTGAAATAGAAAGCTCTAAATACTACTGTCGTACAGATTAGAACGGATTTAGACTAGACAATCTCTAACCTTTCCAAGTATGCTACCCTTGAAGAGTTAACTGAGAATTATGCCCCTAAAACTGATCTAGATTTAGAGGACCCAGAGTCCTTGTTATCTAAAGCCTTATCTAACCATTATACTAAGGAAGAAACTGATGACATATTTGTTACCAAAGAAAGTCTTAGAGGAGAAGGAATGGAAGGAGATGATTTTGTCTTTGTTACAAAGAAATAGTATGACGAAGACCAATAGGCTATTCAAGATGAGCTAGATAAGACTTTAAAGGTAGATGGGAATGGTTCCTTAGAAAGCATCACTGTTGGATAGATAAAATCTCCTGTAGTAGAGGGAGAGAGCTAGCTAGTAGTAGACGTTAGGTCTGAAGGATTATTTATAGGTGAAGATTAGATTGCTACTGAATCGGATATTCCGAACTTAGTAACATTAACTGAAGAAGAGTATCTAAAGTTAGTAGAGGAAGGGACGGTAGAGCCTGATACATATTACTATGTATATGACGTCACAAATGATGCAAAGGTTTATATTACTAAGGAATATTTGGATTAGAATTATCATACTACCAATCAATATCAGTCCTGGGTTGCTACAAATTATTACTCCAAGAAGTAGATTGATGAAATAGTTCAAGGTTTGCAAAAACTTGGAAACTACGTTACTACAGAAGATATTAAGGCTTATTATACTATTTAGCAGGTTGATGACAAATTTCTTACTAAGGAAAATGCTCAGTCTACTTATGCTACTCAATAGTCATTATCTGATTTATCAGATTAGATAGCCGAAGATTACGTAACAAAAGAAAGTTTAAGGGGAGACTCTCCTGAAACCGGAGATGATGATTTCATATTTGTTACCTAGAAAAAATATCAGGATGATTAGGCTGCTGCTGCTAAAGAATTTAGCACTGAGCTTTTGAAATCTACATCAGTAGAAACTTCTGATATTACTATTTAGAAAATTGGAGAAAAAGAAGTACAATAGGGAACAACTGGAGAACCTTTTGAGGAAACAGGAACTGAGCAAGTTATTGAGAGTTCTGTTAAACTTACCACAGAAGATAACAGGCTATTTGCTGGAGGCAAGCAAGTTGCTATTACTGAAGAAGTACCAAAACTTGTATGCTTACCACAAGCTGATTATGATGACCTAGTTGAGAATAGTAAGACTGAAGAAGATACTTATTATTGCACCTATGGAGAAAAAGATTTACAAGATACTGGATATGTTAGGAGCGAATATCTTATAGAGAGATACTACACCAAAGCTGAGGTAGAAGAACTAATTAGCTAGGCCGTAGCCGAATTGTAGAAAAAGATAGACGCTTTATAGCCAGGTTCTAGTGTAGAGGTAGATGGAGAAAATGAACAATTAATATTTTAAACAATATGGGAACAATTTATATTGAAGGACAGTTTAAGAGTTCTGCCAAACCAGTAAAAGTTGTTGGAGGAAGTATAGGAGGAGGCTCTGGAGTAGACTAGGAAGTTCTCAAGAACTATGCTACTAAAGCAGAATTGTAGAAGGCTGTTGAGGACCTAACTGCTTCCATAGAGGGAATAGATCACGATGTAGTTGATGAAACTTTAATAATACAATGATATGGCAGCAATCAAATCTATAAAGGTTGGAGAAACCGTATATGACTTAAAGGCTACCTATGATGGCTCTGGAAATGTTATAGATTAGACATATGCAAAATCTAGTGCCATTCCAACTAAAGTGTCTTAGTTATAGAATGATGAAAATTATTTAAAGGAACACTAGGATATAAGCGGTTTAGCTACTAAAACGGAGTTGGAAAGTAAGGTAGATAAAGAATTAGGAAAAGGACTTTCTGAAGCTAATTACACAGAAACTGAAAAACAGAAACTTAGTGGTATTGCAGATAATGCAAATAATTATGTACACCCAACTACTTCTGGAAATAAACACATACCTGCTGGAGGAGCACTTGGATAGATTTTAACCTTTTCTGAAGATGGGACTGCATAGTGGGCAGATACTAGTACTAAGTTAGAGAAACAATTTAATGCTCTTAATACTGCTTGGGAAGAATTACAAAAAAAACAATAGAGTCTAAGCAAACAAGTCACAGAGTTAAGCAGTAACGTAGACTTATACTCTTATGGAGTAGAATGGGATATTACCGTATCTTCTCCTATCCTTACTAGAATAGGAAACCCACTATTACATAAATCCCTCCCTATCTAGTCCGCTTACAGAGGATGTGTAGCAAATAACGGTGTGGTAAATTACTATTTATATCCGGATGATTGGGCTTACAAAGAAGATGGAAGTACTCCTTCTGTGCTCGATGGAACTGATGGAACTGTAAGAGTCCACACTCCTAAATTTTATGGTAAATCAGGCTCTAATGGAAATAAAAGATGGGTTAGAATTTCTCTAGTAAAGCTTGATGATTCATGGATAGAAATACCAGAACTATTAATTGACGCATATAGAAATACCGTTGATAATACTGTGTCAGCAACCCCTAAAGCTGTGTCTGTGGTCAATACTACAGAAGCATTTAGAGGTGGTGGAAATAGAGCACAATTCGATGGGTATCTAACTACTGAACTTGAGACCAAAGATGCTTTTAGAAGCGATTTAGGAAAACCTAGAACTAATGTTTCTAGAGCTAATATGAGAACTTATGCTACAAATGCAGGTTCTGAATTATTATGCTATGAATATTATAAATGGATATTCTACTGGAACTATGTAATAGAATATGCTAACTTTAACTCTCAGGCTGCATATAATGCCGAGCTTACTTCTGATGGTTATCGTCAAGGAGGACTTGGTCCTGGAGTTACAGACTGGAGTAACTCTGCTACAAGTTGGTCTGGATATAATGGAACCTATCCTCTTACTCCATGTGGTTACTGTAACGATATTGGTAACTTTACTGGAATCAAAGATTTAGTTATTCCAGAGTGTACTGCAACAAACGGAACAGATACAGTAGCGACTAAGACATTTAAAGTTCCAAGATGGAGAGGTTTTGATAATCCATTTGGAGATATTTGGACTAACCTGGACGGAGTAGTTATAGTGAGAGCAGCTGCTAATGAGATTAGCACTGTCTATACAACTACTAACGTATCGGAATTTACCGACGTAGTTGGAGAGAAAACCGTTGCAGGATACGAAGTAGCATCTGATGGTTATATTAAGGCATTTGACTTAGGTGAAACCGCTGAAATAATTCCATCCGCTGTTGGAGGAAGTGCTACTACTTATATTTGCGATTACCATTACTGCAACGCAAGAAGCACAGCGCTTCGCACGCTGCTGGTGGGCGGCAGCGCGGGTAATGGCGGCTATGCGGGTCTCGGCTATTTCCATTCTAGCTATGACGTCGGCGGTGCCGATTCCATTGTCGGGTTCAGGACTCTGAATAGAGTATCTTAAGATATACAATATAAAAATCGATTTAGATGATAAATCGTAGGATATTACTTCTAAAAACCGTTGATTGGCAAAAAAGTACTGCTAGTAGGCAGCAACGCGAATAATGGCGGCAATGCGGGTCTCAGCTATTTCAATTCTAACAATGACGTCAGCAATGCCAATTCCAATGTCGAGTTATTATATATTTAGAAACATTTTATTATTTTTTTTTAGTTTGCTAAGTAATATCCTTGCCTCTAGGCAAAAGATAACGTAGTGTTGAATGAAGGGTGTTAGTAGGTTAATT